CTTGTCATTTAAGTTTCACCTACTTGCCCAGATTTTTCTATGCAGAACAAGATTGAGGTTGAAGGTCATTCTAGAAGGCATTCTGTTTCAACCAAACAAAATCTTTAAAGTCTTCAAGACTTAGTGACTGCTAATGACTTAAATCTCCTTTATTATTCTGCATAGAAAAATCTGGGCAAGTAGGTGAAACTTAACTAGAAGAGTCATGGCAAATGGACCGATGCTGACAGAAGAAGCGGTCAATACCCTTCTTGAGACACAAATGAAACAGGATGGCACAAGCACGTCTCCAAAGTACTTTGACCCTGTGAGCAAGTTGAATGGAGCTGTGAGATGTCCAGTTGTAGATGACATGGATGATGGAGTAGAGACAAAGATTGGAAGTGTCACATACTTCTATTCATTCAACATCCCCTCTAAGTACCAAGCTGGTGATCTCTTCTTTGACATGGACATTGTCAAAAAAGCAAAAGAAAGAAAGACTGCTGGATCTCTTGTCTTGACTTTCTCTTACTCTGCTTCTACAGCAGCAACTAAAGGAGATTCAATCACAGTGTGCATCATTGCTTCACAGTCACAAAGCCAAGGCAGCTTGTGCACATCATTGACGCTCCCAGCAAATAACAGCTCTGTCACATGGACAATATACCAAGACGAGATTGATGACTTGAATGATGGCCATATCACTGGCCTCTCTGACTTTGACCAACTTGAGTGCTATGGCCCAAGCAACAAGTATCAGGCACAAGCTCAATTGCAGCTCACCAACAACACAAGCAATTCAGTCACTGTCAGGATTGTGAAGAATGCAACAACATACTCAGCAACTTTGCAAGTCACCAATGACTACAGCTACACAGTCACTTACAATGTTGAGTGGTCTTCTGGTGCATCATATGGCAATGAAGTGCAAGCTGGAAAGACTTCAAGCTTCACAGTCAACATGAGCTCATCTTCAGAGAGTGGCACTGTCACGTTCTACAATGGGAACACACACCTCATAGATGAAGATTGGTCTGGTACATTCACATCAGGCAAGACAACAAAGATACAGATAGGCTAGACTAAGCTAGAGGTTGTCAAAGGCAAAAGAAAAGAGCATGCAATGCATGCTCTTTTCTTGATCTACAACAGAGCAACTTGCTCCTAAAGCGTATTCCATACAAGGCCTTCAGTCACGACATAGTCTGCATAGTCCTTCACAGCTTTTGCAGTAGCAATGCCAGTCCTGCCATTTGCAACATCGGTGCTAGAGTCAACATAAGTTGCAGACACAACGACAGCACCATCAGTATTCTCAGCAGAGATGTACTGGTTATCACCTGCAACACTCACTACAGGAAGAGCTACACGATTGACACTAATGATACCATCAACTTCACCGACAAATGACACATAATAGTTCTCAATACTGGTGTCAACATAGTCAAGATTTGAGATCTTATCATCAATCTCATCAATGTCGATGAGGTCAGTGACATTGACAGAGACGACATCACCATTAGAATTGGCAATAGTGAGGTCGATGTAAGTAGAGCCATCAGAGTGAGTGTTGACCTCACCTTTCTTGACAACCATGTCTTTAGGGATGTTGATCACACCAGCAGTCTTAGTGCCTTGAGTGATTGTGTAGACGGCTGCATAGTCGTTGGAATTTTCATCCTTTGTTATTGTGATAGAAGCATCAACTGCTGCATTAGCAAGGCGGGTAGAGATGTCAATGAGAGAGGCATCTACAGTCTCATAGACATATGTAGAGAGGTCAACTACAGTTGCTTCATCTGCAACAAGAGATGCATCTACCTTGCCAAGGCTTGTCTCAATTGCATTGACACTTGTGTCAAGCTTTCCAATGCTGCCGTCAACTACATCAAGGTGAGAGTTTATCTTGTCAAACTCAGCCTTAGAAGTGGGGTAGAAGCTGACAGAAGAGTTCACTACATTGCCATTGGCATCTACAGTCGTGAGAGTGAGCACCTTAGTAGAAGAGTCATCTGCTGTAGAGAGGACAGCATCAAACACATTGGAGGTGTAAAGCCTGCCAGTTCCATCTTTCACCTGGCCATAAACCCTAGCACCATTTCCATCAGTGAGAGCAAGATAATAAAGGCCATTAACATTAGGAGAAGATTGTGGATAATTAGCAAACGCACCTTTATAAAATTTTACTTGTGCCATTCAAAATAACTTTAATTTTAATATTTATTAGACAATAGGAAAGAAAAGCTGAAGCAAATGCAATGACAGTCATCTTCTTGATAAATTTAATGAGTTAAAATTTCTCTTTTTAGAATGATGTCTGTCATGAAGCATATAGATGAAAAAGTTCTTGGAAGGGCTGAAGGTAATGAATTGTACACCAAGATAGATGATGCAATTATCAAAGAAGAAGCCATTGCCAAGAACATCGTGCAAGTGAACAAAGAGTCTTGCTGCGTCAAGAGTGACTACACCCATGATCATCCAGCACAGATTTGGCTATATGGCAAAGATGAGAAGCACAACCCTACACACCTTGTCAATGAGCCAAAGTATTGGAGGCTTGAAGGTGATGACATGTATCTAGACACCAAAGACCCAGGAGACTTGTTGAACATCCAAGTGTCTGGATATTATTATGGTCCAGTGAAAGTCGGGAACATAGCTGGTTCATACAAGATCAACTTTGTTGACCATAGCTTCACGCCTGGGAGGAGAGACTTCATAGTGAGGTTGAAAGATGTGTTGAGGTGGCTTCCACAGCATGCAGAGCAGCTCACTGTCAGCTTTGGGAATCTCAAGTACTACCAAGTTGGGTTGCAATCTAAAGATGTCTTGGAGCTGTTCAAGAGCATCTCAGAGCGCTGCACAACTGTCACATTCTTTGGGCTTGGGCCAACCATCAAGAGGTCAGCTGTGCTGAGGAAGAAGATGGAAGCAATCTACAACAGCATGGAGAATCCAAGCAACATCCCATTTGAATGGTGAATAGACAGAGGAGACAAGTCCATGCTGATCGATGCAAAAATGCTAGCATAAAAAGATGACACTGAATGAGAAGATACTTTCAAGCAATCCAACACAAAGTGCTTATGGCAAGATAGACAATGAGATAAAGAGAGATGAAGTGAGGAAGGAGCTTGATGCATGCAATTGGCAAGGCATGTTGAAATTCATGGGGGTCAAGCAAGCAATCATATTCCCACCATATGAGTCTAATCCAAACCCAGAGAAGAACAGCATCATCATACAAGACAATGCAAGAATAACATCTCTGGAAGGATATTTAAAGATAACTATATTCATACCAGAGTTCATCAGAGACTACCACATAAGAGTGGGGGAAGTTGATGAGTATGAGTTGGCTTGCAGAGAGAAGTGGTATTCAAATGAGATAGTGTGTGGGTGTCCAGGCAAGCGATTGCATGGAGATGAGCTGCTTGTAGAGATGTTCCCAGAGCATGCAAAGATGTTCACCCTCAGGATTCCTGGTGCAGCGGTGGTCTTTGATGAGAGGCAGCTCTTGCAGGTCTTCAAAGAAGCTGTCAAGTGCTCAGACATGACTAGGTTCAGTGACATGGCAGAGCATCTTGAGAGATTGTGGAGAGCATGGCCGGAGATGAAAGAATGCTTTGAAGCTGTCTGGAATGACAATAGAGCCAATATCAAAGGCAAATTCATGATAGACTTCTTTAGATACAGCTCACCAATGATAGACTGGAAGCCATATCTTGAGAAGTATGGCATTGACAAGCTTCAGTAGCTAAGATCTTGTAGATGCAGTCCAAGTCTGCGCTGTACCAGATATCATACTCCGCATTTCATACCATAGATTGTGTGTAGCAACCCTATTTTGTGTTTGTACACCTCCAGTAGCAACTACATAGATAGCACCATATGTCTGTTGGCTATCTGATGGGCTGCTTTCGGTTGCGAAGTTAGACCAAGTGAGTCCAGAGACAGACACCCCACTCTTCAATTCAGCTCCAGTACACCTACTCATGGTATAGTACTGTCCAGATGAATTATAAAGTGCTTCTCCAGCTTTGGTGCAAAGACATACAATATATGATGTTGATGATGTTGCTCCAGCCCATACTATCTTCAATGCTCCTTGGCTTGAAGAGCCAGAAGTAGCTTTTATCTCTATTGTGTAGGTGCCCCCTACTGTCACATAGCCCGCCCCAGAAGTGTCTCCACTATAAGTGTATCCTTTCTTCAAGCTCGAGTCTGTTATCTTCCAGCCACATGGGTAGCTTGAAGTCTTAGAAGTCATTATGACCGACTTCTGTGTGTTTGTCAAGTCTAGTGTTCCAGACACTGCTCTTTGGAGCTGCACTGTCAGCTTGTCCCATCCAGATGCACTGAGCTTGACATATCCAACTCATCCTCTAGTTATATCTACTAAGCACACAAGTTGGTTGTCTTCATATGAGGTCTTTGTTGCTGTACACAATGCATTGACTTCAAATGCTGCATTGCTAGCCCCATTCTTCTCTAGATCAACTGTCTGGTCATATCTAAGGCAATATGTGTTATCATATGTGTAGTTAGTGTTACTGTTAATGTATGTGGAGATGTCATCTCATTTTGCTATCACATAAGAAGCCATAGGATGTGCCTTGTCATTTAAGTTTCACCTACTTGCCCAGATTTTTCTATGCAGAATAATCAGGAACCAAGTAGATTGTTAGCATTCAAACACTTGTAGAGACATTTCAATCTCTTAAAATGTTTTGTTAAATTTGTTCTAACAATTTGAGTTATTTATCACAAGATCATGAAAACGTCAGAGTTTGAAAAGGTATTCACACAGTGCTATCCATCAATGCACAAGCTGCTCAATGAAATCAGAGTGGTCACTGGGAACCTCTCAACAGCTAACTTGAAGAGAGCATCTGTGCAGATGAAAGTCTTCAAGCACTTGCAATCTGCATATGTTGGAAACACAGCAAATGCTTACATCTCATGGACAAAGAGAGTCTTGAAGAAGATGAAAGTTGAGTGCATAGACTTCAAGCTGCACAAGTGTGACACGATGAACATATCTCTAGATGTTGATGAGCTGAAGAGGATAGAGAAGCTCAAATTGAAGAGCATGAAGATGGAATATGTGAGAGACTTGTTCTTGCTCTCATGCTACACTGGGGCTAGGTTCTCTGATGTTGTGAGCTTCAGTGGGAGCAACATATGTGATGGAATGCTTGTCTGGCAACAACACAAGACAAAGCGTAGGTGTGTTGTGCCAGCTACACAAAAAGTGAAGAGGCTTGTGTCACAAGTGAGCATGATGAGATGCAAAGCATTGCCAAACAACATAGTGAATGTGTGGCTCAAGGCAATATGCCAACTTGCAAAGGTTGACAATGAAGTGACTGTGATCAAGAATGGCAAAGTGATGAAAGTGAAGAAACATGAAGCAGTGTCATTCCACACAGCTCGAAGGACATTCTGCACAGTCTTGTATGAGAATGGAGTAGATTTGCTTGATGTGTCTAAGCTCGCTGGTCATTCATCTATAGAGATGACAAAGCGATATATCACATCATCAATCAAGCAAGTGTCTAAAGAAAAGTTGTTGAAGTACTTGATGTGAGCCCTCTATCCTTCCACCAAATATCTGTTTCGCTTTGCAATCTTCTCAATGACAACTTCATTCATGGCAAGCCCAAACTCATAAGTTCTCATCACTTTCTCTTCTGCTTTGTCAATCAAGAGAAGTGACTTTTTCTTGAAGAACCTCTTGAATCCTTCTATTGTTTGACATTTAGGTTCAAGCTTCATGAAACATGATATAGCTTTGAGCACATCATCATTAGAGGTGTTGTCGAAGTTGTTTGTTAGCCAAAGCTTGAAGTCTTTGTAAATCATGAGAATCTCCGGCTTCTCTCCTTTTCTTCCAATGATTCTATGCTTTCTTCCATCTATTGCGGCTTCGACAGAGAATGCATTCTTCTCTGTTGGGTCTCAAAGCATGTATATGATGTCTAGCATATATGCAAGATTGTTGCTCATAGGAAGCTTTCTTAGCTCTATCAACTCTTCATAGTCAATGTTGCCATCTTTCTTGAGCACATTGTCTATCTTTTCTTGCTTTTCATTCTTGTTCTGGAATCTTTCATATATCTCATAGATATGGTTGATCTCATGACATATTGCTCTTTCAATTCCAATAGGATCTATAGATCTTGATATAATCAGATTGATAGAGACTTCACAAAGTTGATTGTTTTCTTCATCATACTGTACACAATTCTCACCTAAATACTCTACATATGAATTTGTGTATTCAACTGAAATAGTGATGTCTTTGAAGTCATCTCTCAACAATGGATACATCTCTTGTGGAATTTGCATTTGATTTCCAATGCCAACTTTTGGAAATGCATTGATGACATAGTTTCTTATTGCAATGACATCTGGCCAATATCTATAAGCAGCTAACCCACTTTTTTCACATATTAGATATGGTATCTTCTTCATTCTGTCAATTCTAAATATCATAATATATTGTACAATTTCATTATTGCAAAACATATTTGTGGCCTTCTGCTAAGTACCTATTTCGCATTGCTATCTTTTTCATTATGCTTTCATTCATAGAGAGCCCAAACTCATAAGTTCTCATCACTTGCTCTTTAGCTTTGCTGATCAAGAACAACGACTTTTTCTTGAAGAAATTCTTGAAGCTATCTATTGAATCATATTTTTGGTTGAGTTTCTTGAAGCAATCTTTAGCTTTAGATATGTCGTTGTTTGAGACTTTGTCAAAGTCATTCAACAAGAACTTTTCAAAATCTGCATAGATCTTGAATATCTCTGGTTTTTCACCTTTGCCTCTTCCATCTCTATAAAGTCTTCCGTCTAACACAGCTTCAGAAGAGAATGCATTCTTCTCAGTTGGGTCTCAAAGCATGTATATGATGTCTAACATATATGCAAGATAGTTTGATATTGGTAGTTGTCTCAATTCCATGAGTTTGTCATAGTCGACATTTCCATCTTTTGCTAACAACCTTTCTATTGTTTTCTTTTCATTCTCTCTATCTTTAGGTCTTTCATATATCTCATACAGATGATTGATTTCATGGCAAATTGCTTTTTCAATCTCCACTAACTTGAGGTCTTTTGAAATATCTAAATTGATAAATGGATCACATAACCCTCTTTCTTTACTATATCCTACACCATTAGATCCACTGCATTCATTATGCAAGTTAGTGTATCTTACATTGATTTCAATTCCATTGAAATCTTCGCTCAACAATGGATACACTTCACAAGGAATGGTGAAGTCTTCATATAGCTTTACTTGTGGAAAGTGATTTATGATATAATTTCTTATTGCTATGACATCTGGTCAATATTTGTAAGCTGCTAGGCCGCTTTTCTCATATACTAGATATGTTTTTCTTTCTATTCTAATTCTTGGGCCGTTCCAAAGTAACATTATTCTTGTGTCTTTATTTTTGATTACCACCAAAAGCCCTCTACAAGATATTGGTTCTTCCTTGCGAGCTGCTCCATCACTGATTCTTTCAGCTCTAATCCGGTCTCATAGCATTTCCTCACTTGTCTCTCAGCTCAATCTATCAATTTCAATGAAGTGCCTTTGAAATATTTCTTGAATCTCTCAAGGTCTTTATATTTCTCTAGTAGCTCTTTGTAACAACTTTTTATAGTCTCAACTTGTTCAGCTGGCATGTTGTCTCATCTTTCAAGAATGAATTTTCTAAAGTCTTGATATGTCCAAGGATTCCAGGGATGCAAGTCTTGCCATATGGGTTCTTGTTTTTTCTTGCATCTATTGCTACTTCTGTTGAAAATGCATTTCTTTCAGATGGATCTCAAAGCATATACAAGATGTCAAGACAATATGCAACATCATTGTTTGTTGGGGTGTCTCTCAAGTTCATCAATACATCATAGTTCAAGTTGCCATTTATTCCTAACAATGCTTTTATTGTTGCATCTTCATCTTTCTTGTTGTTAGGCATCTGATACATTGCATATAGATGGTTGATCTCATTGCAAAGCACTTTCTCTATGCCAACTAAAGAAAGACTGTATGAAATCCATAAGTTCATGTATGGCTCAATGAGAGTCTCTCCATCAATGTCATAGCTTGCTCCAGAGTTTCCTTCATATTTGTAGTTCTTTCTGTATTCTACATGAATCTTCAAGTCTTCAAATGTATGCAAAAGAATTGGATACCTATCAACAGGTATGTCTATTGCATTATTTGTAGCACTAGGATACAAGCATACAATTGCATCACGTATTGATATCACATCTGACCAATACTTGTAAGCGGCTAACCCTCTTTTTTCATAGAAAACACATGGATTTGATTTTTTAGTTGGATGGCTTATTGAACTGTGATAGAGCAACATGATGTTGTGCCTAAATTTTAATTTATAAAGATTTATGAACTATAAGGTCAAAAATCAACTATAAATTTTTTAAATTCTTATTAAATATTTATCATACAATGACTTAAGCCTTCTTTATTATTCTGCATAGAAAAATCTGGGCAAGTAGGTGAAACTTAACTAGAAGAGTCATGGCAAATGGCCCTATGCTGACTGAGAAAAATTGCAATGCAAACTCTCATGGAACTTTGTTTTCAAATGCAACAAACAGATGTCCTAAATATACTGAAGTCAATGGTGTGTTTTCTAAAGTTAGTGACTCATCATATTTCTATTGCACTGTGCTCTCTAATTATAGAGCTGGTCACTTGTTTTGGCAGATGCAAGTGCAAGGTGCACCATTGCTCACGGTTGATGCATCAAACTTTGACTCTATTTCAATTGCTTTGTCCCCTATAGCAACAACAGTTGGAAAGATAACAAAGCAAGTGATGCCTTACACTGGACAAATATCATGAGAAGTCAAAGATTTTTCAACAGCTAAAGGATATTCAGACATCTCTACAAACACTTCAACTGGCAAGGTAGTCTTGACTCCTGGTGTAGAATCAAAAATCAAAGTGTATGCAGTTGAGTCAACTGTTGGATTGACAATCACATTGAAAGGTTCTTCTTCATATACAGTGATTTTGGTTTGGTGTGCAAACACTGCAGTTGGAACTGTGCCTTCAAAGTATGATGTGATATATAGTGGCATCAAAGCTACATACACCTACACACAATACAAGACGCAAAGTGGCTGGCAGTCACAACAAGACACTGGTAGAAACTGAGTTGCTGCTCTCAACAATAACGGCAACAAAGTCCTTGCCATCATTAGTGGTGCCAGTGCAATTGGTGGGATGGCAAGCTATGGAACTGCTCAATCTCTTACGATTACAGTATAAATATGAATGTTCCTGAATGGACATTTAATAATCAGACATAAAACATGCAAAACTTGAATGTGCCAGCAATGCTGAGATATGATGTGTCTAAGCCTGCATTGCCTGGAAAGATTCTCTCAATCAATGAGTCTGCCAACACATGCAACATGTCTTTCAAGCTCAGAGATGGGAGAACCAAGACATACAGAGACATACCAATGCCTTCAGTTGTGGTAGATGAAGGCTTCTTGGACACAGTGAAGCAAGCTGGCCAGAAGGTAGGCCGTGCTATATCTAAGGCAGTGAATTGAGTTGTCGCAAAGGTGAAAGGATGGCTTGTGCTTCAAGCTGAGGACGGCAATGTCATCCCTACATGCAATGCTCCTATCAACCTTGCGATCCAGCAAGCACAAGGCAAGACCAACACTCACTCTATGCTCTTCATGCCTTCTGCAAGCCTCATCTCTCAAGCTTCTCAGCAAGGTGCAAAGATAGACAAAGTCACTTATGACGACCCGTCTGACCGTGCAGCAGTCAACAAGTTCTGGAAGCGCGTCATCAAGGAGTATGGCACATCCAACAAGACTCTTGAAGAGTCTGTGAAGCATGTCAATGAGAGCTACTATCGTGACTCTAGAGCTTTCAAGAGCTTGAATGAGTCTGCGATCGCTTCTCTTGACGCTCCTAAAGACATGGCAATCCACAATGTCAACTCTGCTGAGCTCATGGACCTCATCTACAACTCTATTGAGCAGCAGTGCGCAAATGCTCCTGGCAAGGCAGACATACACCCAGCAGTGCCAATGATTTGGGGTGCACCAGGCATTGGCAAGTCAGCAATCATCAAGCAGACTGCAAAGTTCATGCAGAAGATGAATGGATCATCTTTCAGCATGCAAGTAGTGAACTGCCCAACCATACAGCCAGAAGACTTCACACTCCCAGCTGAAGTCGAGACAGCAGTTGGATCTAAGGCAGTCGTCGACATACCTAAGAAGTGGCTTCCAGTCTATGATCCTAATGTAGAGAACGTTGAGGAAGTCGATGCATTCTACAATGGCAACTTGAGCATGAGCGGCAAGTATGACGGCGGCATACTCTTCATGGATGAGTACTCTCGCATGAACTATCGCTCTTCAAACATCTTCCTCCAGCTGACTGAAGGCCGCATGTACAACTCTTATGTGATGGCATCTAGGTGAGCGATGATCGCAGCTGCCAACAGGAAAGTCGACATGGATGCAACGAAGCGCCAAGACTACTCTTGGGACAATGCCACAGCTACAAGGTTCCAGTCTGTCAACTTCGTGCCTACTCTCCAAGAGTGGCTTGATTGGGCAACCTCTCCTGCCAAGGAAGGCTCCTCTGAGCCTAACGTAGAGCCAATCATCACAGACTTCATCAAGGAGATCGGTGAGTCAGTGTGGTACAAGTGCATCGCATTTGGCGGCTACACCCCGCAAGGCATTGAAGCTTCTCGTGCTAACATGGATGCTGCTGAAGCAGAAATTGAAGAGCTTGTCGATGATGAGCGACTCCAGTCTGAGACCACTGGCTACAACTCTCGTGAGTGGACACTCCTCTCTGACGACTACCGTGCTCGCAAGAAGAACTTGCTTGTAGACCCGACTCGCTTTGCAGAAGGCTCTGAGAACTACAAGCGTGAAGCTGCTATCGCTGTAGACCCTGAGAAGAGAGATGCGGCTCGCAAAGCAAGGTGGCAGTTCTTCTACAACCAGAACAAGCAAGCGCTTGACCCAGGCAAGAAGTATGCAGGCGAGGATGTCTGGAAGGACACTGGCAAAGTGATGGAGTTCCTCGACAAGTGGTTTGAGATGAAAGGCTTGCCTAAGTACACTGGTGAAGATCAGCTCCCATCTCAGAAGATCAAGGAGTACAACCAGTTCCTGAAGCTCTTCGATGCTGATGAGTGTGCACACATCTGGGAGACTGGCACGATGACCGTGCCTGAGGACATGAACAAGTACTCTTCTTCTAAGGAGATTGATGACAACCCAAGCCTCAAGTGGAAGAAGTCGTTCCAGACACAAGAGAAGGTGCTCCAGCAGCTGTTTAGCAGGTATCCTGGTGGCAACGATGCAATGAAGGCAGACTTCATGGCTGCAGTCGAGAAGACCCTCAAGTCTTGGGATGAGCCTCTTGCAGATGTCGTGGCTAGCAAGGCAGACATAGACAAGGTCAGTGATGAGTTCTTCACAATCAACTACAACAAAGTCAGCAGAGGAAGCTCAAAGGAAGAGACAATCAACTTCTTTGTTGACAAAGATGGCGACTCTATAGAGAGCCAGTGAGGAGACATTGAGTCTGCTGCAAAGGCCGGCATTGACAAAGACAGTGCAGACTACTCTACAGTCTTCATGCTCTCGAATGGCTGCAACCTGCTTGCAGGTGGAGACAGCTTCATGACTCGTGTGATGAACATCATCAAGTTCTTCAGCCGTGCTGCTGTGACCACTGGGTCTAACAAGGCAATCGGTGCATTCACAGCTTACATCTGTGGTGATGCAAGCCAGAAAGCTGATGCAGAGACTGGTGAAGCTGCTTTTGACATCGAAGGCTTCAAGAGCTCTGTCCTTGGGAGCATCGTCTATGGTAGTGATGAGGTCAAGAGAGACCAGAAGAGAGTTGCAAGCTTCATTGCTGAGTTCCTTGCATTTGCAATCGCTGGTGTGAAGCATGCTCTCAATGAGTAAGAGGAATCTTCTCATGAATGATGAAAGGTCAAAGCTGAGAGCTTTGACCTTTTTTCTTTTGCTTGATTTTTCGGGAGGGCCTGTCAGTCTCTAGAAGAAAAGAAGAGTCTTCCAGTCAGTCTCTCTCATACTCTCTCTGCTAAGCCTACTAGATCTGTCTAGTTTAGTTAAAGTTTTAACTAGATCTAGTTAAAACTTTAGCTAAAGTTAAAGTCTTAACTAGATCTAGTCTAGTTAAGACTTTAACTAGATCCTTCACCGACCTTGTCCCAGACAAGAATTATATCGACTTCAGGGCGGAATGTCTACAAAATTTTGTTAAAGTTTTATTAAAGTTTTGTTTCAAAATTGTTACAAAACTATTTCAATGGATTCTTATCTCATAATTTTCTATACTTCAAAGGCATCTCCTGAAATCATGTTCAAGAGATGCCCTAGGAATGCGACATTTTGCCCTAGTGGGCGGCTAAGCATAAGGATGATTAACTAATCAAAAGTTGGATTTTGAAGGTTTGCCGCTCCCTGGCACAAAGTTTCTAGAGGCCCTACTTCAGCGGCTTGTGCACTCCAACCATGTGGTTCACCACGACAGGCTTTGTTGCTTTCTGCTTGTATTGGACCTTTGGCCTGCTTGTGATCCTCTGGTATGGTATCTTTGTCGACTTGATTGTGTGCACTACATTGCGCTGTGTCCTCTCCAAGAAGATGTGAGTCGGCTCTGGCATCTTGCCTTCCAAGTTGTCTTGGAGTGCTTCATTTACACTATTCTTCACATGCTCAAAGTCTCTCACACCAAAGTCATTCACGCATATGACTTGCCTGTGGCTCACTCTGATTGCTCGACATATTCGTGTGAGGTCTCTGTCTTTTGCTGCAAAGTACTCAAAGCTTGGACCTCCATCAACATGCTTGCCTAGCAACATGTTGAGGTATGTCCACACATACTGGTTGCAGTTCTTCCCATCTCTGACAGGTGTGACCCTCTCATAGAGGATGCCCCTGCACTTCTTCCAAGCTTCTTCTTGCATGCTCTTGAGCATTGGGAACACTGAATGATCAAGTGACATGAACTTCTCTCTAGAGAAGTCTCTGCCTGTGAGCTCGCCTGCAATCCTCTGAGCGACTTTGAATGATGCCCTGACTTGAGACCCAAACATGTTCCTACCATAGCAGTCTCTCCTGAATGTCCTGAACCGCGGCTTGCCATCTGTGAAGAAGTCTTCAGGTGTGCACATAGAGGTGAAGAACAAGTCATCATTCACATAGATGAAGTGCTCTGACAAGCCTGGGACAGACGACAAGAACATCTCTATCGTGCAAGAGTTGAACGTCGGCAAGAACTTGCCAGGGATGAAGTCCTTGTGGAACACCACTTTGACTTTAGGGTCATCAAGCCAGGTAGGCACTTGTGACTGCTGCATGACTACCAAGAAGATGCTGTTGATGAATGGCAAGTTCTTCTCAGCAAGCTTGATGAGCAAGTTGAGGTTGTCCCATGACCTGTACCTGTTGAGGCTGTCACCAGACTCTTCCTTCTCATGGTTGAGCTTTGTGAACTTGCGATGCACACTCTGCCACTCTGGGTCAGTGCCGTCGACATATGGCACAACAAGGTCTATAGGATAGTCTACCATCTCACTATGCTTTCTTTGTTGGCTTCCAGGTCCTGACCTGAGAAGTGATGTGAGCAACCTTTGGAGCAGACACAACTCTTGTGCACGTCTTCCTCACGTTGAACTGTGAAGTGCTCATAGTCCGAGGCCTAACAGGCACTCTCTGTGGGATTGCCTGCCGCTTTGGGATGCTTGTGTCTGGCTTGATCTCTGAGAGAGGCTTTGCTTTGTTGAGCAAGTCATTGAACCCCCTCTTCACTCTGTCTTGTGAGAACCTGTAATGCCCTCCTCAGCCATGGAGCCTGTTCTCTTTGCCAAGCCTCTTCTTTTCATCACCATACCGAGACAAGACATAGTCTACAGACAAGAACTTGCAATGGAGCAAGAAGAGTGGCTCTGTGCACCACTTCACATTGCCAATCGGCTTGCAGATGTGGTGACCTTCATAATAGTTGATGTCTTTGATCTCTTTGGGGTTGAACAAGCAGCATTTGCTGAATGACCTGTCCACAGCACCTCTTGTCACTTGCTCTGTGATGAGATGCTCTTCTTCATAAGTTGGAAACTTCGTCGACACCATCTGGATGCCAGTCGGCTTGGCAATCGTCTCTCCACGAGACTTCATCCTCTCACACCACTCTCTGAAGCTAGATCCATCTGGCACACACGGAATCTCATCCATGTCACAGCACCAGACAAAGTCTACATCTCCACTCTTGTGCTCTTTCCAGCAGGAGTTGAGGACTTCTTTGTTGAGCCTGTCATTCAGCTCTTTGCCATTCCCAAAAGTCCTGACTTCTACAAATGGAGATTGCTCTCTCAAGAACTCTACACTGCCATCACTAGATCCATTGTCATACACAACTGCATGGACTGCAAAAGTCTTCCACCAGTCAAGCATGAATGGCAGGATCCTCATCTCATTCCAGCAAAGTGCATAGACTCATATCTTCATCCTATGCTACAAGTCCTTTTTCTTCATGTGTCTTCTCGACATGCATCTTAGACAGCTTGTCAAGAGCAATGCTCTTCGTGATTCGCAATGTCTTCACATCAGTGCCTGGCAGCTCAAACATGTAGTCATGGAAGAGCACCTCAAAGATAGATCTCAAGCTGCGAGCACCGGTCTCCATCTCATGTGCACACTCGGCTATCTCATTAATCGCAGCACCATCTACCTTGAGTGTGATGCCATCAAATGCAAACATCTTCTTGTATTGTGAGAGGATGCCATCTTTTGCATCTCTGATGATAGAGGCATACTGCTCAGCAGAGAGTGGCTTGACATTTGTGAGCACCGGCCACCGCCCGATGAACTCTGGGATCATCCCATACTCTTTCAAGTCAGCTTGAGTGAGTGAAGAGATGAGTGAGATGTCATCTTCCTTCTTTTGAGATAGAGATGTGTGGTTGAAGCCAATGTGCGGCTCTTGGTGGAGCCTCTTTGAGATGATCTTCTCTATGCCTGAGAATGCTCCAAGCCCAATGAAGAGTATGTCTTTTGTGTCGACATAAGTGAGTGGCTCATCTGGGTGCTTTCGGTTGCCTTTTGGCACACCAATGTAAGCACCTTCTAGCATAGGGAGCAGAGCTTGCTGCACACCTTCGCCAACTACGTCTCTTGTGATGTTCATGCCAGCCTGCCGTTTTGCAAGCTTGTCGACTTCATCAATGAACACAATGCCATATTGAGCAAGGGCCACGTTCCAGTCGCACTTCTCAAGGAGCCCTTTGAGGAGTGTCTCAACATCATCACCAACATATCCAGCTTGTGTGAGCGAAGTTGCGGCTTGGATGTAGTAAGGGATACCCATGTAAGATGCCATGACTGTAGCAAGGTATGTCTTGCCACATCCTGTAGGCCCTGCGATGATTATGTTGCTCTTAGATATCTTGTCTTCTGGTGAAGCCAAGAATATACGCTTGTAGTGGTTGTAGATGCCGACTGCAAGCGTCTTGATTGCTTCATCCTGCCCTATCACATACTGAGCTGTGTAGTCATACAGCTCCCGTGGTGTGTAGAGCTTTATTGTCTTCTCACTTCCTCTTATCTGGAACTCTTTCATGTTGCTAAAAAGTTGGCAAAGCTGCCTGACTAAATTTATCTAATCTTTTGACTTAAGACTTGAACTTGTGCTCTGCTTCATCTGCCACCCAGAGCTCATAGAAGAGCAGCTCTAGTGATGGGTACCCTCCTCTCACGGCAGCATTGCATGATGCTAAGAACTGCCACACTACACTTTTCATGCTCTGAGCAAATGCAATGAACACGACAAATGCCTCTTGGTCTCTTGGATTTGCATCTTTGAGCCACCTGCTGAGCATCTCATAGTACTCTGGGTACTCACCAACAAACACCTCCATCAGTGCATATGTCACTTCAAGATAGTTGATGACTTCATTGTTGTAGTAGATGACATAGTGGCTTGTGTCTTCAAGGTCTTCTGGCTTGTCTGTGTAGATGCCAACATCTAGGAACCCAAGGTATGAGTCACTTATCTTTGTGTACTTGTTCTGCAATCCTTGCTTCTTCTTTCTCATCTCTCTGTCTTAGTCGTCTCTAGTTTCTATTGGGTTCCACCACACTTGTCACTCTATGCAAAGAGAGCGCTAAGCTCACACCCAGCACTCTCTAGTGACCCTCTTGAAAAAATGAATCTTGTGAAATCCTGAAGCTAAAAAATAAAGTCTTGTGCTAGAGGGTCTTCACCTCCCAAATCTCTTGCTGCTTCTGTGGGCTCTCGATGTATGACATGAACTCACGCACTTGAGCATATGGCAGACTTACAAGCATGCTGATGCATTGGTTCATGATTGGCACATCTACCTGACCAGTTGCTGGAAGCATCATCTTGGCAAGGTCTGTGAGCTTCATCTCACTGTTCCCGTTCCTGAACACAGTGTTGTAAGGAAGCCCATCAATCACTTTGTGGAGCAACGTCGCATAGAGTGGCTTGGTGAACACAACTTGCTTGTACTGCCGAGTCTTCTGCACTGGCATGTCGCTGTCATCATCTTCTTCATCATTGCTCCTTGTCTGAGCAGCTCGCTCTTCAACAGCTTTTGCTATTGCTTGAGCTGCTTCTGGAGAGACATCCAATCTCTCTTCCTTCTTTTCTTCTTTAGTATCCATTCTTTGTCTATTGAACTTTAAAAGTTGAACTTCGGCATCTCCATCTTAGGCATCTCTGGCATCTTGAACTGTGGCTGCTGAGTGTTGAACTGCTTGCTCATGTCATCTGTCATCCTCCTCATGTCTCTCTGTTGGCTTGACATTGACTTGCTCTGTGCTTCACTCTCCTCATTCTGCTTCTTGACATCTTCCTCAAACTTGTCGAGGACCATCGTTATATCATAGAATGGCATGCTGCATACATCTGAGTATGGCTGGTGAAGCTCTTTGCCAAATATGTACACAATGTTGACCCACTCATCATACTCAATCTGGAAGAACCTCAAGCAGTATGTCCCACACTTGAAGAGCCATGCCCAGCAAGGTCTCCAGACAATGTATGCATCTTGGCCCCAGTTGATTCCAAATGCCTTGAAGACGACATTATAGTATGTCGTCCAGGTCAACCAAGAATATTGATCTGATCCCTCCACGAAAGTTGAGTGGCGCAGTCTGCTCCGCCCCTGCCTCATCTATGTACTTGATGTGTGGATCAATGCTTGCCTGTATGAGGTCTTTCACACGAGCGATCAGAGAGTACTCAAATGTCCCAAATGAATAGCAGTCTATGATGAACTGCTCATAGCTGCTGTCATTGAGCCCACGATAGTCCTTGATGAGGAGTGGAGCGATCGACAAGAAGTCCGCATCCACACCTTCCTGTGCACGGGTCTTCTTGATGTAGTAGTTCTTGAGCCACTGTGACACACCAACTGAAGGAATGTAGATGTTGAGCTCTCGCACAGCTGCATTCTTGGTCTGGAATGTGAAGCACCTCTGCTGTGGGTTGTAGTGCTTCATCAGTTTCTCACTGAACTCTGCAACCTGCACATCACCACAGTGCACTGGCACCGACTTGCCTTCAGAGATGTTGATCTTCAAGTCATTGGTGCCCTCAGGGAATGTGAAGTCACGGATTGCAAGGATGATGTAAAGCCTGTCTACCTCCTTGAGGTCCTTCCATGTAGCTGCCTCTCCAGGAAACTTGACTGAGCAGCATCTCTCAAGGACATAGTTGACCGCATCATCAAACTCATTCACATCATTGTCAGAGATTGTTGACCAGTGGCGTATCTCACCACCAGATGCTGCACGGATAAACACCTCTGCCCCTTCAGGATAGAAGAGGCCTTGAGTTGGGAGCTGCTCTACAGGGATCTTGTTGAATCCTGCACCAATTGCATCCATGCGTGCACGAGCCTCTTGTGCTCGCTCCTGCCTAGCTTCCTGGATAGAAGCCCTTGCAGAAGGCTGCTCTCTCCTTGGCTGCTCTGCTTGCACAGGTGCTACAGCATTTGGAAGTGGTGGGTTTATCTTCTTCGTCTTGATTCCTGGCTGTGACTCTTTCACATTGTTCTCTTGCTCTGCTACAAATCCAGCAAGCAAGTCTTCACGGTTGTCTGCCATGTATTGTTGAAAATTTTCTTATTGATTTTAAGAGTGTATGTCAAGAATGTCTACGAGTAGTACTCGACTTTCCCTTCATAGAGTGTTGTAGTAGTCCCTTCAGCAGACCCATTGTCACAGACTATCGCAAAGTACCTCTTGTCATCTGGCACTGCCATGATGGTCTTCACATTTGCCTCTGTGATGTAGAAGAGCATTGACCCAATGCCTAAGTCTGTAGAGTCTGAAGTTACAGTTGGTGCAATCTTCACTTTAGAGTTGCCAGTGGTTGGGAACACAAGCCAATAGTCATAAGCACCTGTGATGCTGTATGGCACTCGTGACCCAGTGTTGCTCAAGCTGTAGAGCCTGAGCACATAGTTGTGCGACTCTCTGTGAAGCCTCAATGTCATCTGGCCTTGTGTGTAAGCTGTAGCACCATCAGAAGCTTGCATGACCAAGTCTGTAGCATCATAGTACTCTCTCAAGTATGTGCTTGTATTGGCAGTGCCTGCTGCCTGCACAGTCACATCAGTCTTGGGTGTCTTGTTGACAATCTTCCATGTATAGATGTTGCCTGTGTCTATCATCACAGGGTTCTCGCCATACTTTGCATCAGCATTGCTCACAACAAGTGATGCCTTCCTGATGATGTCGGTGCCGGTCATCCTGTTGTAGAGGTGGGAGACAAGCTGCACATCTATGGTGTCACACACCTTGCCATAGTACTCAGTGATGATTGGCTTCCACTTTGTGCGCCAGAAGTTGCCATCACCTGTCCCTTTGCCAGCATAGTCAATGTAGTCGACTCTAGTCTCTGTCTTGGTGTACCTGCTGTTCTCTGACCTTCATGACTTCAAGATGCTAGAGTAGTTGTATGTGACTGAGATCTCATTGATGATCATCCACTTCCTAGCATCCTCTCCATAAGTGTCATAGAACTCATCAGCTGTGAGGTTGGAGTCACGCCATGCATCATCTGTCATCGGTATCGCTCCTGACTCTATGTTGTACATCACAGTCGTGTTGAGGTCGACCGCATCATATGCTTCGCCATACACTGGGTAATAGACAATGCAGTTCGTGTCAGTGTCCTCATAGAGCCTGACATTGAACATGTCTGCATTCGAGTTGAGCTTCAAGTTGCCTTCCACCTTGTTAGTGCCAAGTGTGAAAGACATTGTGTTCAAGAGCAGAGATGTGTCAAGGTATGACCTGTCAAGCAACTTGGAAGGAGCTATGGTCTTGTCATCTTTCGGCAGTGTGACAGCATCATCTTCGATTGTTGCAAACTCAATCATGATCTTGCTGTCTTGGCTCACATTCAGCCAGTCTGCAAGCACCTTCACCTTGCCAGTGAGAGTAGAAGTGTCATGATACCTACCAAGAGCATAGATGGAAGGCACTTCTACTTCAATGTACCTGTCATAGAACTTAGAGTTGATGTAGAGAGGTGTAGTGACCCATTGCGTGAGCTTGCCGAGCTGCTCTTTGAGGAAGACCCAGTTGCCAAGCACCGCATACCGTGGCACATACTTGCCGATGCTGTTGACATAGTAGTCATTGGTGAGAGCCTTGATCTTCACAGAGATGCCTGTGCAGTTGTTCATGAGGTACCCAGAGAGGAGGTAGATCCTGAGCTTGTCATATGCAAGCGTGCCTACATCCCAGTGCAGCTCTCTCTTGGTCTCAGATATCCCATCATATGTAGTCTTGTCCTCAGCATATGGCACAGAAGCATCTTCTTGGTATGAGTAGACTTTGCGAATCCAGTTGTCGTCAAGCAGATCACTCATTGCCTGCTCTGTCCATGAAGTGACTTCGCAAGCACCATAGTCTACAGACTCAACTCCATCTCCATACCATCCAAGGTAGAGGTTAGTATCATTGTTAGCATTCTCAAACTTTGTGTGGAAGATGTTGTTGTGCAAGTCTCCAAGTATGCTTTCATTCGCACAGTCAAGGAAACAGATGCTCCGGTCTAATGACTGGTAGAGCATCGGCCTATGGTAGGTGAGCTGGAAGTCATTCTTGTTGCTCGCCTCCGAGCCTTCCGTGGAAAATTTATCATACGAGTAGGTCAAAATGATCTGTGGAGTGACCTGGAATATCTTGCTAATCTCTGCCATTAGTCTCTAGCTGGTTCTACTTTGAATATTTATGTGGATAACTTAAACAAAGTATAATCTAATGTAACTATGCTTTGTCTAGAGCTAAGCCTGAAAGACTCTAGAATGAACCTATCTAGAGGAACTCGATATAAATTTTTCGAGTTCTTTATATCCATGTATGCTTGGAACAAGTCCTTGACTTTCCCAACTAAGCTAAATTCTTCCAACGACTTAGCCCAGTCAGTCTTGAAAGTTTCAAGACTTGGCCAAAGAATGCATTTCTTTGTTTCTTTGTTCTTTCTAATGTATTGACTTACAAACTCATAAGCTCTTCTACCTATCTCAAAGGCTGAAAGGCACATGTCTGGCATGTCTAGTCTCCTAAACAAGAAGTTGCCAACAAATGATGAGTAGTTTGGCATGACTTCTTGGAAGTGAATGCCTGCAATATTGCATCTCTTCTGAATGTTATTGAAGAGTATAGCCCTATTTCAGCAATTGTTGCAAAGCCTGTTGAACTTTCTACCTTTGCCTTTGCCTGAAGACTTGATATTTAGATCTTCAATGCCAAAGATAGAGCATTGATAATATGCTGCCTTGTTGACAAGCCACTTGCAAGCTTGAAGAAGCTCATGTTTTCTCTTGTTATTTAAGTGTATGCTCTTAGGATCTTCACTTGAAGCCTCTAGGCTTTCTTGCTTGTCATTCAAAGCTTTGAAGTCAACAACCCCATGGTCAATGATCTTGTAGCTTGACTCACTCTTCCACTCAGTGCAGCACCATCCAATGTAGTTTGGGTTCAAGTCAACACTGAACACCGTGTCCTGCCTTGTCTTGACTTGCACTTCATCTTTTAGAATCTTCTCATCAAAGCAAAGCCAGATGAAGTCTTTAGAGATTCTATATGTGATTGGCAATGCTCTTCCTTCTTGTGCAATGAAGAGCTTCTTCAAAAGCTTCTTCCTTGAGTCAGAGACCTCAAGCATGAGATGGAGGTCTTTAGTTGGCTTGAAGAGTATGTGCTTCAAGCCCTCTTGGATCTGGAACTTCTGGTTGCCTTTTCTAAGAGAATCTCCTATTGAGAATAAAGGATGTAATCTTAAAGATCTGATTTCATCTTTAGAAATTAAACCTTTTTGTCTTAATAAAATATTCTTCTTTCCTCCAAAGCAGACTTTCTTTTTCTTGCTTGTCAGCTGGACAAAAGCTCAAGCTTCAGAGATTGCTTGTTGCCTGAAGAAGTAGCCTGACTCACCAATGATGAGCTCTATGTTATTTAAAGAGTTGAGCTTTTGGTTCAGCTCAGAGTCTTTTAAGAGAAGCTTTGTCTTTGTGATCTCTTGATGCTCAAATATGTAGTTGTATGCAACATGGAATGCTGAAGTGTATTGCTTGACATATTTTGCAATGACTTCAGCATCTTCAGTTGACACTTTGTATTTGAGCTTAAGTGTGATCATCTCATTATTTATTGCTATTTTATCTTTATAGCTCAACGACTTTGTTGATTCTCTGGCATTCTCTGTTGAAGACCTTCTTTGCATAGATGTCAGATCTCTGCATGCTCTCATCCCAGTCTGGGTCATCATATCCCTTCTCTAAGAGCTTCTCATGCACAGCTTTGTCATACTTCCAATAGAGCAGCCTGCACACCCTCTGTATCTCTCTGTTCCTGACTGCCTGTGTGCTGCCACCAAGGTGTTGGTAGTACAAGCACTTAGGTATCTTCACCATGACACCATCATTGAGGAATGTCCTTATGATGATGTCCATGTCATCTAGCACAGAGAGGTTAGTGAGATGCCCATTGATCTTGTGGTAGAAGCTCTTCCTCCATGCACGCAAGTGGTTCGGCTGGTAGTAGATTGTCCTGATTGACTTGTAGTTGATGTCATTGCTCAAGTACTCATTGAACTCTACACCATTGTAAGTTGCCTTTCCATATTCTGGCTTGAGAGCCATGCCTGATGTCTCTGCATCTCCATACCATACTGACCTTGTGTCTCCATCATAGAGCTCCAAGCAGTCAGAGTAGATGAAGTCTGCATCTGGGAACTGCTCAAGAGCCTTGCACATGCACTCTAGCATAGCTGGATCTGCATCATCATCATGATCTATCTCTATAAGCCAGTCACCATCAGCTGCCATTGCCACAGCATGCTTGTTGAAGCCGATCACACCATGGTCTGTGACATTCTTGATGATGTGGATTCGTGGGTCCTTCTTGGCAACCAAGTAGCTAGATGGGCTCTTCTCATCATCAGAGCTGTCATCGATGATCCACCAGTTCCAGCTTGAGTATGTCTGCGCAACAAGAGAACTATAAAGTCTCTCTACCTGCCAAGTTGGTGTGTTGTAAGTCGATGTGAAGAATGAGAACACTGGTGAGTTCTTGTAGCTCTTGCGACCAATGTTGTATGTGAATGTGCTGATGATTGCATTGTTGATCTTGCCGATGTCATAGTCTTTGAACCACACCCAGCGCTTCCTCCACTCAAATGACATTCATGAGAGGTCTGGCGCAGCTCTGCCCACTGTGATGATGATGTCCGGCTCTCTGAACTCTGTGAGCTTCTCTAAGATGTGTGATGCATCTTCTATCACACAGACATTGTACTCACACTCTTGCCAATCTGGGTTGCAGCACCATCTAGAGTTCAAGACTTCTGGTGAGTAGTCATGAGACTCTGCCTGTGAGTCTATTATGAGTGCACTTATTCGTTCTTGCATGGCCTAGTTCTATCATTTTCACTATTACAAAAAAGACATCTCTTAAAATCTAAAGTTTCCTACTTCAAATTTTAAGAGATGACTTCAACTATGTCTTCTGACTTAGTGCCTTCTTAAGTGTTCAAATGACTTTCTTTTCATCAACTCATTTCGAGCACTTCGAGAACTTCTAAGCATCTCCTTCCAGTCTTCTACAGACTCACCTGGATATCTCTTCCACCAATATTCAATGACAAAGTCTTCACTCCATGGATCAAATGGACTTGCACAACTTAATGAGAAATAACACATTATTGCAAAGAAGAAGGCGACAATCACAGGACAAATAAGCCAAGTGTGATTTGCCATGAGATAGAATAATCCAATGAAAGCACCAATGATGAGCCCCGCAAATATAACTGTACCGACGCCAATCAAGATGTTGCCAACTAATGAGTTAGGTGTGTTCATTATTTTAAAGATTTAATTGTGAAACTTCTTCTCTTGCACTCTCAAGCAATGACTTCCAATCATTTGCATATCTAGTGCTTGTGACTTTCTTGCCTTTCATGATGTCAAGCTCATAGAAAGTCAAGCTTTCATCAACTGATGCCTTCTTCCTAATCAAAGGATTATAGTAATATTTCTGTCTCATAGTCTTTAGTCTTCTAAGAGTGTCAAGAACTCCTCCCATCCAGAAGGATTATCTATGATGTTGAACTTGTTGTCTGGCAATGAGAACCAGACATCATTTGCAATCTGCAAGAGCTTATACTCATCTCTCATCATTGCTGCTGAGACCATTTCGTCTAAGGTCTCATTCCCAAAGTACTCAGGAATGAACCAAAAGAGCTCAACATTCTCAAGAAAGTAGTCGCATTTTGTTTTCATGTCTTGTTTGTTTTTTGTCATTGCAAATATAACACAAACTTTCGAGACTTGAAAATTTTTTTGAAGAAATTTGTGAAAGTTTTAGAGATCCTTAGATAGATTGATTTGCACTGTGTGACCCTAAACTAAAATCCTCTGAAGATTTGTCATCTCCAGAGGATTGACTTACAATTGCTTATACTTGCAATCTATCTCTTACTCCTTCTCATAGACCTTACCGGAGTATGCACCAACAGCAACATAGAGACCTTCACTATTGTTGCCAAAGATGTACTCAGGCTCTACTACACTAGGATAGAGTGCATGTCGGAGGGTCAAGACTCCAGTCTTAGGCTTCACGATGTCAGAAGCATAGAGGTTAGTGACTGCCTGTTCAAGAGTCATGAAGCTGCGTCCTTTGATGAGCCGATCTTCACACCATGGACTGTGCACCTCTTGCACAGATGGGTTGAGCTCGCTGTCAAATGTCACGACAAGAGTGCCGCACTCCTCAGCATATTCAGCTGCAAGAGTGTATACTTCAGTTGTGCTGTCAGCCTGCTCAACTACAAGCCCATCAGTCGGCACATCCTCATAGAGGTAGTAGTAGATGATGTTAGTCCCATCAGCTGGCACAAGAGCCTGGATGTTGCCTTCACCATCTACATAGCAAGTCGTCTCTACTTCATAGAGAGTTGCAGAGTTGTAGCCAGCTACGACTGAGTCTGCAACTGCAAGAGCCTGTTCAAAAGTGTAGTATCCTTCAGGCACGACTTCGGTCTTCTTAGAGTTGTTGCATGAGCAGCTAACAATTGTTGCAAGTGCTGCACAGATTACAAAAAGCTTCTTAAACATTTCTTAAAAATTTTAAGTTACAAATAGTTCCCAAGAAAGGTGGTTGGTCTTCAGCCAAGCACATGAATTGGGAACTTAAAGTTTATACTAAATTTTCAAAATCTGTCTTGCCTTGGTTCTGTATGTACTTCTTGACAATGTCTTCATTGTTTATGCCAACTGTTGCAACAAAATAACCTCCTGTCCAAAGCTTCTTTTTCTTTCAATGATAACATAAAGTATTTAGAACATAAAGAGGACCTAATAAAATTAGGTCCTCTAAATAAATGATTAGCAATTTAGTTATTAAAAATAGATTCGCTTCTTCTGTTCTTTCTGTCTTCCATCAGACCATGACTTAATCTTTGTGAGGTATCCAATTGGACGATCATATAAGTCTATCCTTTCAGATCCACAAACTGGGCACTTAGTTATTGGAACTTTTGTAATATATTGACAATCGCAACACTCAGAATTTGGTATATTAAAAGTAATATAACTTGTTCCATTCTCAGCAGCAAAAGTCAGAAGCTTCTCATATTGTGGCTCTGTGAGATGCTCACTTAAGTTGAGGTGCGCTGCTGACCCACCATCAAGATAGTCACCAATGTAGTCTCTTCCATGCAAGACGATGTTGTCAAGGATAGACTTTGAGTCATAAGGCTTGAATACATAGCTAGTGTAGAGATTGATGTCTTTAGGCACTACATATCCATCTGCTTTGTCCCAATTGTAGTTCTTCAACCCTAGACTTTCTCCTGGAACTAGCTCTGTGTTAAATTTTGTCTTGTCTGAAAGATGCTTCTCATTTTGTTCTTTTACGCAAGAGAATATCCTCTGACAGAACTTGCTATATGTTTCATTTGGCGACACATCAATCTTCAAGTAGTCTGCAGCGGCAGTGAGGCCATTCAAGCCAATTGTCAAATATTGCTTGTTGAGGTCTATGAATCCCGCCTTGTAAGCTGGCAACAAGTCCGCACTGTACATGTCCCAAAGGAGCTCATTGTAAGCAGTCTGATACTTGTATACTCGTTCAAGTATCTTTGTAAGATATGTTTCAAAAGACATTGTGCCTACACTTGCATCATCAACAGTTGTATTGAACACTTCAAGAGACTTCTTAGTTGAGTTGCAAGACCTGACATAGTTCTGTATGATCCTGTTGAGGTTCAATGAGATGACACTCTTGCTTCCAGTAAGAAGCCCCATATTTCCTAGGGTATAGTTGAATTCTTTGGTTTGAATCTTGCTTTTAAGACGGCAACAGCTCGATAGGCTATCAGCTGTGTCGCTGATGTACAAGAAGAATGAGTTGCCTTCTGCATACTCTTGGCAGATGAACTTGAATGTGTCTTCATCCTGGAACTTTCCATCTATGTAGAGCACCGCATAGCTTACGACTGGGAATGTCAAGATGCACTTAAGACGCTCTTGGTTGAACCAGTGAAGGAAGTGCTGCTGGAGCCAGTTGAGTGAGCTTCAAGTCGGAGCTGTTCCATCTGGGAACCTGAACTCACCAAACATCGCCTCAAAATAGCCTTTGTCAAAGAGTGAGAAGTTTGTGAATGCAGACTGTGAGCCACGAGAAGCTGCTGGCTGGTTGATGCTGTAGATGACTTGCTGAAGAGACTGGTTGATCTTGCCAAGTGTGGTGCGAGAGTTGTCAGAGAGCTTCTCATCTGGATTCTCTACATCAAGCAGGTTATTTGCAAGCTCTACTGCTTCTCTCATCTTTGTGGAAGTGCAGATGTACGGCTTTGGGGTCTCAGCTATTGCTCTGAGCTCCGCCAAGCTCTGCACTCCTAAGCCAGTGATCTCTCTAAGCTTCCTGAGCTTAGAGCCACAAGTGACAAAGTCTCCAAGCCTAGATGTGTAGTCTTCTCCAAACTCTCTTCTTGTGAAGTAGTCAAAGTACATCAAGAACTCTGATGTTGCAACAGCACCAGCAAACTGAGCACTTATTGCAAAGATGAGGTTGATGTAGATTCCACAGAAAGAATCAAGGTTCTTTGGAGTCGCTGACAATCCTCCAAGCTTCTTGATTCCATCTATCAAGAATGGATACATTGAGATAGAGCTACAGTATGGAGCGATTGCTCCAGCAAATGAAGACTCGTCATGCTTGTAGATTATATGGTTGTTGAGGTCTTCTTCATACTGCTTAGGCTCAAAGTCTGGATATAGCTGTGAGAGCTTGTCCATGATCATGCGACGAGAGATCTGGATGTTGTCTTCTTTGTGGATTTCACTGTTAAGGCAGGAAATATTCTTTGAAGTCACATTAGCATTGTCATCAATCGTAGAGTTTGCGTTGTTGCTTGACTGCTTGTACTTGTTTATGAATTCAATCTTCTTCTTTGTCCAGTCTCTGAGCTGTGTGTGCTTCTCTCTGTAGATGATGAAGTGCTTTGCCGTCTCAACGTAGCCAGCTCGCATCAAGAATGCCTCAACTTTGTCCTGTATGTAATCTATTGGATAGTTCTCTTCACTCTTGAACTCAACAACAAACTCTTTGACTTGCTGTTGGTCTAGCACCTCATCAGTCTCTGCATTAGCTCGCTTTATAGCATTTGTGATCTTTGCAGCACTGAATTGCTGTATCTTGCCGTTTCGTTTTATTACACCCATATATTGCCTTTATGATTTGTTTCAAGATCTAGTTTTATATGATTATCTCACATCACAGACTTCATCTAAAGACCTTAAAATCTTCAAGAATGGTCGATTGCTTCTAAAAGATGAGATGTTTGGTCTTCACCAAAAGCTTGGAGTGCTCCCCTTTAAGAACCTTTCATCAATCTTCTTCAATTCTTCCTTTCTTCTTTCTTTTTCTTTAGTGATTCTGTCTTGCTCTCCTTTTATTATAGCCTTGACATTCTTTTCATATCTTTCCATCAACTTCAATGATGTTGTCTTGAAATATAACTTGAAGGATTTCCAATCATTCAGCCAAGTCCTCTTTGTTCCTTCCTTGAAGCATCCTTTCATGACAACTTCAAACTCCCATCTCTCAATAAACTCATAGTCTCTGAAGAATGCTTTGAAGTGTTCAAGATTCTCAAATGCTTTAGTGTCTTCATATCTTGCTTGCAACTCTTGGTCCAAGACTAAAGACATCTCTTCACTAGTGAATGCATTTCTTTCTGATGGGTCCCAAAGAGTGTACAATATTGTACACATTGTTGCAATGAATTGATTTCTTTGATGTTTGTTGAATGTATCTATCAAGCTATCAAGATCTATGATTGACATGCTTGCATCCATTTGCACATAGCCATCTGCTGACTTGTCTTCACGGCTTTTCATTCTTTCTAGTTTTTCATATAGATGGTTGAGTTCATGCATGAGGGTTGTTCTTATCTTTTTCTCATTTACATCATCAACGGGAATCTCAAGAAAGATTATAGCTCCATAGATGCTTGGAGCATTCATATCAACATGCCATTCATACTCATCATTGAAGCCAGACTTTGCAAAATGCTCAGCCCCAGGAGAGGTGAACTTCACTTCTATGCATATCTTTGGAAAGTCTTTTTGGATTGTGTTCATTGTGCATCTGTCTGGAACAACAACACAATCTTCATCCATGTGCATCCTATGATATTGCAGTATCCATGATGTGACCCAACATATGTCATCCCAATACTTGTAAGCTGCTGCATGAAGCTTCTCAAGCAATTCACTTCTCTTGTACCTCTTGGTTATCATGTTTCAGAATTTAGTCGAAGTACCAAAATTTATTTGCCAATCCCAACCACCTCAACAACTTTCAAAGCAACTTCTTGTGGACTAAGTCCATCAATGTCAACAACATAATGAGCTAGCTCATAGATTTCTTTCCTTTCTTCAAAAAGTTCTTTTGTCTTTCCAGCTAAAGGCCTAGACTTATCCTCATCATGTAGTCTCTTCACAACAGTCTCATAACTTATCTTCAAGAATACACACATGGTCTTTGCAAGCACCAAGTCTCTAGCTTCTTCAGAGATGACAGTTCCACCACCTAAAGAGAGCACAACTAAATCTTCATCCTTAATCTCTTCTAGAACTTCTTTCAAAGTCTCGAGCTCTATCTTCCTGAACTTCTCTTCACCTCCATTTGAAAAAATTTCTAGTATGCTCTGTCCACTTCTGTTGACAATCTCCTGGTCTAAGTCGGCAACTTTGCAACTCAGCATCTTGCCGAGTTCTCTTGCGACTGTGCTCTTTCCAGCACACATGAAACCAACTAATGATATTATCATTTCTCTAGAATAGCGCTTCTGTTAGACTTCCTATGCTTGAAGGCTTCTTCCTTTTCTGCTCTTCTATCATCCTCAATGACAGCTCTCTGCATTGCCCATCTTGCAAGTACTTGTTCAGCAAGGCTCTCAACACTTTGCGCTGCAGCTCTGCTCGTGAGGTGTCATCTCTTGTCATGAACACCACCACATCATACTTCTGAGCATAGACTACCAAGAAAGTCTGGATCCAAGCTTTCCAGTCATGGGACTTTGCCTTAGTCTCTATCATCCCTTCAGTCATCTCTTTGAGGTACTTCTCAGCAAACTCTCTGTCATCTTCTAGCTTGTATGTCTCCAGAGATGGATACAAGAAGTTGGTTCGCTTGAGCTCTAAGTTTGGGAACCTGAGCCACTCATCCCCAACCTTCAAGTCTTCTGGCAGCAGCTTCCATGGTGTGATGTTCACACAGAGCCAATCTCTTGGGATGCTTGTGTAGAGTGTTGATTGTGCAGTGTAGAAGTCCATTTGTACAGCCCTCCTGTTAATATGAGAACAATACTTTATAAGACTTGCCTTTGCCTTTTTCTTAAAATTGAAAAGTGCAAACACATCAACACCATGATACAGAAAGAGTACAATGACCCTGAGAAGTTCATCACAGAGAATCCTGATGGGATGCTCCTGTCAACAAAGACAAAAGACCTCATCAGAGAGTGTGCAAGGCTCATACCTGAAGAGTATGGCAAGCTCTATATCATAGACTTCAAGGAGGTCCACAATGATGATCTGAAGATGCCACTCTGGGAGCTTGACAAAGAGAAGATATACTTCCCATGTGTCATTGAGAAAGTCGCAAAGATAGAGTCACCAATATATGACGACACAATATATGAGACTCTTGAGAAGTTTTACAGCTATGATGGGTACAACTCAGCAGAGAACTTCTGGAATGGTCTCTTGAAAGTTAAGGAGTATTTCACAGAGAAGTACAGTTGGTGGTTCAAGCAGAGAGAGCAATGCCCTTTTGTCAGGATCTGGGAGTCTTACCACAAAGAAGAGCTAGTTGAGAAGTTCCATATACAGAAGACTGATAAAGTCACCCCATACTTCACGAATGACTTGGCTGAGGCAGAGCACAGCATCAACTTCCTCAACCCATATTGGAGTGAGCTTGTGACACTCTACAGAGTCTGGAAGTGTGGATGGAAGAGCGACATAGTTGGGTTCCAGCATTACCGTCGCAGGTTTGCTACAATCCCAGACAAAGTCAATGAAGGTGAAGCCTACATCATGAAGTTCAACTACTTCACCAGAGACCAAGATCCTGTTGATCCAACTAGGTGGTGGGTGAACATACATGAGACAGCTGATGAGCAGGAAGCAATCGCTCACGGACAAATGACTGTGTATGACCAGTTCAAGATGCGACATGGAGAGAAATACATAGACAAGGCAATCGAAGTGATGCAAAGAGACTTTGCTGGATGCAACAGACAATGCATTGACTATCTCAAGCGCTCTAATGTGCTTGTGCCTTGGTGCTCATTCATCATGAGCTGGGATGACTTCTGTAGCCTAGCTCATTGGCTGTTTGGTGTGCTTGGCAAGCTGATGGAAGACATGCAGCTCAGCCTCAGCCTTGAAGCGTACAAGTGCAGGTTCAAAGAAGAGTATGGAGATGACAAGTATCAATGGAGGATGTTCTCATTCCTTGGTGAACGCCTCATCTCTGCATACCTTTACACAAACTTCAAGTGCATTCCGCTGAATGGAGATGTAAAAGAGTCATACATATTCAAAGACAACTATTACAATGAATAGAGAGCTATGGAGAATATCATAGAGAAGATCAACAGAGTGAACAGTGAGCAGTTTGCAGGAGTGAAGAGCATTTCAGTGTCTAAGCTCATCAGCTACTGCCACAAAGAGTTTGACAAAGAAGGGGTTGCAAAGAAGACTTGGGAGAAGCACTTCAATGATGAGAGCTCTAAGTACTTCCAGAAGAGCCCTGAAGAGATAATAGAGATGTGGGAACGAAAGGCGGATGAGAGTAGGATGCATGGGTCATTGCTTGATGAATATGCTGAAGCTTGCCTTGAGCATAGAGATGACATGAAGATGAGAGAGCTCTGGAAGCTGGACCACAACATTGGTGGTGAAGATGAGAAGCTGAACAGTGTAGTGCAGGGCCTTGACCAGTTCTTGAGTGACATAAGCAAGTCTGGCATCATTGAGTATGTTGGGCGTGAAGTGCAGGTGTATGCTAAAGTTGGAGATGCAATAGTGAATGGAAGGCTTGACTGCTTGTTTGTGCACAAGCCTGCCGGCATCCCTATGGTAGTTGACTGGAAGACAAATGAGAAGATTGAAGAGAGCAACAAATTCAACAAGATGCTAGGACCATGCTACATGCTAGATGACTGCAACTTGAACCACTACTCTATGCAAGTCGGTATCTATCGCATGGCTCTTGCTCAGACATATAACTTAGGAAAGTTTGAAGGCATCAATGCATACATTGTGCAAGTTGGGTGTGAAGGCATGAATGGGAGGAAGTACAAAATTTGGAAGCCAGCGGAGAAAGTCAACATAGACCTCATCAAGAAAACTGTTGACTTTGCTTGGCAGAAAGAACAAATTTTAAAAGACAAAGACTAAGAAGTCATGGAAATCATAAACGAGAAGAAGTCTGTAGCTGCAGCTTTGTTCTGGGCAGACATACAAAAAATCATAGCTTACATACAAGAAGAAGGCAAGAAAAAATGGTTCGGGTATAAGTTTTCTATTCCTAAAGATGTCTATAGTAATCAACTAGGAAAATATTTTGAGAACCTTAAAATCAATGTAAAAATAGTCAATGATTTAGTCTACAATGGTGAAACCTTTCCAAATGAAATGTATTATTGGACATCATATGAAGAAGAAAGGCTCAAAGAGCCAGATAAAGCTAATGATTATCCTGACAAGATGTCAAATGCAGTCATTGAGTTGAGTGTATATAAAGACTTGAACCATGATGGTCTTGAGATTGTGTTAGTTCATGAAATCAACCATCTATGGAGCACATACAATAAGATGAAGACTGAGATGACTAAGCCTGATGATCAAGAGATAGATTCAAGTGCATTGTTGGTGATGGATGGGCCAGTCAATGACCAAAAGTTGATGGGAATGATAAACTACTATGGGTATTCAAAGATTTGCAAAGATCTAATGTATTTGATATACCAATTATGATCTCCAACAGAAAGAAATGCATATGTTGCAGAATCTATCACAAAGTTGAAGAATGAAATCAAGTGGGAATACTATTATAACAAAGAACTTTCAGACAATGATTTGTGGAGGTTGTTCAAGACAACAAGCATACATGAGTTCATTGAAAGGTGCAAAGATGCAATCAACAAAATTCCATTCGTATCTAATGAAGAGTTAGCTGCAATGCTGGATTCATGCCACAATCTTAGAAATTATGAAAGATTAAAGCATCATCCAGATGAGTTCAGAAAAGTGCTTAGAACAAAGAGCTTAGATTATCTTGAGAAATATCAGAAGAAAATGTTACATGTCATGAAACTATGCAGAGAGATGTGTGAACATTATGCATTGAGACATGCAAAGGGCATTGGGTTAGTTGGCTCAAGGTCTTCAACAAATAGTTCCTTTCTTTTTGAAAGAATTGATGAAGGGATAGAGAAAGAAAGGATAGAAAACAAAGACTAAGAAGACATGGAAATCATAAACGAGAAGAAGTCTGTAGCGGCAACTTTGTTCTGGTCAGATATACAGAGAATCATAGACTACATGCAGGCACATGGAAAGAACAAGCCTGTTGGAACAATCATTAAAGTCCCTGAAGAGATTTGTTTTACTCTGCTTGGGAAGTATTTTGAAAATCTCAAGATAAGCTTAGAGATATCTAAAGAGATTGTATACAATGGAGAAACCTCTCCATTAGATGGCACCCAATATAATTGGGTTTCATATGAGGAAGAAAGAACAAAAGAGCCTGACAAAGCATTAGAGTTTCCAGATAAGCTCAAAGACATATCAATTAAGATAAAAGCTTTCAGAGACCTGAGCCATGATGGTCTTGAGCTAGTCTTAGTGCATGAAATCAACCATCTGTGAGAGACATACAACAGAGCAAATGTTGAGATGCAGAAGCCAGAAGATGAAGTCGATGAGACTTCTATGCTTGTCATGAATGGTCCAATAGACTTGAAGCTACTATTAAATGCACAGCAACTTCCTTGGATTTCAAAGAGATGCAAAGACATGCTAGGCTTGATGTATCAGATATGGTCGCCGACAGAAAGGAATGCATATGTTGCAGAGTCTATCTCTATCCTAAGAAGAGAGATACCTTGGCATGAATATGAAAAGAAGACTATATCCGATGAAGAGCTACTGAAGATGTTCACTACAACTAGCGTATACAGTTTCATACAAAAATCAAAGACCTTCATAGATGAAGACATTGAGAAACTCACAGAAAGAGAGCTAGAAGTCATCTTGTCTGTTTGTGTGTGCTTCAAGAATCCAAAGTCATTGCTTAAGTCTCCGGAGAAATTAAAAAAGATTCTAAAGACAAAGAGCTTAGACTATCTTGACAAATATCAAAAGAAGATGTTGCATGTTATGAAGCTATGCAGAGAGATGACAGAGAATTTCATGGTCAGGCACTTAAAAACAAAGGGGTTGCTTGGATTGACACTTGCAACAGAAAGGCACTTCTTGTTTGAGAAGATTGATGAAGAGATAGAGAAAGAAAAGATAAAGATAGAAGACAAGAAGGCATGGAGACTATAAGTGAAAAGATAAACTGAACATCTCCAGAAGTCACAAGATTAGTTGAAGAGATTAGAGAAGTCTGCTTCAAGGATGATGTGCACACTGATTGCTCAAAGAACCGAATCAAGCATTTTAAAGTGCATCATCTAAATCTCTATGAGCAAATCAAAAAACAGTTTCCTGAAGTCACAAAGCCGGCTGAGGTAGTTTGATGGTGAGAGTTCTATGTGAAAGGCTTGCACAAGTGCAGTGCATGTGGAAAGATGCTTGAATACGGCAGAGGGGACCATCACTACACCTGATGTGATGAGTTCAAGTTCACACCATTCTGCTCTATAGAGTGCTCAAGGTCTGAGAAAGGCAATGCTTGTAGGATGGAGAAGACAAACAAGGCTTTCAAAGAGAAGTATGGCTGCACATTTGGTGGCCAGTATGCTGGAAATGAAGAGTTGAGGAGAAAGCAGAGAGAAAGCTTGAAGAGTCACTTTGGTGAGGATGTTGAGAACCCAAGCCAGGCACAAGCAGTGAAAGACAAGAAAGTCAAGACATGCACAGAGCACTATGGTGGATATGGGTATGGAAGTGAAGAGCTGAGGAGGAGAGCTGAAGCAACATATAAGCAGAAGACTGGGTATAAGAATGCACAGCAAAATCCAGTGGTGAAAGCAAAGACTAAGCAAACAAACATTGAGAGATATGGCACAATCCTTCCAGCAAATGCAAAGCAATGGGACAACTATAGAAAAGAGTGGCTTTGGAAGTCTTGAGATACAAAGAGAGCAAACGGCACATTTGCATCATCTAAGATCCAAGATGAAGTTGAGGAGTACTTAAAAGAAAAGTTTGGGAAAGTTGAGCATGAGTGGAATAAAGACAAGAGATATCCATGGCATTGTGACTTCTATGTTCCGAGCTTAGATCTATTCATAGAAGTGCAAGGGATGTGGACACATGGAAAGCATCCATTTGATATCACTAACAAAGAAGACTTAGCTTTACTTGAAATGTTGCAGGAGAAATCAAAGACTTCGAAGTTCTATCAAAATGCTGTTGATGTTTGATCTATTCGAGATGTAGAGAAAAGAAAGAAAGCAATAGAAGAGAATCTCAACTTCTTTGAGTATTTTGGAAATGATTTTGAAGATTTCAAGTTACTCTTTGAAGACTATCTAAAAAACAAGAAGATGGAAGTGAAATAACTTCCATCTTCTTTGAAAAGTTCAACCAGGAGATTAAAGGGACACCTCATCTCAAAAATCCGCGCGGTATGTCATCTGAGCCGTCCAAAGATTGTCATTGCCATAGTCAAAATCACCAAACCCAATGTTAGTAGTTGGGAATATGTTGTAGAATATCCACTGCATGAATGGGTTGCCTACCCTGTCATGGCGGGTCACTGTCATGCTTGGTGCTACATAGTCCTTCTTGAGGCCCATCCTGCCAGTGAGTGGATCATAGATCAAGTCATTCCATGCACGCAAGAAGTTGTATGTGTAGTTGGATGGTGTGTCAGAAGTGTACCGAAGGTTGAGCTGCCAATTGATTTGGAGATCAACAGTAGTAGATGGCTGCGCACCTGCAAAGCTACGAACTGCAAACTTGTATTTCTGCTCTTTCACACTTCCAGAGCTCTTTGCGGTGTCAATGCCACTTACACTCTGTGCACCTTCAAGGATGACAAGCACTTCTTCATCAGAGGAAGACAGCCCAAGGCCAGTTGGAGGGTCCAGCTGGATCGTGAACATGTTTCCATATATAGGCTCATACAAGGATGTAGAGACACGTGAGCTACGGTAGTTGCTGAGTCCCAACAGTCCTTTTGACTTTTGTTCTGCCATATTTCTAAATAACTAAAATTTCATCTGTATGGTATTTATTTTGTTGTGGCTAGAAATATGAAGCAAAAGATCAATGAAAGATTTTTTGAGATTTTTCATCTTCTTCCAAGACTTCTTCCTCTAGGACAATAAAAACTTTGAACATTTCAAAAAATTGAAGAAGATGAAAGTCATCATTGTAGAAGGTCCTGCTGGACTTGGAAAGAGCTTGACAATAGACAACTTGCTTGACAAGATAGACAAAGAGAGTGATGGGAAGGCATTTGTGAAGTATGTGCGTTGCCAGCTTCCTGAGCAGAAGTCAGACATCATGACAATCAAGAAACCTTATGTGAGCCTCATAGATGAGCTCAAGGCGGATGCTGAAGATGAAGAGTTTGACTATGTCATCATTGAAGGATTCATTGAGAATGCAATTGTACATGTGCCTTCTCTGAGGGCTGAGCTCCAAGAGTTCTCCGACAAAGTTCTTGCAAGAGACTTCATCTCTGCTCTTGGTGAAGACAATGTGCTCTATGTCCAGCTTGCTGCATCTCCTAAGTGGGCTTATTCTACAGATGGTTCAATGACGGAAGCAGAGAAGGAAGAAGAGGCAAAGCTCTATGATGAAGCTTTCGAGCAGGCTCCTTACAAGCACAAGAACAAGGTGCATGTAGAGCAGAACAATGGCTGGAAGGTGAACTTCAGAGTGCTTGATGAAGCTCTTGGAGGATTTGAGCTCTAGCTCAAGGCTTCAAGCTTTTTCATATTTTCATTTTGTGTAGTTTGGTTTTGGCCACACCTGAGAGATAAATCTTCTTGGTGTGGCATTTTTGTGCCATCTAACTTGTCTATCACACACATGGCTAAGAAGAAGTACAATGTAGAGTCAATCCTTGAGGAAGTCTCCTCTGAAGACATACTCCAAGATGGGGAAGTCAACCTCAACTCATTCATATTGAAAGACGAGCTCTGCCCAGAGATTTGGCATGAAGGAAAGCTTGACAAGAGAATCCTCTCGCAGCTCGAGAAAGTCGCAAATGACTTCTTTGAGAAGCTTGACCTTGGGGACATACTCCCAGAGCTCTCTGAAGAAGAGATCCAGACTAAGCTCAGAGACATATACTTTATAGGGAGCCTTGCCTCTTACAACTGGTCTAAGTACTCCGACATTGACTTGCATCTTGTGATGGACTTCACAGAGCTTGCAGATGAGCATGACATGCCTCTCCTCAAGAAGTACTTCACTGCTTGCAAGAATGAGTGGAATCTTGCACACCCTGACTTGAAAGTCCTTGGCTATGAAGTTGAAGTCTATGTCCAAGACATCAATGAAGAGAATGCGGCAAATGGCATCTACAGTGTGATGGATGATGAGTGGGTCAAAGAGCCAGAGACGATGGTCGAAGCAAACCTTGACAAGAGCCTTGTGCTGAAGAAAGTCAAGGACATCATGGTGCAAGTCGACATGCTTGAGAGATTGGTAGAAGGTGCCCAGACTAAAGACTCGCTTGCATTGCCTTCTGAGTTTGCAAGCTCACTCTGGTCAAAGATCGTGCTCTCTAGGAGAGAGTCGCTTGCAGCCGGCCTTGGTGAGATGAACACGGACAACATCATCTTCAAGTGCTTGCGCAGGCTTGGCTACCTTGAGAAGCTCAAGAAGCTCAAGAACAAGATCTATGACTTAGAGAACAGCACTGAGAGAGACTAAGAGCTCTACAGCACCCCTAATGAGTGGAGGGTCTTCTCTGTGATGATGACAAACTCACAACCCCTCTCATTCACATACTTCTTGGCGGCGTTCCACTTTGCGACATTCACTAAGTAAGTGTTTGCCTCATTGATGTATCTTCGGTGGTCTTTGAGCTTTGCACCTTGCTGGAGCGGCTTTGGGGCTTGTGTCTGAGCATAAGGCTTCACTTCACCGAACACTTTCTTCACTGTGCCATCTTGCTGCTTCACTTCCCACCAGAAGTCTAGGTAATATGTAGCTGGTGCAAAGTTGTGTGGGTCATTTGGATCTAAGCCTTGAGCCCTGCACTTAGTGAGGTTCTTGACTGGGTTGAGGTATGGTATGCCTATAGGCTCTGATGCTCACCGCACTATAGATGGAGACCGGTCAAGCCAAGACATGAAGGCATACTCTCATGATGACCGATACTCATTCACTCTAGAGATGCACTTCTCTGGATGGAGGGAAGGGATGAAGTACCCTTGCTTGTATCGAGTCTTGGACTCATCTAGTATTGGTGCATTCCTCTTCTTGTATGCAGCTAGGCTGCTTGCCATGTGCTATGAGATTGGGTTCCACTCTGGGATGACAGATGTGTCACCAATGACATCCCAGTCATTGCCGGTAAAGACATACTCTTCATATGTGCCATCTACCTGCTTTACAAGATAGAATGTGTTTGACTCTGGTGTAGATGGGAGTGCACTCACGACTTCCATCTTCCATGCAGAAGCAGAAGCATTTGCAACATACTCTTCAAAAGCCTCTTTGGTGACATATCCAGATCCTTCATCATCACTTCCTGCACTGTACCTATGCACACGGCGGTCATTCTCAAAGATTGAGCCTAGCACTTCTAAGTTGACTTTAGAAGAGATCTTAGCATATTTAGGGAGAGCCGTACTTGGGTCTGGGATGAGAGCAGCTTTAGAAGTGTCTTCTGGTGTCACAGTAGTGACATCGTATCTTGGATATGATATGACTTTGACTGACATGTCTAGATAAAATCTTTATATCTAAATTTATCTAGAGGAGGCATTTGTGAAAAAATATTTCACAGTTTCGAAAGTTTGTGTTATATTTGCAACAGAAACTAAAAGACAAGAACATGAAGAGAACCCACAGTATGTGTCATGGCTCTTCACTTCAGGTGCGGCAAACTTCTCAAAGACTTGCTTGAAAGAGATTGTAGCTGCTGGGCATGAAGACATAGTTGAGATGATCAACAAAGAGAAAGACAAGAAGGCGCAAGCTCGAAAGCTGAAGAGGGAGAAAGCCTTGAAGACAGAGAAGTTCAACGAGCTTATAAAACAAGGAAACTGGGAAGAAGCCGAGAAGTACATCTAAGCAGATGGAAGAGCAAGAGACCATAGAGCAGCAGTCACTGGCAGATAGGCTCCAGATGATACAAGAGAGATGGACAAGCAGGGTCACAGCTCTGAATGAGAAGATGAAGACTCTGTATGACATTGACTCTCTGCTCAATGTTGTGTATGCAGACAGGCAGGATCTTGTCGACTACTACACAAACATCATGTTCACTCTTGCAAAGCTCACCAAGCAGTACAATGTGAAAGCAGCTGAGTGCTACAACAAGCTCAAAGTTGGTGAGAATGGCATCAGATACACAAATGAGAGTGCAATCAACAACCAGATAGAAGCACAGCTCAGTGAGTTCAAGCATCCGATTCAGCTGCTCAGCTCACACATTGAGTATCTCAGGGAGACGATGAAGACCATAGACTCACTCATCTTTGGGATCAGCAGCAAGATAAAGGTGTATGAGCTTGTGAATAGCAAGAGCACAAAGTAGCAACCCTCAGATAGATAATACATAATTAAGAAACAAAGAAGATGGAAGTCAACAACAAATATTCATTCTCTCTTGAGCTTGCTATAGTAGCATTGCTTGCAGCTCAAGGGCTCTCATTCACTTACTATGTCGTAGGTGAAGCTAAGAAGAGGAAAGTGAAGAAGATCCTGCAAGAAGTTCTTGATGGTGGATCTTGGTCAAATGTGGAGGTTGTCGCACAAGACACTGATCGTGAAAATGAAGTTTCTGGTGACATTGAGATAGATGGATACCACATTGATATAAAGACAGGCAGTGGCGAGAACACTACCGGCTCGGTGTCTGCATATCTTGACAGCCCGATCCACACTGATGTAGACTACTACCTCTCTACAGATGCAGATGGCGGCAATGTGAAAGTCTACTCTGCTATAGATGTGAAGAACTCTATGGTGAGAGGCACTGAATGGAGAAAAAGCAAAATCAATCCTGGCCAGTCATACATCCCTCTCTGGAAGTTCAATGACATCAGCAGCTCCCTCACAGATGAGACTCTTCGTGAAGTATATCACACTGTCAGAGATGGCTCTGACTGGATTGCTAAGAATGTCGTGCCAATCCACAACATGCTTTGGAGGCAATAAGCCATGAAAGAGAATGAGATGATAGGGACAGAGAACTACAAGGTGAAAGACTGCCCATTCCATGTGCCTAAGCAGAACATGAAGTTCTTCAAGGCAATGCAAGATGCAGTAGCTGGAAACACACTCTCTTCAGAGTTAGCTGACATGTTTGTGAAGTCACAATCTAAAAGTTAGATACTATGGACTACCACTACGCACCACAGCAGGTGAAAGATGAAGGAGCACTTGCACTCTTAGGAGAGATCAGAGATCTCCTCAAGAAGCTCACAGAGCAGAATGGAGAGATCTTAGAGAAGCTCAGCAAAGGCAGCAATGCCCTGAATGGATAAGGTGACATGATACTCAATGGCAAGCATAGTAATGGAATCACAAAGATAGGAAACCTCATTGAGTGGTTCCACCAACTTGCTGTGTGCTGCCAAGTCTCTGATGAAGAAGCCCAGAGCTGATGCGCTTCAACTGTAGAGGTTGATGGCTTGACTTATGTGAACCTCAACAAGATGAAGTATAGTCTGTCATTGCCTTCATGGAGTGATTTGTTTGATGTTGCACCAAGTGTGAGGTTTGGCTATGTGCCTTCTGTGAGGTTCTACAGTGTGCCTTCTTCTGACAAGCTTGTGCCGATGTGCTGCAACAACATCTTGATAGAAGACAACTTTGTGAAGGACTTAGGTCTTCTCTCAAAGCTCTACATTGCAAAGAATGGAAGCCCAACACAGTCTGTGCACATCATTGCAAACAAGCTCACAGACTTCTCATTCCTTGGCAGCTTCTTTGCAACATATGAGAGAGATGAAAAGCCAAGGCTCACTCTCAAGATCATTGACTATGCAGATGTTCCAGATGAGCAGCTCAGGAAGATCGCACGGTGCACAGCAAAAGTGAACTGCACATTGCTAGTTGCAATGGAAGACAATGTGTGGTCTAAGCTCCTCAAGCTCTGTGAGGAAGAAGGATGCAACATGAAGTGCATCCACTCAATATCGACAGGCAAAGCCTAAGACTTTCAAGTTTCAGTTTGATAAAATCTAAGCTTGGTGAAAGACCAAGCAAAGTTTAAAGTTTTTTATAAAAGTTAAAGTTAGTTAAAGTTATGAGCAACAACCCAATGGACATCTTCAATGTTGTCCCGACAATCCAAGATGCACAGGTGAACAAAGTCTCTGATGAGTTCCATCCTAGTCCGAAGAACTCTAAGAATGGAGTCTATGAAGCTGTGGTTAGGTTCCTCCCGAACCCAGATGATCCAGCAAACAAGTCTGTGCTCAGGAAGAATGTAGCATTCTTGACGAATCCAATCACAAATGAGAGCAAGCTTGTAGACTGCCCTTCGACTGTGGGCAAGCCTGACCCGATAGTGAACACCTTCTTCACATTGAGGAAGTCTAACTCCGCTGTCAAGCAGGAGCAAAGCAAGATGTTCAGCCGTAGGCAGAGGTATGCAAGCTTGGTCCAGGTGCTGAAGTGCACGACAAATCCAGACCTTGAGAACAGAATCCTCATCTGGAACTACGGCATCAAGATCTATCAGAAGCTCCAGAATGAGATGGCACCCGCAATCGGTGATCCTCGCAACCCGTTCGATGTGCTGAATGGCCGTGCATTCCTTGTTAAAGTGAAGGAAGTAGGCGGGTTCAGCAACTATGATGACTGCCAGTTTGTCGATGTCGACAAGAGTGTGAGTGCATTCAGGATTGAGACTTCTAAGGGATTCATCCCTGTGACCCAGGAGCTCATTGCATCAGAGAAGGGCAGGAATGCAATCGTCACATATCTCAAGGAGCACATGCCTGACACGACACCTTATGAGTACCATGAATGGGATGAGCAGACTGAGCAGTTTGTGTCTCAGGTCATCAAGATGTACATAGATCCAAACTATGTGCCTAGCTCTGCAACTTCTGCTCCAGCACAAGGACCTGCAGCGACTCCGACTATTGGCAGCTTGACACCTAGTGCTGACATAGTGTCAAGCGCTCCTAAGCAGCAGAGCTCTGGCTCTCTTGACCTTGACAGCCTTGGGATTGGCAATGTCGCAGAAGTAGTCAACCAGAGCAATGTAGCTCCTGCACCTCAGCCGAGCACTGAGATGCCGGATCTGTCTGACATCCTCTCGAACATCCTCTAAGCCTGTTCTTGTTTTTCATACTTACATAACATGCAAGCCTTGTGTCTAGATGATGCAAGACTTGCATCTTTCTTTTGCATACAATCTTGTGAGATGGAAGCAACAAATGACATGTTCAATGTGAGCATCAATGCTCTGCAAGACACCAATGTCTCAATAGAAGACACAAAGGAAGAGCTTGCAGACAGAGTGAGCATGATACTCAAGAGAGAGTTCCCGCACAACATGCAGAAGCAGAGAGTGAAAGTGACTCGAGAGAGCCTCAACTTTGCATGCCCATACTGTGGAGACTCTGCAATAGATGACTCTCGCAAGCGTGGGTACCTCACATTCGCTGGCAAGTGGGCAGGACACTACAAGTGCTACAACTGTGGCAAGCACACATCAGTGCTTAGGTTCTTCAAAGACTTCAATGAAGAGCCAAGCTTGGCAGCTGTGGCATTGCTTGCAGATGTGTCTTCAAACTCTGCACAGAGGATGCAAAGCAGTACAAGAGCATTCAATGGATTTGACAGAGAAGAAATCAAGAAGTATGGAGTTGAAAAGATCAAGCTTGCGGCATTGCTGAGGGCATTTCCAATAGATGATCCTATCAGTGCGCCATGCAAGGCATATCTCATTAAGAGGAGGCAGCTTGACCTCTCAAAGTTCATGTACATCCCATCACTCAAGTGGCTTGTCATCTTGAACTTTGCAGATGACATTGTCATTGGTATGCAGCTCAGAGACTTGACCGGCCAACGACAAGCGCGATACAATACTTTCAATCTGTCAAGAATCCACTCAAGCATATTGAGAAATCATGTTGAGGTCCCAACTAAGCTTGATGAGTCATCTCTCATCTACAACTTGTACAGCATTGACTGGAACAAGCCAGTCATCGTGACTGAAGGGCCGCTCGACTCATTCTTAGTGCCAAATGGCATTGCGACAGCTGGAGCAAACAAGCATGTGAGCTTGCCAATGAAGCTCTGGTGGCTCTTTGACAATGATGAGACTGGAAGGAAGCATGCAATCGAGAAGCTCAACAACAATGAGCAGGTGTTCATGTGGGACAAGCTCATGAGAGACTTAGGTCTGCCACAGCGCAAGAAGTGGGATGTGAATGATGTTGTGATGTGGATGCACCTGAATGGAATCAACAAGAAGGTAGACTGGCTGAGCTACTTCAGTGATGACCCATTCGACATGCTCTCTATCTAAGTCAGGGTGTAGGATGCCCTAGGAATGCGACATTTTGCCCTAGTGGGCGGCTAAGCCCAATTCTGAATAACTAATCAAAAAGTCAAATTTGAAGATTTGCCATCACCAGGCGGCAAACTTTCAAATACAAAGAGAGAATATCTTATGACATCCTCTCTTCATTATTAAAAAAACGAGTGCTTGCTTAGTCAGAGTATCCAATTGCAGACAGCGGGCAGTACCAAGCCTCAAAGATCTCTTTCTCATCTGTTCCATTGAGAAGCCTCTCTGGGAAGAACATCACAAGCAGCAGGCCAGAGTCTGAAGAGTAGTGTCCTTCAACTTCACTGTCTTGGCATGCAGTCTTGATGAGCTCATTGCACTTATTCACAAGCTCTTCTTTGATGTCACTTGCTTCTGGGACAGATGTTGGCCTTGTGTCCCCAGCAGAGTTTGCCCAGACATAGCCATGCTCTGCCATCTGCCTTGACATCTCCTCAGCATCAAATGCCATTAGCAAGCTCGTGATTGCTTTCTGGCATGCAAGCCTATATTCTAAGTTGTCTCTCAACCAGTTGTTGCCTCTTGTCTTTTCCATGAGCCTAAAAGTTTTGTATGTTGCAAATTTAACAAAAAACTTTGAACTTTGTCTTAGTTTCCATGAAAAAGTTAAGGGACAAGCATTCTTGCTTGTCCCTCTTGGAAATGCTATTTCTCATGGCAAAGTTCTAGCAATCCATCTTATTCACTTGGTATCTTCCAGTTGTATGTCGACCCATCTACAGTCAGCCAGCCATCTGCATATGTCGCTCATGTCGGTGTAGAGTCTGCACCGACACCAATGTAGAATGTTGATGTGTCTGTCACCTCAGATCATTTGTATCCAGCTCCTCATGCTGCCCACCACCAGTCTGTCTCTTGTGCATTACCACTCTCATCTACATAGTTTGGATTCAGATACTGGAAGAATGGTGTGCTTCCAGAGTCAAGAATCTCCATCTTTGAAGAGTCAAGTATGAATGTGATCTCACCAACTGAAGTATCTAAGAGAGTGACTTTAGTTGTCTTCCCACCTTGAGCTGTCAATGGAGCAACTTCAATGACTTTGTTTTGACAATACCAATCAATATAGAGCCAAGCAGGAGCAAGAGGCTCTTCAGATGCACGATTGTCTCATGACTCAATGCCTTTCTTGTTGCCAATGTAGAAGATGTTCTCTTGCTTGTTCTTGGAGGTAGAGATGTTGATCTTTGCAATGACTTGAGGTGGCTCAACTGCCCACACCGAAACATCATTCGCCCAGTCATATCTCAAGAACTTGCTCATGTGATAGCTCTGCATTTCTTGGTATCCATCCAAGACATTGATAGTTGTTGATATTTGGTAGAGTGAGCCACAAGTGAATGTCACTGGCACAATGTCATAAGTGTCATGAGAGTGCATCTTGATTCTGACAATGCAAGCTGGATCTTCTTCTGTGCTGCCAGAATCTGTGAGAGCTTCACTTATGTCATATGTGATTGACTCTATGCTGACCAAAGTCTCATCAATTGAGACGTCAACTGTCTGCCACTCATTCCACGGCCAGATGTTGAGAGAGATCTCAAACTCTTCATCTGCAATGACAGACTTGCCAGTCTCTAAGTTGAATGAAGCAACCCACCAGCTCTCAGCATCTGCCATGTCTTGGAGCGTCCAGCCTTCTGGCACACCAGAAGCAGAGTTAAGTGGGAACAAGTCTTTTGAAGCAGCTGGCAGCTTGTAGAGTGTGCCAGAAGTCGAGACATCTACAAGCCAAGCATTGATGGCAGCATTGCTTTCATCTTGTGTTGGAGCAGTCGTCTGTGTTGTCACGACACGTGAAAGGCTAGTGCAGCCACTGAACATGCTGTTAAATGCATGCTCAGCCGGAGCTGAGACATTTAGACGCTGTGTAGCTGTGAGTGAGGTGCAGCCACTGAACATCCTCTCACAGCCATAAGATGCAACTGAAGTCGCAGACATTGCTGGCATCGCCCTCAAGCTTGTGCAGCCTTCAAACATGCTGCTATATGCATTCTCTGGAACATCTGTTGCAGAGAGAGACTTTGGTGGTGTTGTGAGTGAGGTGCAGCCTTCAAACATGCTTTGCATCGAGCCATGTCCGAGTGTTGTTGCAGCAATGCTAGGGCCTTTCACCAAGCTTGTGCAGTCTTTGAACATCCCGGCATAAGTGTGCTTTGCAAGAGCAGCATCAGAGAGCTTTGGCACACTTGTGAGTGAAGAGCATCCATCGAACATGTGCCAAAATGCACCAACTGAAGCATCAGCTGGCACTTCAATCGACAGCTTTGATGCTGATGCCAACCCAGTGTCACCACCAAAGAGCCATGCATAGCGATACTCATCAGTGCTTGACAGCACTCCATCTGCATATGCAGCTGACAGAGGTCCAGACACAGAGTGCTTGCTCTTAGAGTTGATCTTCCAAGCCACATTGTCTTTCTGTGTCGTTGCACTTGTCTTGCTTGTGAACTGCAAGCATGCAGACTTCCCTTCAGCAATAGTGATTGAAGTTGATGTGCTCTCTTCCCATGTCGTGCCACTGTCATAGGACACTTTGTATGCAAGAGATGGAAGCTGTGCAGGGTCATCTGCAACGCTCACAAAAGACAGAGTCATCTCACCGGTGTCCTCATTAGTGATCTTGAACCATGAGCCTGTGTCTTCTGGCCAGATTTGCACGTCATTCCAAAAGATTGCCTTCAATGGCAAGCCATTGTATGTGCCAGTTGCTGTGTTGCTGACTTGTATGTCACCTATCTTGAGAGCCATGCCTTCTCTTTATGCTTTGATTGTGAGAGTCTCAGTGTCAGCATCATATGTGAACATGCTGCTGATTGCTGACTTGTATGTGTCTGACGCATCTGCGCAGCCACCTTCTGCTCCACGTATGCTGAGCCCGGCTATAGTGCAGCTGCCAGTGCCTCATGTGCTAGAGTCACAGAAGACCATGTTGCTTGTTGGGCACAGCACATCAGCTCCATAGAGTGTGAATGTTGCTGTAGAGTTCTCCATCTTGATGAAAGTCGGCACAAGGCTGCCGTAGTCCCAGGTCTCGCCGTTCACAAAGAACCTCGCATTCGTGATCATCGTGCCAGGCCCACTGAGCTTGAATCCGGTCTGGTATGTGTCTATGTAGCAGTTCGTTATCATGTCTGCACTGCCAACATAGAAGACAGAGCCTTCAACAATCTTGTAGTCCTTGGAGCTCTTGAAGTCATATGTCCATGCATGCACATTCACTATAGAGCAAGAGCCGCCTGAGTTGATCGCTGTGTGGCAGTTTATCATGTTGACATCTGAGATTGCGCAGTCACCATTCAGTGCGATGCCTGTGCTCCAGAGGCCACCCCATGCATGGCTGTCATCATAGTCATTGTCAAGCAGCAAGTGGTGGCAGTTCACCTGGAATGAGAAGTATGCATTCTTGGTCGTGCCATTGTCATCATAAGTGTATGTGATCGCCGGCTGGTGGATGCCGTAGTTGACGAAGTTGCGAATTGTAATGTGTGAGATGTCAGTGTCCATCTGTGTGCCTACATAGATGCCAGACTTAGCACATTGATTGCACTCAATTGTGCCACCACGGCCAGTGATGAAGCTTCCAAATGTCGGCTTGTGGCCATTGATGACATTCATCGAGCCAGAGAACCCATTTTCACCTAGAGCTGGCTCGCCTGGCAAGTAGCCATTCATCTTGATTGCATATGACACACTGCAGTCTTTCCATGAGAGTGTCGCTCTATCAAGGTAGATGTGCATGAGCCCAAGAGACACCTCATCCTTCATGACATATGTGCCGGCTGGGAAGTAGAGTGTCTCATAAGGGTGCTCTGCATAGAGATCCATGAGAAGCTGTGCATTGTCTGTCTCACCATCATTCACAAGCCCATAGTCAAGCACATTCACATATGGTGCAGACATCATCCCTGCGATGATCGGATCTGGATCTGCTTCAGTGATGTCCTTTGCAACTCTCTTGATTGAGAGCACTTGGCCAAGAGAAGCATCAAGCAGCACACTAGCATCTATGACTTCAGATGTGAAGAGCTCATTGCCTTTGAAGATTGAGCCGCCTCCATCTGGGCTGTGCTTGAACCCAATCGCATTCTCTGGAAGCTCAACACTGCCAGAGTACACAGAAGATATGTCATAGAAGAGAACTTTGTCCATATAAGTGTCTTGTTAAAGATTAAACCAAGATATTTATTCTTAATTGTGAACTAGTGTGTTATTTGAGATCTAGCTGATCACAGAAAACACAACTGTTCAACTACTTGACAATGTGAGCATTAATGAGATAAAAACAGAAATGGAAGTTCTAAGTGATGGAAAGTCGATATTTCATAGATCCTGTGGAAGTGCAGGATGTTGAAGGAAGGATGGTGAACGGCACTTCATACTTTGGTGACACAGTAGAAGCTTCTACTTCTCAGCTCAAGAGCTTGTTCCCAAGGCATATAAACAGTGCTGGGTCGGGTGATGGCAAGGTCAAGCATGAGATGGTGTGGGCAATCCATGACATGAAAGAAGGAGATGTCAAGTATGTCACACTCTATGACTGGAAAGAAGACTGGGAGAGCTTGACAGAAGATGACAAGATTGAGTTTCATGTAGGCGGCAGAGGCAAGCGCTGGACAGAAGTTGGAGCAAAGCTCATTGAAGAAGAGATCAGGAAGGCTTCAGAGCCAGAGATCTTCTAAAAAGAAAGCATTGTCATGATAGTGGAGAGCTCCAGTCCATTAGATGAGAAGCAGAGTGTTGCTGCTTTCATGTTCCTCAAAGGGATAGAGGCTATTACAAAGAAGATACGGAGAGACTGTGCTGGGTTCAGGCCTGGTGAAGTCATCTCATTCCCTGTCACAAGGAGCCTTGCTCCGGACATCACAAAGTGGTTCTCAAGCTTCTCTGTTGAAGTCTGGATCTCTGATGAGAAGATGGATGGTGGTGAAGTTGGTCCTGCTTCTGATGCTGGATATGAGTGGATAGACAACTCTGACATGAGAGCAAGCGGGATAGATGCGCCAGACATGATAGATGGCATCTTGCTGAAGATGTGGGTTGCACCATCTCTAGAGAAAGAGTCAATAGAGATGGTGCTCATCCATGAGCTCAACCATCTCTGGACAACTTATGAGAGGTTCAAGAAGCTTGAAGCTAAAGATGATCAAACCAAGCAGCTTGCAATGCTCATGAGGATGAATGGAAGTGTAGACAATCAGATGACTACAAGGCTCTTGAAAGCAGCTCAGCCGGGTACAGCTTTCAAGACATTGCTCACACTTGTCTACAGGCTCTGGAATCCTGAAGAGAGACATGCATTCACAGCTGAGGCTCTCTCATGGTTCAAAGACTCTGTTGACTGGTCTGTGAAGAGAAGCAACAGTGAGCTGCAAGACCTTATACATGAATCTCCTACATGGAAGTTCATCAAAGAGACTAAAGATCTCATAGAGAGTGACTTTGCAAATGTCAGTGAGTCAGACTTCAAGAAAGTGAAAGTCCTTTGCTTCAGAGACAAAAAACTAAAGGCAATGCCGATAGATAAGTTCATCAAGCTTTTCAAGGAGAGGACTAGAGAGCTCATCACAGACTATGAGAAGAGAGTCTGGAAAGTTGTGGCTCTTGGCAGAGACTTGTCAGAACACTGGGAGATACGAAACAACAAGAAGATTAGGTTCCAAGACTTTAGGAGGGTCTAGAGACTAGAGGGTGTTGGTACGACTTCATGGAAGCTTTCAGAAAGTGGGGAGATAGACTTTAGAGAATGGGCTTAAGAGAAGAGAGTTCACAATCTTTAGAGGATGATAGTACTGAGCATTTCGATTGAAGATAATGTCAGTTCCTAAGAATTTCCAGACCTAGTTTTCTTTGCTTTTTCTTGGAGCTCTCTAGATGCCATTCCTCATCCACCATATCTTTCTTTCATAGTCTTCATAGCCTTCTTCTTGATCTCTTCAGATTGATTTCAAACTCCACCATGACGCTTGATAGAGGTCTCAATCATCTTTGCTTTGATTACTTCATTTCCAGCCGGGGATGTTGAGCCATATTTCTCAAGATTGGTCTTCATTCTCTTCTCATGGAACTCTTTTTGTTGAAGTCATTCACTCAACTCCATATTTTTCTTTGTTTGTCTCCTTTGTCTTGTTTTTTATCATCTCTATGCAAATCTGGGATTTCTTGCATTCATTTGAACATACCATTGGATATCCTAAAGCAAATCTGGAGAAAGGAAGAAAGTCTCCACACACAGGGCATGTTAATGGAGAATTGATTCCATAGATCATCCTATACAAAATCTCTTGTGGCTTCATCCCAGGCTTATCATGATATCTGTTCATCAGATAGTCATAATAGTCTGGCTCATGAGCTTTGAGCCATTTTGTTCCAATATGAGTATGGTTATACCAGGTTCTTGTTGAAGGATCAATGAAATGGTTTATTATATCTTTCAAGGCATGTCTCTTTTATCTTCTCTTTAGTCTCTTTCGATTTCAAGACATTGTCTACACCATACCTCTCAATGCAAGTCCTCTTTGCTTTCTCCTGAAACTCTCTTGACTTCATTGGGTTGTCAACACCATATTTCTCAACAAGTGTTGCTTTTATCTTTTCTTTGACTTGATCTGAGCTCCATGAACATTCAGTGCCATATCTCTTCAAGCAAGTCTCTTTTGACTTTGCTTTTGCTTCTTTTGTCTTTGCAACATTGTCAACTCCATATCTGTCAAGACAAGTCAATCTAGCTTTCTCTTTAGTCTGTGCAGTTTTTGCTAGGTTGTCAATACCATATCTTTCTAAAGATGTCTTTAGACTTCTTGACAATAGCTTTCTTTCCTTCGCTTGAGTATTTGCACTCTTTAGAGCAGTATGTCTGATATCCTAAAGAGAACCTATGAAATGGTATTTGATTGTTGCACACTAGACATTTTGGCGCTTCATCAACTTTGTTCAAAATCCGGTAGATGACTTCTTGAGGGTCCATGTCTTCTTTATCATGATATCTGTTTATCAAGTAGTCATAGTATTGAGGCTCATGGACTTTTAGCCAGGTTGACCATAGATGCAAACGGTTATATCATAAACCAGTAGAAGGATTGATGAAGTGATCTATTATGTCTTGGTCTGTCATTTTCTTGTCATTTTATCTTTATACAAACAAAAAATTAAAGGTTCATATATTTCTATATGAACCTTTAATTTAAATAGACTAAGCTAAGTTTAAGATTCTGAAGAACTTATGGTCCCTAACTTTTGCAAAGTGAATGACATCACAATCTTCTCCATGCCTTTGCTCATCTCAAGATCGATATCAACAAGTCCAAAGGAATTTTGGATGACCTCGCTTGTATTGTTGCTTTCATCGCATACAATCGAGTAGGCTTGGATTGCACCACTGTTACGTGCTGCTTGGAGGATAGGAGTCAGCTTCGTCACAATTGCTGCCCTTGTCGCTGCAGTGTTATAAAGAAAGTTGAACTGCTTTAGCACTGCCTCACACTCAATCTCAAGAGTGTTGAGGTTCTCACGGACATGCAGCTTGTTGAAGTCTGACTTCAATGTCTGATAGCAAGTCTGGTTGCCATAGATCATGATCTGCCCATTCCTCTTGATGAGAGTGTTGACACCCATCGGCTCAAGGTAGTCACGGTCCTCTTGGTCAGCAAGATACTCGATGTCATTGATCTTCGAGTTGGTCAAGATGCCATTGAGGTTTGCTACGATCATCCATGGGTCACCACCTTGGTACTTGTGCATGAGAGTGTTGGACACATCAGCTGCAGGTGGCACGCTGAGAGTCTTCGACCCAACCTTGTAAGTGAGGTATGGCCAGAAGGCAGCGGCAAACTTGGCGCCATCATCTTCAGAAGGCAAGCTGAAGCTCTTAGTTGCATAGAGCTCACGGTTGCCACCTTCAGGGATGTACTTCGTGTTGAATGCTGGCTTCACTTCCATTCCTTGCACATAGCTGTCGCAGAAGTATGGGTTCTCACTGCAAGCAAACTCCTTCATAGATGGGAGGTTGAGGAGAGCCGTGCACTTGCCACGTTGCTTAGCCACACGAGCAAGGTGTGTCTTGCCGCCGAGGCCAGAGTCAAGGCCATAGCCCATAGAGTCGACGATGTACCTGAAGTCAACCATCTCATTGTTGCACAAGCCACGCAGGATGCCTTCATCCTCAAGCACCGCATAGATCTTCTCGATGCCACCTTCAATGTCGATGTTGCCATCAGCATCATAGCCTGGCTTGTGGCGAGAAGTGATCTTCAATCCCTTGAGAGGAATCCAACGGAGAGAGGTAGACACAGCGTCATCAGTGATTGGGAGCTGGCGAACTACACTATCTTCGAGAGTGTTCACGAAGATGCTTGAAGTTGCCTCAGTGCTGCCGACACCACCAATCGATGCGTAGTCGACGCCTGCCGTAGGCCATGTAGTGATCTCAGCAGAAGAAGAGTCATAGTCGACGCCATACTCATCTTCCCATGTGCTGATCTCCTTGATGTAGCCGTCTTCAACCTCATCCTCATACATGTTGTTGCCATCCTCATCCCAGATTGCTGGATAGAACTTGATGAAGGTGCCAGTGCTATTTCCGGATGCATCTTTCTGCTCAACCTCAACAAAGTCACGCTCAGTTGCATGCTGCTCAATGAGCACTGGATCGACAGTGGTGAAGAGGTAGAATCCCTGGGTGCCAAAGTCAGTGTTGACAATCATCTTAGACTGAGTGTAGTCATAGACAGTCGACTTGTAAGTGAACTGACTAGAAGCATTCACATTGACGAAGATCTTGTCAATCACACGGGTGATGCCTGGGATTGTCTTGTACTTCTGAGCAACACCAACCTCATTGTTGAAGGCGATGTTGTTGACATAGTCGCCGATCTTGATAGAAGAAGCTGCATCATCATCCATCACGATGAAAGTGGTGTAGTTGTCTTCCTCAACAGGGGTCTTGCCATCAGAAGTCTTGCCTGCATCATGGAAGTATGCTACAGAAGGCACATAGCTGACGAGCTCGCTTGTCCCAACGCCTGCCTCAGCGGTGTAGTTGTAAGAGAGGAAGTCAATTCCATATGTCTGGTCTACAGAGCCATACTCAGCAATGACGAGGTTGCCAAGAGAAGCATCTGCCTCAGCTGTGATGGTGTAGGTGACAGGATTCTTGGAAGTTGGGTAAGTCACCTCATAGCTCTCGACCTCATCCTCATCATTGACGTTGACGTCGACGTTGATGTCAGAAGAAGTCTGCTCAAAGACATCATAGTAGGTGGTAGTCCCACGCACTGTCTTAGCCTTCTCATAGAGCTTGTAGATGTCAGAGTCGACGACTTCGCCATTCGAGTCAAAGTCAAGCACGAGGTAGTTGCCATAGTAGGCACCACCAAACGATGCAGACTGAGCGTCATCAGAAGGAGATGTGTAAGTGATCTTCTTGGCAAGGCTGCCATCGCTGATCGTGAGGATGACCTTGTCATTGCCAGTCACCTGGCTGACAGTGAAAGTGTCATAGAGAGAAGGATCAACCTCGAGCTCTGCTTCTTCAGTGTCAAGCTGAGTGTAACGGATGATGCTGCCACTCACCTCAACATATCTGTAAGACTCATCAGAAGTGTCTTCTGCATTCACATAGACAGAGATGTCAGAAGTGATCTGGCACGTGAGCACATCTTCCTCAGGATCATAAGAGAGCATGTAGCCGTACTTCTCGCCATTGAGGGTGAACTCATCTTCTACAGTGTAAGCTGCGGTGCCAGTGAGGTCATCATAGCTCTTGAGGTAGTAGTTGGAGCTGTTAGCAAACCTGACCGAGAGGTAGGATGAGTCGATGTCATTGCTGTAGTAAGTAGAGGCATTCGGCTCAGAGCCACCCCCAGTGAAGCCCTTCTGGAAGTTGTGGCCGACCATGTCGATGAGGTATGCTGTAGAAGAAGCCTCACCCTGAGAAGTCGTCATCTGGGAGTCACCGTCGATGTCATAGAACCAGCATCCCTTGCCACTCTCAGAGCCTTCATCTGCTGCACCATTGTAGTCATATGCAAGCACCTCTGCTGCATCTTCATTGAATGTAGCAAGGAGGCCGGTCTTCTCAGTCACAGCATTGATCTTAGCGACCAAGTTTTGCATGTTGCCTTGCTTGTCTTGGAAGTCTGGGATGATAGAGCCGGTTCAAGTGCCAAGGAGCGTTATGCCTTCAGCTCCGACAAATGAAGAGACTTTGTCTTTGAGGATGCCCTTGTTGTCGAAGTAGGAAGCCCAGATTGGGTCTGTAGCAAGGTGCGGATAGTTAGACCAGTTGCCCTTCACACAAATGACAGTCAGGAAGTACTCGGACATGTAGTCTGATGGACGGATCCAGCCATAAGGGATGTTCTCTGCACCGTTATATCATTCGGCTGCAGTGATGTCGTAGCCAGTCAGCCCTTCAGTCTTGTAGACCAAGATAGAGATCTCCTCAGTGCCGGTGTTGCCGAAGTTGAGGAAGTTAGAGTGCTCAAAAGAGCCAGAGTCGCCAGTAGAGAGCTTGTTGGCAGCGACTGCCATCAAGTTGTGGCTTGATGGAATCCAGAACCTAGACCTGTCAAACAGAGAAGAGTAAGGGGTCTTGCCAATGTATGGCACCATGTCACCTTCCTCTGTGCCATAGACCGTAGCATCTACAGATCCATAGAGGTAGTCATACTCACCATAAGCAGTGCCAGCTGAAGACACCTTTGGATTAGGTGTGCCGGCATCAAGTGAGAGCGCCGCAAAGTTGACTTGGTCAGGGCCTGACTCAGAGTCATCTACTGCAAGAAGGTTGAGTGCCAAGATCGGAGAGTTAGAGAGCATCGTCTGGGCAAAACGGTTGAAGAAGCAACCTTTGTGCTCAAGCTTTGTGTTGATCTCACCAAAGATCTGCTGGCGCTCAAGGTCAGAGTCAAGGTACACCGGCCTGTTGAATATACCCTTGTTAGCAAAGCCGACAAGCAGACGATAAGAGTCTGTAGTTGTGCTTATTGCTTCTTGGGTATTATCAAACTCCAGGGTGTAGACACCCGCACTCTTGAATGAATCAAAGTTGATTACCATGAATTTGATAATAAATTTTGCAAAATATGTCTTACAACTTTTGCATTGCAGAATTCCAAGTCCTATTAAAGACTTAGATGCATATTTCACAAATATTTATTAGATTTAGATTGTAGTGATGAATGAGCTGAACTGCTCTTTGAACTCTTCAAGGTCATTTCCAAAGTACTCAAAGAAGTTGAGGTGCTCTTCTTTAGCTTTGCTTCGCTTCATGACATCTGTGTTTGTCCAGACTTCTAGTGCATTTGCATAGTACTTAGAAGTCTTTGCACAGCTTTCCCATAAAGTTTTCTTGTTGAAGTCTTCTTGGCATCTCTCATCATATGGGTGATTGCCATGAGTCCATGTGCCTTGGACCTCAATAAACAAGTCAAGCGATAGCACATAGAAGTCGACATGCCAAGGGTATCTTAGGTCTTTGTTCCAGTTTCTTTCAACTTCACTGAATTGTGCCTGCAGCCAATCATAGATTGCATCTTCAATCTTAGAAGTGTTGCATGTCTTGTTTCTCTTTCGGGTCTCAAATCCTTTCTTTGCAACTTCAGCTCAAAAAGCACCATCTTTGAGATCTTGGTAATACTTGACACCATGCTCTTTCAAATATCTTTCTTGGTATCTTTCTTTGAGCTCTTTTGACTTGAACACATTGTCAACACCATATCTCTCTAAGTTTGTCTTCTTTATCTTCTCATCTATTTCTCTTGAGTTGAACACACATCTTTCACCATATCTCTCTCTAAACAAGTCTTCTCTATCTTTTCTTGAACTTCTCTTGATTTAGATGGTGATGTCTCTCCATATCTCTTTAGACTTGTCTTCTTTGCTTTCTCTTTGATGTCTTCAGATTGCATTGGGGTGGAAACCCCATATCGCTCTAAGTTTGTCTTTTTGGCTTTCTCTTTAAAAGCATCTATAGCAAATGGATTCTCAGCACCGTATCTTTCAATGCAGCTCTTCTTTGACTTCTCTTTGACCTCTTCAAGTTGCATTGGATACTTCCCATCATACTTTTCAAAGAAATGCCCTTTGTCTTTTCTTTGACTTTCTCCGACTTTGATGGATTGTCAACACCATATCTTTCAAGAGAAGTCTTCATCATCTTCTCTTTCATGATTAAGTGACCTTCTGGAGATCTCATGCATCTTGCTGAACAAAAGTCTTTGTATCCTCGAGAAAATTTCAAAAACTCTAGAATTGAGCCGCACACTGGACATCTTGGAACTTCATCAACATGGTTAGCAATCCGATAGATTGGTTCAGCTATCTTGTCAGTTGAGTTGTCTTTGTATCTCTCTTTCAAATACTTGCATATCTCTGGACATAAAACATCAAGTCTGGTTCACCTTGATCTGACAATCTTCTTCAAGTTCCCATCTGGAAAGAAATGCTCAATGATGTCTTTGTCTGTCATATAGTTTTTATCTTCTCCACTTCTGGCTTGTCCAAATTTCAAGCCGCCCACACACAAAAATAAATAGTATGCGGTGCAGCATTGTGTGCTGCAACAAGATTACTTTTATTTAGAAGATGAAGAGTTTCAATGAAGCATACAGGCAAGCAAAAGCTGATCGTTCTCTCGCCCTCAAGCAGGTCTATGAAGAGCAGAAAGTCCAGCTCTGCAATGCACTCAAGATAGAATACATGGTTGAAGGCAAGATATCTGACCTTCCATATAACAAGCAGCAAGAGATTCTTGCAAAGCTTCTTGAGTATTGGTCACCAAAGACCGGCATCAACAATGCAGGTCTCAGGTTCCTCAATGAGGGTGTCATCAACATCACACCAAGCTCTACCGGCCGTGAGATCAAAAGGTACATCACCAATGAGACTAAGAAGAACGCTTCTCAGATTGTTGAAGCTTTCAAGTGTGGGCATGGCAATGATGTCATCGAGTCATTCAAGGAAGACCTTGAAGCAAAGTGTGGCAAGCACCTCAATGAGCATGTTGTCCGTGACATTGTCTGGAGCACAATCGAAGACAAGATCAAGTTTGGCGACTGCTAGTCTCCTCTAGATTAGAACACCTCCTTTTTTAGATATCATATTAGTTTGTTGAGTGATGCACGTCGTGAGATGAGCATCACTCTTGTTTGTGCAGGTGGCATAAATAGAGGAAAGTAGAAGGCTAACTTGTTCTTCGACTACTCTATAGACAACAAAGGCAAAGTCAGCGACCCATCTGGGAACCAGCTCGTCAACTTGGCATCTAGCATGTTCCAAGCTGGAGCTCTTGGCGTCTCTGGCTCTTATGTTAGGATAGGAGAAGCATTCCAGATGAGACCAGACTTAGTCTCTATCATGGAGTATAGAGATGATGGCAAAGGCACAGAGATGATCCTCAAGTTCTCTGGCATCTCTAATCCATTCTCTCTTGCAAAGGATGATGTCCTTCGAGTGCCAGACTATTCAGCAGCTGCTGCAAATGCAAAAGACAAGGCAGAGTCACTCTCATCTTCTGACACCTCGACTTCTTCCATGCATGAGCAGCTCATCAAGAACTACTACAAGTTTGCTGTCACTGACTATGATGGATCTCCATCAAAGAGCTTGAAGGCTCTCATGGACACAAAGATTGCTTCAGGGAATGTCAACAAAGAAGCTGTGACATCAGGCTCTACACCTTACATCAACACAGCAGGCGGCACAGCAGTGACCATCAAGAATGGGAAGATCTACTTTGGTGATGGGCAGACTATAAGTGCTGAGACAATCGTCAATGCTGCTACAACGACAGAAGGGCTTGATGAGCAGATCTCAGCGATGGTCTCTGCTACAGCAAGCCTCTTCTCTAAGTCTTCTTCTGACTAAGTCCTGTCAGCTCTGTCATCCCTCTCTAGCTCTTCCTGCATTGCAATGACTTGCTCCTTGCTCACTAAGTTAGCAGGGTTGTAGTTCCAGTTCTGTGTGTCAACTCTGCCTTTCATCTGGTCATTCTTTGTTGCATTGAGCATGTAGATCTGTGTGTCTTCACTTGCAACTATGTTCTTCCTGATCTGCTCGATGTCATCATCAGTGAACTGCATAGAGTCATAGATCTCTTGTATCCTCACCATCTTCCGGCACTCATTGTCACGATTCAGTGATATGATAGTGTAGCCAACCTCAACAGCATAAGTCTGCTCAAGCTTCTGCCCATCTGCATCATTGATGTTCTTTGTCGTGATGAAGAGCTTGTGCATGAGCTTGTCTCTCCAGTCTTGGTCTTCATCTACGATGTCTTTCTTCATCTCATAGTCAAGGCCAAGTGACTTGAAGTGCTCTGCATAGTCAACACCAATTGTGAGATACCTTGAGAAGATGCAAGAAGAGATAGCGACGTCATCGATGATTCCTTTCTCATTGATTCCTTTGGGCACCCACTTCTGGTCTACAGTCACAAGCACATCTTTCCAGTTGAGGAGCAGCGAGGTGCCAGAGAGGTAGAGCCGATGGAATGTCCACCAAGCAGAAAAGAGAGCTCCAGCATAGTTGACTCTCTCATTGTCTAAGCAGCCAATGAACCTGTCAAGTGCCCTGAAGTTGCACCAAGTAGAAGAGTTCATCCTAAGCACATACTCATACTTCCTTCCTTGCTTCACAATGAAGTTGATGACTTCTTGCCACTTGTTGAATGTGAGCTGGAGCTTATCCGAGCAAGTCGTCCAGATCATGTGATGCTCTTCATCTATCTCAGTCTCTGTGATGCCATCCTTGTGCTTGTAGAAGTAGAAGTCGACATTTGGATACTTCCCGTCTATGATGTCCTTTGCCCAAGTCTGCTTGATAGTCTCTTCATAGCTCTTGAATGGCTCGACATCACAAGAGAGGACAAGCACAAGAGTCTTCTTCGCTTGGTAGCACTCTCTGAGCCTTGTCTTTATGTCTACAGCAGGGTGTATGTACTGCTTAGGGAACTTCTCAATCTCTACCTTGTGTCCTGGTGTGTTGAAGAGCAGCTCAGCTGGCTCTTGCATGTTCTCGTCAGAGAACCTGTCATATCGATGCACCGACTTGTCTATGAGCTCCTCAAAGCCTTCAAAGCACTTCTTTGAGCTCCAGTCGTTGAGCTTCTTCCTGATGTTTGCACGGATCCAAGAGAGATGATGCATCTTTATCTCATTCCATTGGAACACATGCGGCTGCAGGTCATAGACTGTCACTTTCTTCACAGATCCATCTGCCTGTGGCTGGTCAACTTCATGCTTAGGCAAGACATAGCGCCTAGTCGGATCAGAAGGCAGCTTGAAGTCATGGCTCTCAAAAGAGAACCTGAACTCTGTGCGAGTGACTCATGGCACATACATTCCTTCCTGGAATGGATACACCAAGTAGTGCTCATAGTCATGCCAATAGTTGATGTACTGGCAATATGTCACTGGCCAGTTGCTCTCGTCTATGCTGTACAAGCAGCGCTCAAATGCCTTGTGAGTGTAGTACTCATCAGAGTCGATGATGAGTGCATGTGAGCATCCATGGTCTTGGATGTGCTGGATGAGCATGTTGCGCTTGTCAGTCTCTTGCTCACGAGGTGCCTTTGCAGGATCGAGCTCAACTTCTACTATCTCATCAACCAGGTGGTCCTCATCTCTGAGCCTGATCACTTCATTGTAGTCAACTTGTGAGATTGGGTCTCCATGGTATGAGACTTTCTGCAAGCCAACGACTACATATGGCACTAAGTCTCGAATCTCTGATATGGTGTTGTAGAGGAGCTCAGTGCCTTCAAATGCTACAATCCCAAGTCCAACTCCCTTGATGTTCTTGTAAAGATGCTGATCAGCCATCTAGAATGAAAAGTACTTTTGAAGTTTATAGCATGCTGGTGCTGTGTTTGTCTAGAGCCATTTCATTGGCAGTCTAGGTGAGCTGCAAAGCCCAACAAACCTTCTCTTTGCATCTTCATGCATTGCTCTCAAGTGCCCAAGGTCAGTCTTGAGCATTGACTTCACATTTTTCTCATACTTTGCCAGCAGCTTCAATGTTGTCTTCACAAAATATCTCTTGAATGCTTCAGGGCTCTTCAACCACCACTTAGTCTGTCTTGCTTTCATAGTGAAGCAGGTTTCAATCACTTCACTAAGCTCTTCTAGTGATACATTAGAAAATTCATTGTTGATGAATCGCCTTGTTCCTTCAATTTTCTTTAAAGCCTCAGTGTCATAATATGTTGGATTGATTTCATCATCTAAGACTAGCTCTATCTCTTCTGATGTGAATGCCTTTATCTCAGACCAATCTCACAAAGTGTAGAGAATTGCACATTTTTCTGCACATAGTAGTCTCTTGTGTTAGACTCAAGTTCTAGAGTAGCACCAGTGTCAAGCACATCTCTCATCTTGTTGCACCCTTCTATATAGCCACCAATGCTGTAGTCTCTAGAGTTGCAAACTAAGTTGTACTTCTCTATGAGGTAGTTCATCTCATGTATGATAGTTTTCTTCACTTCATAAGGATTTGGTATCATGCATGGAATCTTCAGCTCTATCATTGCTCCATATATTCTTACTAATGGTGTGGATGCTTCAACTTCATATGAATCATAGAATCCAGATCTCCCATCACAATGCCTAGCAGTTGCATCCACAACCAACTCTATTGATATGTCTGGAAAGATTCTCTTTATCTTGAATGGGAAGTCTAAAGACATCATTTGTCTAGCTCCATCAATGCCATTTCTCCAGACTCGTTCAATTCACCATGAAATTTCTTTCACATCACTCCAATACTCATATGCTGCAGCATGAGCTTTCTCTAATATTGGGTGTTGCTTTTGACAGATCATCTTAAGATTTGTACTTTTTATTTTTATCAAAATGGTTTGTTTCTTCTTAAATTTATGCCAGGGGGCGGCAAATCTTCAAAATCCAACTTTTGATTAGTTAATCATCTTTGAACTTCTCCGCCCACTAGGGTAAACCTACACAATCCTAGGGCATTTCATGAAAGAACTTGAAGATTTAAGTTGAATTAGAAAAGCTAAGGACCTTTGAAATAGTTTTGTAACAAAATTGAAATATCTTTGAAACAAAACTTTAACAAAAATTTAACAAAATTTTGTAGACATTCCGCCCTGAAGTCGATACAATTCTTGTCTGGGACAAGGTCGGTGAAGGATCTAGTTAAAGTCTTAACTAGACTAGATCTAGTTAAGACTTTAACTTTAGTTAAAGAACTTTAACTAAAGTTAAAGACTTTAACTAAACTAGACAGATCTAGTAGGCTTAGCAGAGAGAGTATGAGAGAGACTTCTTTCTGATGCTGAATCTCTACAGGAGACTGACAGGCCCTCCCGAAAAAATTCCTTGGATTCTCTAAGTCAGTGCGACTGCATTCTCGACACTCAGCTTGCTGCTTGAGCTATAGCCAGTCACCTTGAGGTTGAACCCGCTCAAGTTGTCCATCTGCTGGTCATCGACATAATTCACTCCATTCACAGAAGTGAAGTCTCCACGGAACATTGGGTAGATGTCTCTCACAGTATATGAAGCGCCAGTCGTGTCATTCAATGTCCTAGTGAGCATGACATCCCCATACTCATCTAGCCCATAGTAGTTGTCAATCCCATAGATTGCACTATTCTCCTTGTCTGGGTCAAACGAGACTTTCACAGAGTCAATCCCATCTACAGCCTCAAAGAGTGCGACGATGTCAGACACCGGCACGATGTCTCTCCTATTCAGTGAGATCAAGTAGTCAGAGAGTGCATCTACACAGCTGTTGTAGACATCTTCCTTGTTGTAGTTCTCCCAGAGCTTGACTTGGGCATTGATCGCAAACCGAGGGGTCTTTGGGTTGATGATCTTGTTCTCTATGGTGATCACGCGCTGGCCAGAAGACTCAATCAAGTCGATGATTCCTTGCTGCTCGTCTGTAGAGAGCAAGAACAAGTCTTCATCACATGTGAAGTAGTTAGAGCCAGAAGATGTCCTCTTCTTCAAGTCGGGCACAAGCATCAAGTACACTGTGTTGTCATCAAGCTCGCTGTCAGCAATCCGAGACTCGGCTTCTCTCACAGCATCAAGCTTCTCTTGGAGCGCCTCATAGAGCTCTGTAGCTTGTGAAGATGACTCACCATACAAGCTCACCGCATTGAGGTAGTCTTTAGATGCAAGCTCGTATGCATTGTAAGCTGTTGTCCAGCTTGCTTGTGCTTGTATGTCAGAGAATGTGTTGTAGCCAGAGATGACTTCTATCACAGAGAACATGTTCATCCTCTTGAAGAAGTACTTGTAGTTGGTCTCATTTGCAAGGACCATTGACCGTGAGGCATGTGGAGCGATCTCTTGGGTGAGAGTGATGTTCTCTGCATCTGTGCCGAAGATGATGTCAGACGTGGAGCGGATCTTGAAGTATGAGTTGAGGTCAAGCGTAGTCCCATCTACAAGGTACCCATCTGAAGTGAACTCCCAGTACTCATCAGAGTTCATTGTCTCCATTGGGATGTTGCCGGCGAAGCCATCAGACACGATGTACTCTACCATGATCGTAGAGCCTTTTGCCGGCATTGCTCCCATGTTGCCATTGCCAAAGAAGACATCGACACCACCAGTCATGCCAGTCTTGACTACAGCAGCATGTTGATCATATCCTAAGTCTAGCAATGAAGAGACAATCTCCCATCGCTCATTGTTGACATAGAGGTTGATGAACAGCTCATCTACTTCCCCATAGTTGCGCTCTGTGAAAGAGAATGACTGGAGTGGGGTCCCAAGGCCTGTGGCAGTCTGGTATGCAAGACGGCCTTGCACAACACCTGCTTCTACAAAGTTAGAGCCTGTCATGGTTATTCTAGCGCGATCAGCAGAAAATAAAACAATATAACTGAAACCATTAATTTTATTATTGATTGAAATTTTATTTGGAATATAGCAAACCTGCCCATCATATTCTTGGTTCCCAGTGTTGTAGTATGAAATCTTGACAGATCCTCGTGAAGATATGCATCGAGAAGGTACATGCCCCGTCAAAGTTGCAAGGCCGCGAATCTGCTCCGGCCGATAACTGCTTTTTATGTTCGTGGATCCTATCGCATCCTCGATGTAATAAAAGATCATTCTTCCAAGATGGAGCAACACTGTCATGAGCTGCGCAAATGGCGAAGAAGAGTTGAAGTATTGCTTTGCTTCTCTATAAGACTGCTTGATGTAGTCCATGGCATCAGCATAGAGCTCTTCGAACTTTATGCGATTCAGCTTGAAAATCTTTATGTTGTAGAATGAGTTGTCTGTTGCCATGCTATATTTCTAGAATATAAATTTGCCAAAATTCGCCTTTAAATATTATATTGCTTCTATATAAACCAATATAATATTATTCTTAAAATTACTTATTTTTTAATACTTTCAATTTCAAAATAAATAATTTAAAGAACATTATATTTATATGAAAGCTAAGGAGGTGATGAAAGTCTTAGGCATTTCAAGACAAACTCTTTTCAACTATCTCAAGCAAGGCAAGATTACACTCAATGCAAAGTTGAACAAGAACTTCTATGACTATAATGAAGACTCAGTTTATGCATTGATTTGCAACAAGAAGAACAAGCATAATAGACAGGTTGTATCATATGCAAGAGTTTCTTCTCAAAACCAAAAAGAACAGCTCAAGACACAAAACCAAAGAATTTATGAGTCATGCATATCTAGAGGACTTAATCTTGACTTGCAACTAGATGACATCAAGTCAGGCATGTCTGCTGATCGCAAAGGATTTCAAAAGCTTCTTAATATGGTACTACAAAATGAAGTAGAGGTAGTTGTCATTGAAAATAAAGATCGGCTCATCAGATTTGGATATGAAATCATTGAATATGTCTTTAAATGTTTTGGAACTAAAATCTTAGTACTCAATGATGTACTAGAGAATAAGTCTTATGAGCAAGAATTGACTGAAGACTTGATAAGTATAATTCACTACTTCACTATGAAAAACTACTCACATAGAAGAAAGTTGAATAGATTGAGGAAAGAGCTTGAAGAAAGTGAAAAGTATCAAGATAAATAAACTGTAACAAATCTATATTGCTTGATGAAGACAATTAAGCTTGACATAAAGAAGTCTTGTACTTTAGACATCCAAGACTTGACAAGTACCTACAACTCAATTGTCAGGTTCAGCTTCAATCGTTTTCAAGAAGGATATAGATTTCCAGAAGTTAGGAACTTAGCCAACCAAACTTTTAAAGAGAAGAATGACTTGAACTGTTGGATCATTCAGTGTGCGATCAAAGAAGGGTTCGAGCTAGTCAAGAAGGTTGGCAATAAGCACATCTTGTTTGGCGGAAAAGCTTTGTGAAAGAAGTACTTAAAGAAGGAGATCACAAAGAAAGAGTTCAAATATGCTAGGATGAGGCCGGTCTGTATTGTTGGTGAAGCTCAATATCACGGCAACAGATTGATAGACTTTGACTTAGTGAATGACAAGCTGACTTTGAAGCTTTCAAGGAAAGATCATCAGCTGATTGAGCTTGAGCAGCCACACAAAAAAGTCCAAGCAGAGCTCAACAGAGTCCAAGAGCTTGCAGAGAACAAGCTCATGCCAGTCACAGTCATGCTCACAAGCGAGTATGTCTGGTTGACTTATGATGAAAGTCTTCTCAAGATCCACCAGCTCTGCAACTTGAAGGCTAACAGAGTACTAGGCATTGACTTGAATCCAAATGCACTAGGCATCTCTATTCTTGAGTTTGAGGAGCAAGACAACTTCAAAGTCTTGCACAAAGAAGTAATAGACACATTCAAGCTCAACCAAGACAAAGTCTCAACAAACAAGAGGAAGTTTGAGTTGATCCAAATCTGCTATCATGTCAAGAACCTAGTTGACTGTTGGAAGTGCGGCAAAGTTGCCATAGAAGAGCTCAATATCAAGCCAGGTGACAAAGGCAAAGGTCGGTGGTTCAACAAGATGTGCAACAACAGGTGGGACAGAAGCTTAGTAGCCAACAAGTTGAAGATGCTAGGCAATGAGTGAGGATTTGAAGTCATAGAAGTCAATCCTGCCTATTCAAGCTTTGTTGGCAACATCCTCTATGGTGATGGAAACACACCAGACATGGTTGCTAGTTCGATTGAAATAGGCAGAAGGTCATACAAGAAATATTCTAAAGACTGGTTCTGACCTGCTTACAACATAGAAGGCATAGATGAGCAATGGAAGCAAACAGCTGCTGGAGTTGGAAGTTGGAAAGAGTTCTACAGTCAAGTGAAAGAACTTAAACTGAAATATAGGTTCCTGCTAGCTGACTTAGTCGGCAATGCAGTCTTCAGCAAATTCTATAGAAGAAGCAAGACAAGTTTATATAGTTTTGCTTAAAATATTATAGATTTTGTATTTTTTGTTCTGATTGCTGTAGATGTTCTGATGAAGGAAAAAGATATACAAGAAAAAAGACAAAGCAGACATGCCTTGAAAGATATGGTGTAGAAAGCCAAACACAACTGAAAGAAACACAAGAAAAAATCAAACAGACCTGCTTAGAAAAATACGGGGTCACTAATGCATTGAGATCTAAAGGCTCACAAGAGAAATCAAAGCGAACTTGCTTAGAGCGGTATGGCTCAGAGGTCCCAATGAAATCAAATGTGATTAAAGAAAAATCAAAGCGAACTTGCTTAGAGAAGTATGGTGTTGAATATTCATTAAAAGCTGAAAAAGTGAAGAAAAAATAAAGCAGACTTGCCTAAAAAAATATGGAACAGACAATCCAGCCAAAGCTGAAGAAGTCAAAGAAAAATCAAAGCGAACTTGCTTAGAGAAGTATGGTGTTGGCAATACAAGAAAAGCAAAACAAGTTAAAGAAAAAATCAAGCAGACTTGCTTAGAGCGATATGGAGCTGATGCCCCACTTAAGTCAAAAGAGGTACAAGAAAAAATCAAGCAGACTTGACTTGACAAATATGGTGTTGACAATCCAGCTAAAGCTGAAGAAGTCAAAGAAAAAGAAAGACAGACCTGCTTAGAGCGATATGGTGTTGACAATGCTTTGAAGTCTGAAGCAATCCAAGAAAAAAGAAAGGAAACACTTCTAAATAACTATGGTGTAGATGTTCCATTCAAGTCAGAAGAAATTAAAGAAAAGAAAAGACAGGTTTTCTTGAAGAAATATGGTTCAACAAGTCCATTTGGTTCAAAAGAAATCCAAGAGAAAATAAAGCAAACACTCATAAAAAGATATGGAGTTCCTGCTGCAATGCAGTCTGAAGAAATCAAGATGAAGATAGATTACACTGAAATTTCAAAGAAAGGATTTGAAACCCGTCGTGAACATGGAACTCTCAGTACCTCTAAGATTGAAGATGAAGCATTTGCTTGGCTTTTTGACAATTTCACTGATGTGAAAAGAAACTGAAACAATGATCCAAGGTATCCTTGGCATGCTGACTTCTATGTCCCATCACTTGACTTGTTCATAGAGATACAAGGCAGCTGGACTCATGGCAAGCACCCATATGATATGACTTCACAAGATGACCTCACAAAGAAAGCTTTATGAGAGAGCAAAGCTGCTACTTCAGGGTACTATGCAAATGCTCTTGAAGTCTGGACTATCAGAGATGTTGAGAAACGCAAAGCTGCAGCTGCCAACAACCTCAGGTTCTTTGAGTACTTTGGCAACTCCTTAGAAGACTTCAAGGCTCAGCTCTCAGCTTTCATAGAACAAAAGTGCCAAGACAAAGCATAGCTTCATCTTGGCATCTCCGTCTTCTTCCTTTCTCTTACACGCTTGCAAGGGCCTTCCTGTCCATGAGCTGAGGCATCACCTCTGACATTATCTCTCGCTTAGGCACACCAATGCTCTGCAGAGTCTTGACTAAGATGTCAAAGTCATCTTTATCTATGCATATGACATAGTAGCCTTGCTTCCTGTCTTTGCCATAGAGAAGCCCAGACTCCTTGAAGAGCCTGTTGAAAGCTGCCATGTTGTTCACGACTTCTGAGTAAGGCCCATCTTTATACAAGATGTTCTTGAGGAATATCTTGTTATTGTTCAATGTTGACTCAGATATGTTGTGCATCTTCTCAGGCAACACAGCCTTTGCCTCAGTCACAGCTGCAAGAGTTTTCTTCCTTGCAAGGAGTTGCTGGTTTAGAGAGAACAGCTGGTCTTGGTAAGTCTTCTCAGAAGTGAGCTTCTGGCTCTCTATAGAGAGTACATTCTGGTCAACTTCAGCCGGGTCGTATGCTGAAGTGTACTGGCTAGCTTCATTCCCATCAAGAGCAGTCTGCACTGCTTGCTTGGCAGCATTGAGCTGCTGGTCTAGTGAAGCCACTTCACGTGAGTGCCTTGCATTGAGGTCTGTGATCTTGGCTTTCAAGCTAGAGACTGCGTCATCTTGGTCTATGCCTCTGAATGTCTTTGCCTCTGCTGTAGAAGAGTCAGTCGATGCATCAGTTGTTGCACCAGTCGTGGCACCTGTAGAAGAGTCATCTTCATTCAGCTTGATGTAGTGGCCTATGTTCAAGTCAAACTTGTATCTCATCTCTCTAGATCCAGTTGTCTTTGATTGTCTGGGTGACAGCATGCTCAAAGAGCTTGTTGTTGAGAATTCTCTTGAAGTCTACAGACTCAGACTGTGCTTGTTGCTGAGTAGGTTGTTGAGTAGCCTGAGCTTGAGCTTGTTGTTGAGCATTTGCACTAGTATCTTGTGCAGTGCTTGCATCTTTTGCTTGGCCAATACTTGCATCATAAGCTGCAGCAAACTCTCCAACTGCCTTGTATACATTGCCAAGAGCGACATTCATTGTGGAAGCATCTTTAGCTTGCTTGAGCGTCTCCCATGCAGCATTGATTCCTTTCTTCTGCTCATCAGTTGCGCTCTTGAACTCTGGCATGTTCTTCTCTATGTTGGCTTTCAAGAACTCTAAGTATCCATCCTTGATTGCTTTCTGCGCTGCATCCCAATGCTGTGCTGCTTGTCCTAGCTGCTGCCCAGCACTTGCATCTTCATTGAGCTTCTTGTGTATGTAGAACTTCATTGTGGTCCCTCTCCAACAATTTTGAATATTTATCAACTTGTCTCTAGAGCCCACAAAGGAGAGCACTCAGCTCTCCTTCATGTCATTCATGTGTACAGCAGCAGTCTATCCTCTGTATGCTGCATCAGACTTCAAGATAGCTTCCTGCATGAGTTCAGGCAAGCTCTTTGAATATCCTAGCTCGTTGTCAAAGTCCTCACCACTGTACATCTTCTTGTATCTCTCTTGGAGCTGTGCTTGCTCAAGCATCATCTGCTTGCGCTGGCGAAGCCCAGTCCTTGCCCAGAATGCATCTACATCAGCCTTAGTCTCAAGCACCAAGAACTTAGCGCTCTCTTCGATTGCATCTTGCACCTCAACAGGTGCATCTACATAGAGCTTGCGATCTTCATCACTTGCAAGCCTGAGCCATGCTTTCTGCATCTTCTTCTCTTCTTTCAAGCCATCTTCCCAAGACTCGTTGATTGCAGCTACATCCATGATGCCATTGTCAACAATGTACTTCTCACAAATGTCACGGTCACTCTCAGAGAGTGCAACGAATTTGCCAAAGTTAGAAGGAGAGAGGCTTACAGAGAATGGCCACCTAGAGATGATGCTCTCTTTAGCTTCCTTCTTCTTGGAGAGCTTTGCAAGGAGGTCATCTACACTGCTGAGATCTTTTTCAGCTTTCTCTACTGCATCATCAACTTTCTTGGAGACTTCCTCTTCTTTATGTTCCTCTTCCTTTGGCTCTTCATCTTTAGCTTCTTTGACATCTTCATCCTCTTCAGGAGCTTCATCTTCCTTCTTCTCTTCTGAATCCTCTTCTGTTTTTTCTTCTTCCTCATCACCCTTGTGCTTGCCAACAATGCTTATGATCTCAGCGCGCTTAGCTTTCTTCTCATCATCCTCTTCAGGAGATTCGTCTTCCTTCTCAACAGAAGTGACATCTACAATGTCATCCCTCTTCTCTTCTTTCTCCTCATCAGGCCCTTCATTGAGGTGCTCATCAGGCTTTGCATCTGTCTCAAAGCTTGCGCTTGCACCTTTAGCAGGCACAAGACCCATGTCACGAATCTCAACACCTGCTTCCTTTGGATCATCAATCTGAGAAGGCTTGCGCTCCTGTGGGATCTTGTCCTCTTCATTGAGAGGAGTGACTATATCTTTCATGCTGTATGTCTTGTTACTCATGTCTGTGTCAGCCTTGTATTCTTCATCCATCTTTGTGAGAGTAGTCTGTGCATCAAGCTTAGTGTGCTTAGGATCTACTTTAGTTGAAGCGCCAGCAGCTTCAGCAAGGAGCTTCTGCACCGCAGGGCGATAGCTCTCAGCTATACGGTTGAGGCGTGCCTCTTCAAATCCGGGTGTGCAGACTATGTCATAGGTGAATATGTTAGCTATCTCAACTTCATGAGTGTGCTCATCAACTTCACCTGCTGCACGGCTTGATACGAAGATAGGGTATCCAGCCTTTACAAGACTCCGAGCAATCTGCCCATTTGGAGTGTCAAGCAACTCAATCTTGCCCATCACATTGTGGTTCTTTTGGTCATACCAAAGGTCTGTGATTTTGTGGGAAGCTTCCTTGAGAGACACATCAAACCTACCTTCTGGATGGTCAAGCTCGCCAAGTATGCAACCATCAGCTTTGATCTTGTCGCGAAGATAGCCAATGTGTTTCAACATTTCCTTTTCTTGGTAAATTCTACCATTTCTGTTTATGATGGTCCTTCCTGGACAACTGCATGCCGTGAACACTCCTTGGAAGATGAATTTCTCAGGAGCGGCAGTTCCTTCAGATTCATTAATCCTATGAAGCTGATTTCCACTATTGTTTCGTATAAGATAGTTTAACTTATTCATAATGTCTATAAAATAGTCATGGCATAATGCATAGCACACACTGCCACAACTATTTATTTTTCATCATATGAAGCTATGATTTTAGCTCTTTATCCTACAAAGGCTTGTAGCTTGCAACATAGTCTTCAGAAAACTTTGGATACACATTGTTGCCCATGACTTGCACCCTTGCTGGATCTAGCAAAACCAAGAATGGGTCTTCACATTTTGCAATGTCATGAGATGATGCATGGATTGAAGCCTGTGGCCATGACATCACACACTTCCTGAATGCCTTCTCAATCCACTCTTGCACATAGAGAGAGCTGCTATTGATCTCATTGACAAAGAGCAGCCAAGTGCACCCACATGGATCTTGCAACTTCTCTTTAGTTATCAATGCCTCGTCTCCTCTGTTGCACTGCCCAAAGCACTTGAGGTTGCTCAATTGCACACCGGCTCTCATCGCTGCTGTCTCTACCATAGCTTTTGTGCAATTGTATGCTGCATCCCCTTCACCATAGTAGTGCTTAGGGACATAGTACCCTATCTTCTGGCAATTAAAGTCAATGTGCTGCTTAGTGTACCATACATCTTCTCTTGGCGAGACATCTCTTCCACACTCATCATATCTCATCTCTACCAATGGCTTTGGGAGCCTAGAGATATAGAATCGAGAGTTGCCAAGCACACCTGGCATGAATCAGTCTACATATGGACTTGTCTTCCCGAACCGTGCATACTCCTCAACCTTTAGCTCTGTCGACACTTTGTCTTTCTGAGGAGCATTCACAATCTTGTTGCTTAGGCTTGACCTGACAAATGCAAAGTGGTGGCACATCGGCTTCTTGAACTCATAGATGCTCTCTGTGTCAAGCTGCCGCATGAAGTCAATCTCATAAGTGAGCTTAGGGTTCACGACAAACTTCTTGAACTTGAATGGCACGCTTGCCTTGCAAATGAAGTTGAACCCAACCTCTGGGTTTGATATGATATGTGTGAAGTCTTTGTAGTAGTGATATCCAGTGCAGTATGTAGCTTCTATCTCTGGATGCTCCTCACACCATTTCACAGACTCTCTGATGTCTTCTGGCTCATAGAGCTCATCTGAGTCGATGATGAGCACTCTAGAGCAGCCTTGCTCCCAGAGGAGCAGTCGAGCCATGTTTCTCTTGTTGACTTCTCTTGCTGTGCTCTCATTCCATCCATTCTGGTAGTCACAGTTGACAGCTGGGTCCAAGATTGACCAACTGTCAATGAAGCTTTCCTCTTTCAGCTTCTCCAAGTATGGCTTCACCTTGCTTGGGATCTCACTCTGCAAATCATAAGACTTGTCTTGCACATAGACCGCAAGATACTTCACTCCGGCTTCTCTCATTCGAGAGCAGATGTCTTTCAAGAACTCTACATTCTCAAATGCAATGATGCCTACACCAAGGTCTAAGTCTCTCTTTGTTCTCATATGCTTGTCTTAGTCTTTTTCTTTCAAGCCAATGATCTCAAGCAGCTTCCATGTCCTGAGCTTTGTGTGGTCAAAGTGGTACTTCACAATTAGTGGCAACTTCTTGTCCACATTATCTTGCATCTGTGGGAATGCACAATAGTAGTTGCGGGCATACCAAGTGTGGTACAGCCATCTCTTGTATACTCCTGGCTTGTCAACCTCGCTCAACAAGCTAGTTGCAAGGAAGTGCTTCTGCTCATCTATGAAGTCTTGTGAGTTGAGATACCAGAATGGCTTCTTTGTGTTGATGCCAAGCCACCACCACAAGTTGTAGTAAGACTCAAATGCTTCTTCTGTGACATTCATGTCTTTCCAAGTCTCTCTAGTGATTTCATAGAAGTAGAAGTCTTCATGCTGCTCTACTTGCCTGATTGCTTCAATCCTCTCATCGAAGTCTCTGAATGGAGATGTCTTTGCATAGAGCGACCTTGCAAGCACAGACCTCCTGTTGTCTTCTTGGAGAACTTCTCCTGGGATGCTAGATGTGAACTCTGACCACTTGATCTGCTTGGCTGTCTCAGCAAACTCAAGCACCTTCTCTGATGTGATGCCTGCCTGCTCTATCACCTCAATGTTCCAGAAAGAGAGGAATGGGTTGATTGCAATTGGGTTCTGTGACCTGACCAAGCAGCAACCTCCATCTGGTATGCCTGCTACTGGAGACCCAGATTCCAAGAACTTCTCAAGCTCATTGAGCATGAGCTCTGCACATGAGATATCAAGGAATGCATCTTCATCAAAGTAGATGACTGCTCTCACCTTTGAGCCACTATATCCAAGAAGCCGCTCATTGTCATAGAGGACATTGTAAAGCATATACTCAAATGCATCTCTGCCATATCTGTAGCAAGTATCTACATCATCTTGATTGTAGATACAGAAGTGCTGCTTGGAGTCAAACTTGGAAGCTTTAGAGAAAGTCGATGGCAAGAACATCAAGTTGTCTTCAAAGAGAGGAGCAAATGACTTGATAGCATATCCACCAACAGAGTTCCACTGGTAGAAGCCATTTGTTGTGAACAAGACTCTTAAATCTTTGAGCCTCTTCTTTATGTCTCTAATCTCCATCTTCTTACAAATAGTTCCCAAGAAAGGTGGTTGGTCTTCAGCCAAGCACATGAATTGGGAACTTAAAGTTTATACTAAATTTTCAAAATCTGTCTTGCCTTGGTTCTGTATGTACTTCTTGACAATGTCTTCATTGTTTATGCCAACTGTTGCAACAAAATAACCTCCTGTCCAAAGCTTCTTTTTCTTTCAGAAGTACCTATTCAAGAACAGCCTTGCATTTCAGTTCTTGTAGATGTAGTCTGTAGACATCTGCTTCATCCTCCTGACCATTGAAGCAATGCTATAAGTTGGTGAGATCTCAAGCAAGAAGTGAATGTGGTCTTTGTCTATGCCCATCTCGTGTATCTTGAAGTCTGACATAGACTCTGCATACCTGAAAGCTTCAAATACAAGATCTTTGATTGGCTCTAGCACGGGTTTCCTATATTTTGTTGAGAACACAACATGATATCTGATGTGTGTCCTAGCATGTGAATAAGTCTTGTAATAGAACTCTATATTATTTTTTTCTTGTTGCAAGATAAATAAAGTAAGTTTAGTATATATATTTGTACTTTGGAAAGACTTGCCAAAAATAAATCAATTGCTGACTCTTACAGGCAGACTATGCAGAAGAGGCAGGGGCAAGTCTGCAAAGTGTACACAGTCAAAGTCCAGAAGAACAGGCTCAACAAAGTCCAAGCAGAGACTTTGAAGATGCAATTTGTTGAGGCTAAGTGGCTCTACAACTATATTCTCAACAAGTCAATGGAAGGTGATATTAACATCTTTAAAGCTGACTATAAAGACTTCAAGAAGATAACACATCTTGATAAAGACCACAATGAAGTAGAGGTTGACATATCATTTCTTGATTGTCAAGGCATGCAGAGCTTGATAACTTCTATCCAGTCTTCTATCAAGACTTTGCACAAGCTGAAGGCATCTGGAAGCAAAGTTGGCAAGTTGAAGTTCAAGACTGACTGGACATCATTGAACATCAAGCAGTTTGGTGAAGACAAGATTAGGTCAAAGAACAAAGTCAAAGTTCCTGGCATTCGCAAAGAGCTAAAAGTGAATGGTTTAGACCAGATTTTGAATTCAAGGTATGGAAAGCTTGACATAGCAAATGCAAAGCTTATCAAGAAGAATGATGACTACTATGTTGCTATCACCTGCTTCATCGACAAAGACGTGTATGAAAGACTAAATGACAAATCTAGAACACTTTATAAAGAAATAGTTGGCATAGACTTTGGTTGTCAGTCCTCATTGACCTTTTCTGATGGAAGGAAAGTCAACTTGTCTGTTGAAGAAACTGAGCACATAAAGAGACTGCAGAGGAAACTTTGTAGGCAGCAGAAAGGCTCAAGCAACAGACAAAGGACAATCATGAAGATCAGGAAAGAGTACGAGAAGATCGACAACAAGAAGAAAGACTTAGCCAACAAGACAGTGCATGGCATCTTTGAAGGATACGGCCAAGTGTGCATCCAAGATGAGCAGCTGAACAAATGGAAGAGCCAACATGGCAAGAAAGTCCAGCACTCTTGCCTGGGGCTTGTCAAGCAAAGGCTAATCAACAATGGTGCATTTGTCATTCATAAATATGTGCCTACTACAAAGATATGTCTTGAGTGCGGTCATGTTGTTGAAGACATGAAGCTCTTTGATAGGACTTTTAAGTGTCCCGTCTGTGGAAGCACATTAGATAGAGATGTCCATGCAGCACAGAACATGGTTTGGTATCACCAACACAAAGAGACCATAGGTGTGGAGCGCACCAAATTCAAGCGACTGGACTTCAAGTCACAGATGGCTAATCTGTTTGGCCATGATGTGTATGAAGGATTTAAGGTCGAAGATGCTCGGTCTTCAGCCGAGCATTAGTTCACGAAAAGAAATCTTCGAAAATTCTATCTAGGAAGCTTGAGCTTGTCTAGAGATTTTCAAAGAAATTACTCTTTTGAAGAGAGAGCATCATAGAATGCTACATACTCCTCAAGCTCAGTGACTTTGAGCTCAAGCTTGAACCCGCTCTCAGCCATAGCAGCTTTCTGTTGCAAGATTGCTCCCTTCTTGTTGAGAGCATTGATGTACTTGATGTGCTTTCCAAGAGTCTCAAGCACCTTGCTGAATGAAGCTTCACTCTTCTGGTCACCATCAAGTTCTTTCATCACTCGAGCGGACTCAAGACCTATGCCTACAGGATGCTTGGCAGACTCAAAGATGTAAATGAGTGCAAAGATGTCAAGGTCGAACTTCTCGGTCTTCCCAGTCTCAAGGTCTTCAATCACTTTAGTGATAACCTCATCAAAGTGGAGAGCACCTACCCATCCCTTGTTCTCCCAAGAGCCAAGCTTCTCATTGTATGTCTTGAGAGCCTTTGCAGCCTTGAGCGCATCTTCTTTGTTCCCGTCTATGATGTTGAAAGAGCTAGTGTTGAACTCTTTGTTGAATGCCTCAAATGCTTCATTGCACTCTTTCTTGTAGTCATCAGTCACACCATCTTGAGAGATTGTAGCATACTTTTCAAACCTCTCATTGAAGGCTTTGACCATCTCTTCAGGTGTCCCTTCAGGATTTGCTTGGACATTTTCTTGAGCTGTTGCCTCAGCCTTCTCTTTGAGAGCCTCTGCAACATTTGTGCTCTCAGCCTTCTTTGTCTTTGCCATTTGCTGGTACTAATTTTTAATTTTATTGGACTATGCGCATGTTTGTCTAGAAAGATGAAGTGTAGCCAAGCTTTGCAAGCTTCCTGACAAGTGGCACAATGACCTTGTCTCGAGACACATTGCCGGTGAAGCAGTCTATCTCTTTAGTTCCGTCTACAAGCAAGAGCTTGCCAGATCCGATCTCTTTGTCAGCCTCTATGTCATCTTCCATCACAGTCGCATACACGACATATTCAAGCTCATCTTCTCTAGGTGTGCTGTACACTTTCCCATGCAGTGTCTGTGCATTAGAGTTGAACTTGACATCTGCAACAAGGTTGCTTTCTTTCTTTTCCATCTTCAAGTTGTCTTAGAAAAAACTACATGTGTTTGTATCATTGGATGCAAGGAATGTCTCACATTTTGAGAGGACAAAGCCACTATCCCACTTTAAAAACTTTGACAAAAGAATTTTTGACAATGGCAAAGAAGACAGCAACTGGAGACCCTGGGCAGATGAGTTCTGTGTTTGATCTCATAAAGAGCTTTGATGACTCAGCAGAGATCATCGCAGACAGTGCATACTCTAACATCAAAGAGTGGATTCCATCAGGCAACTACATATTGAATGCATGCATGTCTGGTGACTTGTTCAAGGGACTTCCTTCCGGCAGGACAATATCTTTGATTGGCGAAGAAGGGACTGGCAAGTCATATTTGCAAGTATCATTTTGTCGTGAAGCACAGAAACTTGGATGGGTCCCCGTGATATTGGATAGTGAGGGTGCGATTGACTCTACATTTGTTGAACGGCTTGGTGTAGATCCCAAGAACTGCATCATCAAGCAGGTGAACACAATCTTTGAGACAAACAACTTCATATCTAACTTGGCCAAGTCTCTGCAAGAGCAGCAAGACAAGTATGGTGAGCACCAGAAAGTGATACTTGTGCTTGACTCTCTTGGCAACTTGACTTCAAGCAAAGAGCGTGATGACACAATGGCTGGTGAGCAGAAGCGAGACATGACGAAGGCACAAGAGATTCGTGCACTGTTCAGGGTAAACCAAGTAGCATTGTCTAAGCTGCAGATCCCATGGATTGTAATTGGGCATGTTTATGCATGCCTATCTAAAGATGCTGAAGTGCTTATGGCTGACAACTCAACAAAGAACATCAATGAGGTATCTATTGGTGAGAAAGTCATGACTCTTGCTGGTCCTAGAAAAGTTGAGTCACTTCATGAATATGAAGTGAAGAATTGCATACATTTTGTGTTTGAAGATAGTACTTCTCTCACTTGCACACCAAACCATATGTTTGCCCAATCTGTAGAAGATGGTGGATATATATGGGTAGAAGCAGCAAATTTGATTGAATGCGACACAGTAGTGCTCAAAGATTCTCATGAGCTTAGAATCACATCAAAGACAATCATAGAAGAACAAACAAAAGTCTATGACTTGACTGTGAGTGGTGAGCACACATATTTCTTGAAGAATGGAATCATATCACACAACAGCAATGACATGTTCCATCCAGGCCCTCAGCAGTCAGGTGGAGGTGGCATCAAGTACAACTCTTCTATCACATTGCTCCTCTCTACTAGGAAGCTTGAAGACAAAGAGAATGATGCAGCGGCTGGCAAGAACATAGGCAACACCCAGACTAAGAATGGCATACTTGTCAGTGTGACACCTAAGAAGTCTAGGTTCTGTGTGCCTAACAAAGTCTCATTCCAGATTCCATTCTTCAAGGCACCTAATCCATATGTTGGGCTCGAGCAATACTTGAACTGGGAGAATGCAGGTGTATGTCGTGGCAATGTCCTTGATGAGAAGGCATATGCCAAGCTGAATGCAGCTGAGCAGGCTAAGTGCCATGAGTTTGAGCATGATGGGCAAAAGCTCTGGTGCCAGCCTAAGGACAATGCACGTGGCATGGCGGTGAAGCATCTTGGACGGCAAGTCTCATTCATTGAGTTCTTCTCAGATGTCGTGTTCACAGATGACTACTTGCATGAGATCAATGAGAGAGTGATCAAGCCAATATTCCAGCTGCCTTCACGAGATGCATTTGATGACATCAAAGATGTTGAGGAGACACTTGGGATCGACCAAGAAGATGAAGAGACAACAGAGTAGGCAAGCTACTTTTGGATGACGGTTGTTTTGAGAGCTCAGTGGAGATGCTGAGCTCTCTTTGTGTCTAGAGGCCTATGGCATCTCTTGCTTGGAGAGGAAGTGAAGAGATGAAAGTCTCAAATTCTTGTGATCCTTCATAGTAGTGCACATTGTCTGAAGTGACCACAAATGACCTCAACACATCAACTAAGATGCAGACTTTGTGGAATGGGCTAGAGGTAGACGCAGACAAGTCTTGGAAGACATAGATGTCATAGAGCTTGGCATAGTTCTCATACTCTAGAGAATCAAGAGCAATGCACCACTTTGTGGAGTTCCCTTGCTCTTCTATCTCTTCAAATGATGAGATGTGCCAGAGCCTGGATGTGCTGTCTGAATAGATCAAGCCAGAAGCTTTCAAAAGCTTGTGAGCTTGTGACTTCGACATGTGCTTCTTGAGCTCTGCTTGCTTGACATCATCTATGAGATCTTGCCAGGTCTTCTTTGTCAGGTCTGGGCTGTCAATCTAAGGAGTGAGCTCATGCCACTTGTTCACTACTGAAGCAACTGAGAGATAGTTGTGCCCTTGTGTGGTGAGCTCACACATCTTCTTCACAAGCTTCTTTGTTGGTGTCTTGTCTGAAGCTATGAGAGCATCAAGCATGAACTTTGGCATCAAGTTGCCATAGAGCTGCCTTGCAAGCTTGAGTGATTCAGAGAGTTGTTCCATAAGTCTATCTATTGATTTCCTGTCAAGCTCTTTGAGCATAAATACTTAAATGTCAAAATTTTAGTTTAGCCTATGGATTTCATCTCTTTGATAATAAGCATATTAGCACTCATAATCTCAGCTCTTGCATTGATTGCAAAGCTTGGCAAGGCAGAGAAAGGCGACAAGGGAGACAAAGGTGACCAAGGACCGATGGGTCCTCAAGGTCCTAGAGGTGCTGATGGTGAAGCCGGTGCTCAAGGCCCACAAGGAGCTCAAGGCGCAGTCGGCCCACAAGGACCCCAAGGTGCTGCAGGTGAAAGTGCAATCAAGGTTGAAGGATCACTCACCCATGATGACATCATCAAGCTCCTCAATGAGTCTGATGTAGAGATAGAGAGCAATGTGAAGGCAAAGGCCTTCTATGCCAATGAGAAGAAGTAATCTAGAGAGACACCGCACAGAAGAAGAGCTCTAGACTTGAGCTCTTCTTTTTGCTTATAAATCTTAAGCATGCAAAATCATTTCAAAGGTTAGATGCCATTCAATGAGAATGAGAAGAGATACAACAAGCTAGACAAGCTTGCGGAAGGTGAGAAGCTGCAGACTGTGTACTCAACTGAGAAAGTTGAGAAGATACTCAAAGACATGGGCAAAGGCTTGCAAGTTGACATGTCGCCTTTCTTCCATGGAGACACTAGATATAAAGATGCCGGATTGCTCTACAACTACACAGAGCATGAGATTGAAGAGCTGCAGAAGTGTGCTGATGACTGCTTGTACTATGTGAAGAACTATTGCAAGTTCTTGAATGACAAAGGCCGCACACTAGTCCAGCTGCGCGACTACCAAGAGCAATACATACAGATGCTTGGAGAGCAAGAGTATGATGAAGACATTGGAGAGTCGATACCTAAGAACAGGAGAATCATAACAATGATGGCTAGGCAATCATCCAAGACCACATCCACAGCAGCTTACATGTCATGGTACATGACATTCCATACAGACAAGAACTTGGCCATTGTGGCGAACAAAGGCAAGACTTCACAGGAGATTGTCTCTAAAGTCAAGGAAGTATTTGAAGGTCTTCCATTCTTCATGAAGCCTGGCATCATCCGTGCACAGATGCAGTCTATCACACTTGAGAACGGATGCTACTTGATGTGTGCGACTACTAACCCAACTTCCATCACTGGCCAGTCTAACAATGTGCTCTACATAGACGAGGCAGCCCACATACCCCAGAACATCATGGATGCATTCTGGAAGTCAGTGTATCCCACTCTGTCTTCATTCAAGAACCAGCAGCTCATCATATCTTCTACACCTAAAGGCAAGCAGAACTTGTTCTATCGCATATGAGATGGCTCTATGAAAGGAGAGAACAACTTCAAGAACTTCAGAGTGGACTGGTGGCAGGTGCCTGGACATGATGATGCTTGGGCAGCAGAGCAGATCAAAGACTTTGGTGCTGACAACTTTGCACAAGAGTTTGGGCTCAGGTTTGAGTCAGACTCATCAAAGCTCATACGAGGCGAAGACTTCAAGCTCATGGACAGGTGGAAGTCCAAGTACAAGGTTAGGTCATTCGATGGCGTTGACAAAAGGATCTCTGACAAGATCTTCTGAGACCCAAGATTCACAATAGACACAAACAACTTGCAAGAGCTCCAGAGAAGGCACTTCTTGATAAGCATAGACACAGCAGAAGGCAAGCAAGCTGGTGTGAAAGGCAAGCAGGACTCTGACTACAACATTGGCAACATATTTGAGGTAGAGCTCATGTCGCCAGCTAGGGTGCGGAGGAACAAGAGAAGCACGATGAAGAAGCAAGTGGCATATGCGGACTGCATCAGGTACAGGCAGGTTGGCATATACATTGACAACGACAGAGATGAGGAAGAGCTTGCTGAAGCGATGAAGGTTGTGACCTTCAATGTGCTGAAGTGTGGTGTTGGTGATGTGGATAATGTGAGGCTCCTCATAGAGATGAACTTCAATGGCAAGAACTTCGTGAACAAGTTCAAGGCACATGACAACTTCTATGACAGTGTAATAATCAAGACATACCACAACAAGCCGGTGCCAGGGCAGCAGCACACAAGGCAGTTTGGCTATAAGACAGTAGGTGGCGAGAGAGGCAAGGGATACTGATGTGAGCTAGGTGCAAAGATGGTCGCAGATGGGCGAATCATCATAAGCCACTATGATGATGACTGGAACAAGTCATCTATTGGAGAGCTTGAGAACTTTGGCAAGAACAACAGAGGAGTGTATGAAGGCTGCTGCGTGCATGATGACATAGCGATGACTGTGCTCTCTGTGAGCCACACACTAGATGACTCTCTTGAAGACTATACAGCTTGGCTTGAAGAGTATGTAGACAGGCTGCCGAAGGATGACAAGCATGCTGAAGATGTGAAGAAGCTGATGAAGATATACTCAGAGAGTGAGAGTGACTGGTCTGACAGCGACTTCAATGCAATGTATGGAATTGACAATGGAGCACACAACAACATGCCATACCAGAGCATGGTGCAGAATGTGCAGTGGGCTATTGCACAGAAGTGAAGGCACTAATGCTTGTTGTCATCTAGCAGGTAGTTCAAGAACTTAGCAGATGCATTGATGTCAAACTTCAAGAACTCTGGCCTAATGTTCTCTTTTGTATAATAAGACCTTCCCATCATTGGATCTTTATAGAACCTCATGTCTTTAGGAAGGTTCTTTGTCTCTATCATGAAGATTGCTGGATATATTGTTGTTCTGTTCAAGATTTTCTTGAATCTATCAAGCTTAGAATACCAAACATCTGCAAGCAACTCAAATGTTGCATTTAAGTCTGATGAAGGCTCTATGAAATAGATTCTATCAGAATAGCCAAAGTCTTTGTTCTTTCCAGAAGGCATAAGCCCAATAGTTTCAATCTTCTTTTGTCAAACACTTGCTGTCATATGAAACAATGTTGAACACTTCTTAGAAAACTTTGAGACCGGCTGTACCCAATCTGCTTCATATTGATAGTGATGGATTGTTGCACCTTTATATGTTCTTACGCTATATGTAGCAGGGCTATATCCACATGCTTTGAAAATCTTGTCAGCTTTGCTTACTATGTCTTCATGAACTTTGTCATCAACATCAACAGGTATAGTAAGATGAAGGATAGTAGGCACATTGTTTATGTCTTTTGTATATGACATGATTTCATCTAAGTCTAAGTCATCATAGTCAAGCATAGACTTCAAATACCTAATTGCAGCCTTAGGCGAGTAAGTTCGTATCAATCCTTCTTCTATCATGACTTCAGCCGCTATTTGAGAGATTCCACGCATCTTTATTTCTTGCTTGCCATTCAATCTTTCTGATATGTCTCTTGCCCAAGCTTGGTTGATTCTCTTCATGGCATTCAAAATAATTAAAATTATTAAAAATAATTAAATTATTTTAATTTGTGAGGGCAATCCTCACTGGCCTAGCCACAAGGCCTCTACTCCCTAGCAATGCATCAGGAGATGCTTTTCAAAACTTTCTTGCAATGTTGAGCGAACCATTCACATCAGCATTCAAGAGTCCAGTTGGGTCTTTGAACAATCCACGCTTGATCCTCTTCCCAGTTGGCTTGAAGAGTTCATCATCAACTTTCCAAGTTGGCAGATAGTCATTGTTGAAGAAACTGCACTTTGATGTATAGCTTTCTTCTTGCAACACCACATTAATTCCTAACAACTTAGCCTTATATTCAATCATCTTCACAAACTGTCAGAATGGTATCTGCACAAAATTCTGGTTTGACTTCTTTGACATGCTTGTGTCTTGTTTCCATCCTTTGTTGTAACCAACAATGATTGTTGTCAAGGAATGTTCAACGGCTTGATTCACAATCACTCTAGAAGCCTTGTGGAGATAGTCTTTGACTTTGTTGTTTCTTTTCAGGCTCAATGCTTTGACTTTGTTGCTTGATTTTTGCTTGTTTTGCTCTAACTTTGACTTATAATGTGCTAACTGTTTGTTATAGAATTGGTTGATTGACTTCAAAGGTTTCCCATCAATAATGAATGCATTCACTCTATTAGAAGTACATGTTGCTAAGTTGTTTACCCCTAAGTCTATAGAAAGCCAATTCCCGTTCTGTTCTTTGAGTTCTTGTTCTTCTACTTCATAGACAACTTCTATGATAAGATAATCACCTTTTGGTATTACTCTAACTTGCTTTAAATCATTAGTATGCTTTGAATTAAATTCTAAATTTGTCTTTGGTAATCTGATAATACCAATTTTCAAAAAGTTCTTGCTTAAAGTCATTGAATTATAAGTCAAGACAAATCTTCCTTTCTCTTTATCTAAATAACTAGGTATCCTAACTTTTTTTCCTGATTTCTTCTTGAGCGACTGAAAAAATGACTTATAATTGTAATAGACTAACTTAAGTACTTCTTGTGATGTATTTGAAGGCAATGCAAAGTAGTTCTCATCATGTCTGTCATGCAAGAGTCTGTTGAGGCCATAGTAGTCAAGAAAAGTCTTGTCTTTGAAGAACTGCTGCCTGACTTCATAGAGAGCAGCATTATAGAGGTTCTTAGACAAGAAGCACAAATGATCAAGCTCTTTGTAGAGCTTGTCTGCCTTCTTGACTATATGTTGCTCAACTAATTTCATTATTTAATAATCTCAATCATATTTATTTATCTTCAAGCTTCAAATCTTTTTCAATGAGCTGCAACTTCTCTTTTCTTCTTGATGAGTACATCTTCATAGAGAAACAATGAATCAAAGAGATGATTTCTTCAAAGATTTCTTTCTCAATCTCTCTAGGATTGTCTATCTCATTGAGCACTACTATGTCTACTCCATACTTTTCAAACAAAGACTTGAAAGTCTGAAATGAGATTCTTGAAAGTCTGTCTTTGTAAGTTATGAAGATCTTGTTGATCTTGTATGATGTGACATCATCTAGAAGCTCTTGGAACCCGTCTCTATCAAGTGACATCCCTGAAGCAATGTCTTTGTAAATCTTTGAGACCTTTACACCATTCTTGAAGCAGAACTGCTCTAATGTAGAGATTTGATTCTCAAGGTCTTTCTTCTGGCAGGTTGAAGAAACTCTAGCATAGATTACATTGATTTGCTCTACATTCTTGTTAAGTAGTTTATAGACATCATTCTTGTTGTAGTCATATTGGCCGTTTGGTAAGGTCTTTGTTGATATTCAGCCTCTAGAGACATAATGACAAAGAGTAGGTCTTGTAATTTTTAACAAAGACAATACTTCTTTAGCTTTCATATAATAAATAGTTAAGATTTTGTTATTTATTATAATAGAAGAAAATAATTTTAACAAAATCTATGTATAAAAAAGAAGTGGAGATAGACAATCTTTAAAATTTAAGATATAATTTAAAAATTGCCAATATGGGACAGTGGTCAACTCCACCTGCCTTGTAAGCAGGCTCTGTATAAGATGCGCAAGTTCGAATCTTGCTATTGGCTCAAGATAAATTATCTTGACATGTGGGATAGAGCAGTTGGCAGCTCATCAGGCTCATAACCTGAAGGTCGCAGGTTCAAGTCCTGCTCCCGCAACCGAAGTGCATGATGGGCACCGGCGCCCTACAGATGCACAACTCTCAAGGCATAGCCGGCGATGGGGCTACATGCATCCATTGCAACCTGTGGAGAGTGGCGCAAGATACAAGGGAAACTTGCAACAGAAGAGTGCCAGAATTGGCATTAGCAGATGCCTAGGATCATGTGGTGACACATGATGAAAAGCTTCAAATCTCTTCTAAATGGTGTACCTGTGATGGAGTTCACCTCATCAGAGATGATCACATGCACAGCTTGCTAAATACATGATAGGTTCGCTGCCTTTGTACACCACTGTTTGCATCAAGAAGACAACTGGCCCTAACAAGTTGGTTGTCTTTTGGGGCACCATGCAACATAAATAAAAAGACGAATAGAAGACTTGGAGATGGAGACATGAGGAGAACTATTTGGCATATCTTTATAGTTGCTGCACTTGCACTTCTAGCAAGCTGCCAACGTAGGCCTATTGAGCAGACAATGTCACTAGTGCATATCACAGTTGTAGAGCAAGACTCTATCATGAATGTGACATATGGCTTGCCAACTAAAGCTGTAGATCCACCTGAGATCACAGCAGATGGCTTCCTCCTCTACTGCTACAAGGATGATGAGAATGGCAGGCAGACCGGGCCTTATGTGATGGCAGTGCGAGGCACGGACATGAGCTATGATGGATGGCTCAGCCTTGAGAGTGGTGAGTGGACTGTCATGGCAGCCACATTTGACGGCACTGACATACAGACATCAATCACAGACATATTTGAAGATGGCTATGCATGAGTGTCACACCAGGTGAACGGCACTCTGCAACAGCCAGACCACTTCTTTGTTGGATCAGAGAGGCAGATAGAAATTGTGCCACAAGTTGCAGCTGACTTTGACACTGTGCAAGTGGCAATCAATGCTGAGACCATCACGAAGACTTGGTATGTGCAAGTTGGCGTGGCAGAAGAGAGTGATGAGATGCCAAGTGCACTCTCTGCTTGTGTGACAGGCCTTGCAGACAATGTGAAGCTCATCACAAAGAGCATAGATGGGCAAGATCAGTCACAGCTGAAGCTTGAGCTTGTGGATGATCCATTCAGCTCAGGCAAGAAAGTGTATGCTGGGGTGTTCTCAACATTCGGGTTCAACAGCAAAGCACCAGAGATTGTGCTATCGCCTCAAACAAAGTCAATCACAAAGACATTGAGCTTGAGCGATGCTCTTGTGACTGAAGATGCGACTGAGAGGCAATGGATCATCTTGGATGATGCAGTGGGGCCAGACGACTTCAAGAGAGACACCACCCAGGCTAGCTCAGGCAGCATGTGGCAGCCATATGTCGAAGACTGGGAACATGAGACAATAAAATTTTACATATAATAAACATGAAAATGAAGTTCATTCTAGGTGCTGCTGTTGCAGCATTCATGGTGGCAGTTGGATGCACTAAAGAGAATGTCCAGCTTGCTCCTGCACAGGAGATAACAATGTCTCCTTACTACACTACAAGTGTTGCTACAAAGGCAGATGATAACGAGCATTCGTTTGCAACTACTGAGACCTTTGTCACTAAAGTGTACTATGATGACAGCAAAGATGAAAATGGTGTCTATGTGCCAGAGTCTGTAGTGAAGTACACAGATCAATGGAGAGCTTATAATAATGAAGATGTTATGATGCACTACTATTGGCCAGTTGATGGAAAGAAGCTGACTTTCTACTCTTACTACCCAGCAAGCTTGAAGTCTCAAGAGAATGCTCCTAAAGCTTGGATTACTAGCGTTGGTGTCAATGCAGAGTTCACTTCTCGTCCAGAAGTAGACTTCATGGTTGCTGACACGCAATGTGGCCAGACTGCTAATAGTTCTAATGACAACTACACAGGTGTTCCAACGATCTTCCGGCATGCTCTTGCTAAGATTGAGACTGTGCATTTGAAGTTGCAGGGTGCGCCATATAATAGTTTGTCATACAAAGTCATGTATGTGAAGTTGACAGGCTTGAAGAATGGCACTTATACACAATCTGGTGAATCACATTGGAAATTGTCTGAAAATGATGAATATTCTGAAAATGATGGATATAGTGAATTTCTTTATAATAATAAAGATGGCTTAGAGATCAACAAAAAGGATGGCGGTAGCTTCAATGTTAATAAGTTCTTCATACCTGGAAACAACTTCAACATCACAGTTGGCTTCGAAGTTACTGGCTCTAACAACATAGTGCAAAAATTTGAGAAGACAGCAAGTGTTGAAAACCTTAGTATGCAAGAGAACTACAACTACACCTTGAACATCACTAGAGGAAGTGATAACGACAAGCCGGTGAATGAGATCCTCTGGGCACCTTCTGTGAAAGATTGGATTGATGATACAATCAGTGTCACACTTTAGATTCATGTCTCTCAAGTGGGTCGCCGCACTAGCAGTGACCCTTGTTGTCTTTGGGTGCTCTAAAGATGATGGCACTGCATATGATGCTCCCACACAACCATCTACATTGCCATTGCTCAGCTCATGGCAGGCCTCAACAAAAGCTGACAACGCACAAGATGAGCAAGCTTCTGCAGACACAGTTGCCCTTGATCACTCAAAGGCCTTCTACATGACCGCTCTGACAACTGATGATAGGAAACTCTGGTCATCATCAGATGCACAAGTCAGCTACGCAGAAGGCATTGGGTGGCATTCAGGATGATATTGGCCAGCAGAGCTAGACAGAGAGCTTGAGATTTGGACATATCCAACAAAGATGTGGACAGCTATAGACACAACTGCAAAGACAGTCTCTGTCGCTCTAGATGGCAAAGATGACTTGATCTTCACAGCCACCCCATCTTATAGCAAAGGTCCAAACCCAGTGAATGTGAAGTTCATCCACTCTCTTGCAGGTGTGACTGTAAGCAGCAACATCAAGAACCCAAACACAAAGCAGAAGATGGCATGGGCAGAGCAGATCACTGCAAGCTACATGAACACTTCTGGCATCTGGGACTTCACCAACCAAAGATGGACTTCTCTGGATGGAAAGCAAGCAGAGGATGCAAAAGTAGGCTCTGTCTTCTATGTCACTCCTGGGCAGACTATTAGCTTGCACCTTGAGAAGCTGCATGTCATCAACAACAATGATGAAGATGCTGCACAGATCCTTGACTATGACCTCAAGACACCTGTAGAAGTCAAAGAAGGTATGATGCATGAAGTTGTCATCAACATGAGTGAAGCTGAAGAGTGGGTTGACTTAGGCCTGCCTTCTGGCACGCTCTGGGGTACAAAGAACATCGGTGCATGCAAGCCAGAGATGTATGGCAACTTCTACAGGTGGGCAAACTTGAAACAGCGAATGAAAGGAGACTCAAACACTTCAGACCCAGAAGCAAGCCAACGGCAGAGCAATGGAGAGATGCAAGACACCTATGACATTGCATACCAGATTCTAAAAGGTGAAGGAGAGACCCCAACTTACACTCAAGTTGAAGAGCTCAAGAAGTGGTGCAAGTGGGAGTGGATGGAAGAAGGCAACACTGAGTTCAGCGGAGTGCCAGGATTCAAGATCTATGCTTCTGGCTACTATAACACAGACAGCAAGAGCACTTTCATCTTCATTCCTGCAAATGGCTACTATGATGACAATGGCTGGATGATAGACTACAACACTTATCAATACAAAGGCAGCACTTCAGAGCAAGGAGTGAAGTCTACAAGGAAGGGATCATACTGGACTTCTACCTACAACAATGGCACTCCACACACTCTCAACTTTGGTGCAGGATGGGAGACAATGCCAGACAATGAATACCAGACTGGGCAGACCCCACATGCTCTTGGCATCAGGCCGGTGAAAGTACAGAAGATCTCTGGCCGTAACCCTAACCCAACCAGGAGCAACCAATGGTAGCTCTCTAACTGCTTAGTATCCACCAGGACATCTTTTCCTGGCATAAACATGTCCCAACAAGAAAAGGTTTCTCATGGAAAATTGTCCTAAGAAACCTTTTTAATTGTCTCATATTCATTTGCTTAAACCGATTAAAATCAGAGTTGCCTCTATATAAATCATGTAAACAAACACAGAGACAACATGAGACACACATTCACTTCTATCATCGCTGCGATCGCAATTGCATTCTCTACCATCAGCTGCTCTGCTGAGAGATATGACATCGAACCAATGCCTGCAGAAGAAAGCCCTGCTTATGTGATGTACAAAGCAGTGTCTGCAGACTCTACCGACATCATGGAGATCTCAACTCTCACTTCTGTAGGTGTAGCAGACTTCAAGAGCACTGCCGAGTTTGAAGCAATCATAGGACCAGTGGATGCAAACACATTTGAGCCTTCAATCGAAGCAGTCTCTCAGAAAGATGCGGAGATCAAGATCTCTATCTACATCAGTGAGGACCTTGAGAGCTGGAAGCATGTCGGTGGCACGACAGGAGAAGCATATGCTGAAGTAGTGACAAAGATCTCTGAATAGAAGGAAGACAATCTCATGTTGCCTAGATATGATTGATGTTAGGCATTGAGGTGTCGTATAAAGCTCAATACACAAGATTTTGGTTCTTGCAATCAGGGTTGGATTCCCTGCACCTCAACCAAGCATTGATCAAAGTTTTTTCCTATGCACTTGCTACATTAGCAGGTGCATTTTTAGCAAAGAAAGCCATGTGCTTCAAGAAGAAAGACAAGACATATGTTGAAGTTGTAGGAGAGCATTGGCTAGATGAGACAAAGATGCTCTCATACAAAGAGTTCATTGCATGCAAGCACCCTTCTGAGATAAAGCTTTGCAAGCTCTATGAAAGTTTTGACGAGCTTGAGAAGACAAAGCAAGACCACAAGCATAGAATCTTTGATTTGATTCAGAAGTTCATTGATAAAGATTACGGGATGTAGTTCAGTTGGCCAGAACGCTGGTTTTGGGATACAGAATGATTTACTGTGACAAATCAACATTGTAGTCAAGACGTGAGGTTGAAGATCGAATCTTCCTACAATGTCAACCAGAGGTCGCGCGTTCGAGTCGCGCCATCCCGACAATTTAAGTTCAACATTTTAGACTTTCATATATCATGCCAATTGGTCTCACACTCTTGATTGTGTTCTTGCTTGGTGGCTTGCTAGGCTACTCACTTCCATTCATGAAGCTCTACATTGACTTGAAGAATGACCCTGAGCTTCGGCAGAGGACTTATGATGAGATGGCAGATTGGTTCATCAAGCAGAATGACTGGGAATCTCTCAGAGAGCTGAACTGGTCAGAAGTATACAGAGGATGCAAGAAGAGGATGACTGACATGACTGGCAACATCGATGATGAGAGCTAAAGACTAAAGCTTGGCACATACAAAAAATCTCAGAGCTTTCACTCTGAGATTTTTTTCTTCTATTCAGTGTTCTTTGGTATGTAGTTCGTATGGAACACTATGTCCTCAAGCATCTTCCACATTGTCGTGAGAGAAGCATCTATCCTGTCAGTCAAGCCCTCAAGTGAGTTGATTGATATGTTCATCACTTTTATAGAGCTGTCAGTTGCATCAGCAAAGTCAAACAGAGTGCTCAAGTTCTTTGAGTGCGTGGCAACCTTTGTGCTCAAGTCTTTGAATGAGTCTGAGCCCATGATTGCATTCTCAAGGTTCACGACAAAGTTCTGTATGTAAGCGATGATGTAAGGAATCAGCTTCTCATAGTTGATGTTAGCAGTCTTGATGTCTGACCCATAGAGCACGCTTGTGTCTTGGCTCTCTACCAAGTATGTCAAGTCAACGCCATTTCATGAGCTGTCACCACCCCATGAAGAGCTGTTCAACGCTGGGCTGTCTGGGTCGACATAGAACTCAAGGATCCTGTCAGAAGAGTTCTGCACAGTGCCATCTTCAGCGATGTACTTGTACTCAACATTCTTGGTTGACATCAGTATGTTGATGCCCGCATAGTAGAGTGGTGTCTGGCTTGCCTCAGTAGTCTGCCCACTTGGGTCTGACACACTCACCATGTGCTCTTGCACGTCAAATATGGTTGAGAGGATTCTGCCAGCTTCTTCAGTCAAGGCACCTTCTTCATTCAAGAGAGTAGAGAATGCAGAAGCATCATCATAGTACTTGGTGACCTTGACATATGAGTCTATCTTGTTGAGAGTCGACACATCAAGATGGTCAATGTGCACCCCACTTGAGTCAAAGATTGCCACTGTCTTGTACTCTACATCTTTGTATGCATATGCTTCAGTGTCATAAGTGTCAACTGCATCTGGCACCTGTATCAGCAAGACAGAGTCATCTAGTGTCTTGCCTGGCCTGATTGTAGAAGCATTCAGCACAGCTGTCGTGAGCACTGCTGCACGATCACCTGCCACATAAGATGCAAGAGCTGTGCTCAAGTCCTTCACCTGTGTAGCATAAGTGTCATATGCATTCACTACCTGTGCATAAGAGCTCTGGATGTTCTTTGTCGTGACGACATTGGTGTTCATCGCATCCACTGCTTGGCTCAAGCTGCTCAAGATGCCAGCGAAGTCAGAAGTGAGGAGTGAAGTCGTAGTCGTGTTGTCATTGACTTCAGAGTCGGTGTCGTCATAGACAGAGTTCGTCTTCACGTTCACACGGAATGCATAGCCAGTGCCAAACCCATTTGCATTGCTCATCTTCTTGGTGAGTGGTGGGATGCAGAATGAAGTCTGCTCTCCAGTCTCATCTCCAGACATGTCTTCAGGGGCATCCAAGAAGAGCACGCCAAACAAGTTGGTAGCTACAGGCACCTTAGTCGAGTTGGTCGTGTCATAGACAGAGTAGTAGAGCAAGATGGCATTGAAGTCGAACTGGTCATCAGGAGCGAATGCATCTGGGGCCTTCACGTTCACGTCATCATAGCTGTTCACAATGTGCGTCACACCAGGCTCAAGCTTGTCCCAGATTGCAGCGATGTCGTTCACATCCTTCACAATCTCTACCCCATCAAGGTTAGATCTCCTGAAAGTGAATGTGCTGTCACCCTTGTATGTGATGTCATAGTTGATTGGGTCACTCTTGTCCCACTTCTGAGTTATGTATGCTCCACCAGTCTTCACATAGCTGAGCATGCTGCTCCACCAGAAAGCGTCATCGTCACCAGACCCATCGCTTGCACTCCATGAAGGAGTGTACTCGTCAAACGTGTCGGCGTAGTCAGACCATGGCACGTTGACTGTGTATGTGTTCACGACATTCTCTGCTTCAGACTCACGGCCTTGCAGAGTAGAAGGGTTGTCATAGATGTATGCCTTGCCAAGCACATAGTTAGTCTCACCATCGTCATCTTTCACCCTGAAGTAGACTTTGCCACCACCATAAGAAGTCGGCACAGCGACATAAGTCTCATTGAACATGCCAAACTCTGTAGACCGAGAGTTCCCAGCATCTATGGCCCCAAAGCACCTCACGACTTTCTGGTAGCCTGTGCGGTTGCCTACAGCCTCTATGCTGGTAGAGACATCCTGATCCTCCTCAAAGATCTCTCCACACCTTGTCGTCTTGATGTTGTCATCCTTCCACCTGATGGCACCAGTCTCCTTGAGTCACTTCCAGAAGACACGCTCAGACACAGTCTGCAAGTCTTGGTAGTTGTACTCATCTTGGTTCATCAAGAGGGTCTCAAAGTTCATCGCATAGTTCTGGAGAGATGCAGCGATGTGCCATGATGGAGAGTAGTCCAAGCCACCTTGCCCAGCTACATATGCAAACTCACCTGGTATGAGAGTTGGGTTGAAGAAGTTGACTGCCAAGTTCTTCTTGGTTGCAAGCTCTGTGTTGCTCTCTGGTATGTTGAGGAGAGCATAGTGTGAGAGGCACACTGTGTTGGCTCTTGCATTGAGGTTGAGCCCTATGTCTTCAGAAGCCGATGGGAACACATAGAGGGTCCCACCTTGGCTCCTTGGTTGGTTGATGATTGGTGTCTTGTTCTGACTAGCCATATGACAAAATTCAAAAATACACCATATTTATGCTCAAAAGCCAAGCCGGCCACAAAAGCGGCATAAATATCAAAATCAAAAGGTTGGAACGGCACATGCCTACAAAAGTCATAGACAAGAAGCTATTTGAAGAGCGCAATATTGACAACAACTTCCCAAGAGAGGTGATACTCGGCCTCTTGAGGATCCTCAACCAGCAGATATCATATGAGCAGATTTGGGAAGACACTTCTGTTGGCAGAGAGAGGATCAATGTGCCATTCTTGTTTGACTTTGGTGAGGCATACAACTCCGAGAAGTTCATCCAAGACAACTACATCTTCTTTGGAAGCGACTGCACTACTGCTGGGCTCACCAAGATGCCTGGCAACTTTGACTTCTACCCTAGAGGAGTAGTGTCCCTCAAGTCGATTGCCATAGACTCTGGATCTATCACAAACAGGTATGTCATGGGCAGGTTCCAAAAGAAGATAGGGCCTCAGGTCAAGTCATATGTCTCTTGGCTCTACTCTCTGCCACTCAACATGTCATTCAGCCTTGAAGTTCGTGCAGACACTTTCAACACAGCACTCAAGATAGACTCTGCATTCAGAGAGTTCTTCTACAAGAACAAGACATACTACATCAACTACCATGGGTCTAGAGTGCCATGCCGATGTGGCTTTGCAGAGCAGCTTGCACTTGACAAAGGCTCAACATACACAATGGGCACTTATGACTCTGACAGATACTTCAAGCTCACTATGGACTTGAGTGTAGAGACATACCAGCCAGTGTATGACCCGACTGCAGAGATGCCAGCTGATGCATCTGCAAGATGGGGCCTCTCTCTGAACGTCAATCCAGGCACTCAGCATGAGAAGAAGATCTGGTTCACAAATGACTTGACAAACACCCTCATCACAGCTGGTGAAGACACAGTGATAGAGTGAGACTGAGACTTCAACCGGTCAGACATGCTCCATGTGCAGCTCTCTTACATAGATGCTTCATCTGGTGATGAAGTAGAGATCGCTGCAGTGCAGAACCACAACTTCTATGACTGGGCAGTGCCTGAAGAGCTCTCAGCAATGGAGAAGCTAGAAGTGGTCGTGCCAAACACAGATGAGCTCAGCGTCTATGAGCAACCTCAGCTCAGGATTGTCCCAGACTTGTCCACGATGGTCGTGAGGCCATCAGATGTAGTTGTGCTCAACAAAGGATACTTTGTCACAAAGCAGAGCAAAGTCGATGGTTGGATTGACTACACTAGAGACAAAGATGGAGGATTAGAAGAGATTCCGGTCAAGTTGAACTTGGCAAATGGGCAGATTGACTTGAGCAATCCAATAGAGTTTGAGCCATTTGTGTACTTGAACAAAGTCAAGAAGAAAGAGATCACAGTCAAGCTTGTCGATGTCACGAATGGAAAGGAATACACGATGAGCCCTGTCTATGTCGTGTAGACTTAGAAACTTCGAAAAAAATTTTCGGGAGGGCCTGTCAGTCTCTAGAAGAAAAGAAGAGTCTTCCAGTCAGTCTCTCTCATACTCTCTCTGCTAAGCCTACTAGATCTGTCTAGTTTAGTTAAAGTTTTAACTAGATCTAGTTAAAACTTTAGCTAAAGTTAAAGTCTTAACTAGATCTAGTCTAGTTAAGACTTTAACTAGATCCTTCACCGACCTTGTCCCAGACAAGAATTGTATCGACTTCAGGGCGGAATGTCTACAAAATTTTGTTAAAGTTTTGTTAAAGTTTTGTTAAATTTTTGTTTCAATTTTGTTACAAAATTATTTCAAAGATATTCAGCACTTCTAATCCAACTTAAACCTTCAAGCTCTTTCATGAAATGCCCTAGGAATGCGACATTTAGTCCAAGTGGGCGGCTAAGCACAAGGATGATTAACTAATCAAAAGTTTGATTTTGATGGTTTGCCGCTTCCTGGCACAAACTTCTATTTGGACAACTTCATCTTTTTGTGATACAAATCTAGATTTGAAAGCAAAGACAAGATGAAAAGAGAGAAAGAGACCTATAGCCCAGATGAGAAGCTCTTTGGATACACAATCCAAGATGTCATAGACATATGCTGGGGTGCACCATTCCCTGGATCTAAGGCATGGGTGCCAGAGCATCCTATCTGGGACTGCTGGGTGCCAGGCATGCCAAGCCCAAAGCAAGCATGGGCAGACTATGCCTTGATAGAGCGGGCTGTGAAGAACATGTTCTGGATATTGTGGAAAGACATGGGGAATGGCCATGAGCCGGACTTTGTAGCTAGGCACAGAGAGGCATTCAATGCTGCACAGAATGGAGAGACTGAGACGTTGAAGCGGCTTGTGCTTGTGAGGTTCACTGTTGGCAAGTTTGCACCTAAGGTGACTGCCATCCGCCCATCTGAGGTGCTGAAAGCTGTGAAGCAGAGTGGGCTTGACTTGTCTTCTGGCGTGTACTGCCCGATGGCGGGGTTTGGTGGCATCATAGAAGCAGGGAAGAAGTGGCTTGCTGCACACAACATAGACTGGCATGGCAAGATAGAGGCATATGACATAAACCCACGGTTTGTAGAGTGGTATCATTATGATGGGGTGAGAGACATGCTTGCACAAGTGGTAGAGACTGACAAGACTGTGGTGGTGTGCCCTCCATTTGGAAAGACTTATGAGCATTGGGATGGGACTCCTGATGAGATGGCAGACATATCATTCTTGGATTGGTACAGGCTCATCCATGAGCATGTGAAAGCTCCAGGATATGTCATCATTGGGCCAGAGCTGAGAGTGAACTCAAAGACGGTGTCTGTGAATGGAGTAGAGTTCAATGGCTTGTTCAAGCGCAAAGCCGGTGTGCAGTACTGGAGTGAAGAGCTGTACCAAGGAGCGTTGGCTGGGACTGTAGAGCCAGAGAACAAAGCATTCAGATAAGAAGGCATCTATCAACTTCATGATATTGAGAGACACTCTTTGTAGGGTGTCTCTCTTTGGATTTGCCAGGAGCTCACAGATTGATAAATACCTAAATTGGTAAAATATGCAACTTAGTATGCCAAAGATCCATAGCATGAACCATCTTGATGAGCTAGAGCGGCACTGCCATGACTACTACCCAAACCTTGGATATGACTATGAGAAGAATGGCATACTCAAGAATGTCGTGTCACAAGAGCTGTTTGGCAACCCACTCAATGACTCTGCAATGCACCAGATTGAGCGGCTTGTCACATTCTTGGTGAACCAAGTCAAGAGGATAAAGCTGCAGTTCACATTTGCTCTTGACAAAGACTCAAAGCTGCTCAACTAGTTCAGAGATGGAGATCAACAACACATTCATAGACTCATCTGTGCTGTTTGCAGACTACTCAAAGCTGAGGTTCTTCAATGACTTTGGCTATGAGGTGTATGTGCAGACAGTGTATGACTTGACTTGGAGCATAACCACAAAAGCAAGGCACCCGTTCAACATATCTTCACTTCCATCTGGATACATCATCAGCGACATAAGCTGCACCAACTATGAGATGTTCTCTGGCATGATAGACATGGGAGCTCTCACTGTGAAAGTCGCGACATTCCCCGGAAGCATATCAGTCTCTGATGTGGCAAAGTACATAGACACAGATGCATCAGTCGGCTCTACATATGAAGATACAGATGATGCAGGCAGGCTTGCAATCAGAGAGGCATATGTCACGAAGTACTTCAACCGTGCAATCAGCAAGCTTGAGGTGTCATACACTGGTGAGCATGCAAAAGCTAGGACATACAAGCTAGACATCTGGCCATATGTGAAGGGCCACCTCACTCTCAGGATGAAGGAGAAGTCATTCAACACAGAGAGTTTCAATGACCCATCTGCAGGCTATACAGTGCCAGACTGGCAAGAGTACACATTCTCACATGCAGAGTGTGACAGCTCATTCTATGAGACCCTCAACGCTGTGCTTGGCTCATTCCTCTATGGGAATGTCGACAGCAGTGTGCTTGACACTTCATTTGGTACACCAGTCGTGAAGCTAGAGAGAGCTGCTAGCTTGTGGCCATACTTCTCATTGAATGGTGTCTTCAACCAAGAGAAAGTGTCTGCTGGCCTTGTGGCCGCCAACACAATCTATGCGCTCTATGATGACTTCGGCTCTGCCCCAGACTGAGGCAAGCATAGCTTCAGCACACCATGGACAGAGTCAGGCTGCTCACTCATGCTTGGCACGACAGAAGACCATGAGCTCAGGTATGTGTCGAATGCACATGACGTAGATGCTGTGACATGGTCAGACACCTACATGATAGGGCTCAGTGAGAGAGTCGACAACTCTGATGACCCTGACAAGGAAGACAAGCCGATCTCATTCTCTATAGGCGTCCTTGCTGATGAGGAGGGAGTGTACCAGAACCACATAGTGCTGTATGTAGTTGGGCCGACTGATGACCTCTACATCATCGGCACGATAGCTGTCAACACAGAGGTGGTAGGAGAAGATGAGCGCTACAGGACGGTGTTCACCAACTTCGGGGTGCCAGACCCAGTCACATATCCATTCCTCTTCAAGGAGCATGACCCAGACCAAGAGTCAGTAGACTGACAACTTGTGAATGAGAAGAGCAAGCAGCTCTTCTTGAGCTATGACCAGATCTTCCCATATGCTGGCACTTACAAGGCACTGATGAACGCTGTAGAGTGGCTTGGCTACACTGACATCTACTTCAAGGAATGGTACAAGGTCATAGACCCAGACAAGAGCTCTAGAGTCGTGCTTTGGCAGTCAGTCGACCTAGAGAACAAGAAGACCATAGAGAGCAAGCTCAAGAGGGTGAACGTGAGCATTGATGACTTCATCAACTACAAGAAGCTCAACAAGCTCTCAATGATATACCTCATCAACTCTGAGAGTGAAGGCTATGACACACAGCCGACTTACACCTATGACAGCTGTGAGTATGTAGGGAAAGGTCCGACCAAGGTGTTTGACATACCTTACACAGACCCTAACTATGACTACAACTCAGATGCTCTGCTTGCCAAGCTCTGGTCACTGAAGAGGTGGCTTGAAAAGCACATCCTTGGCGTGAGCTGCCACATAGTCGACGTGACTGGTGAGGGTGTCTACTTCTACAGAGACAAGAGCGTAGCATACCAGACTGGAGACTACTTGCTTGACTACAGCAAAGCTGCTCCACTCACACCATTCAATGCACGAGTGTCAGTGTCTGACAACCAGATGGTAGAGAGCTCTGCGCTTGTCAGGTGCTCAATGCACGAGTTTGAGGAGCTCAGGTTCAGAGACTACAAGGAGAATGCAATATCAGAGTTCAATGACAAGATCTATGACTCTTCCAATGCAGTGACTTGGACAGACCCAGACACCCTTGCCAAGTATGATGCATCTACATATGCCATGAGTGTGCTCAGTGAGGATGGCAACTACGACTTCAAGAAGCTCGATGAGGCAATAGATGCATCAGTGATGGTGAGCAACCCACTTGCTGCTCCAGTCTTGATGCAAGAGTTCTCCTACAACTTGGAGCTCGACACATCATGCGGCACTCTCTATGAGGCTGCATCTCCAGAAGACAAGGCAGATGCAAATGTGATCCTCATCAAGGACAATGAGATCACTTTCTATGACAACAAGAGCATAGAGAGCTGCATAGACCAGAAGATGCTGCCAATCATCACTCTCAAGAAGGCAAACATCAGGAAGCCTTATGGTGACTGGACCTCTAACATACTCTACACCATAAAGCCGGTGCTCAAGGCTGATGGCGACACGGTGTACCAGCTCAGGATGGTAGACTATGGAAGCATGCAGACACAGTACATCTCTACTAATGAGGTGATAGTGCTGAAGCCAAGGTATGCCCTTGACTCTTCAATGAGCTTAGTGCCAACCTCAGGGCTGAAGTACACAGGCAAGACGAAGTACAATGTGCCGCTCTTCATCATGAGCAACTATATGATCGACTACCCAGTAGCTGAGGAGTACAAAGGCATGTTTGACTTGTCTAAGGACTATGTGCTTGAGGTGCTTGATGGAGAGCTGAGGTTCGACAATGTCGCTGTGCTTGACAATGCGGTTGACACATCTGCTGCACATGACACGAACACATACATGTCGATGGAGCTTGACTTCAGTGTTGAGGATGCTGTAGCTTACAACATAGAGAATGAAGTCGACTATGATGCTGATGAGCAGTTCATCCAGCCGACATATAACTTCAAGACTGGCAGGATTCCATTCTATGAGTGGAGGATAGAGAGCTCGACTTGGAAGCAGGACATTGCAGATGCAATCAATGAGGAGAAGGCGAAGCTCCGTGACCCAAGCTACCTCTATGATGAGATTGCATGGGTAGAAGATGGGGCGCCATCTGGCCCTAAGGTAGCAAAGTTCTGGTACAAGAAGCTTGCAGAGAATGTGCTCAGGTACAAGCTCTGGCAGTGGAGGCACTACCCAGATTGGCTAGTCGACTCATCGACGTACAACTCATCGCTCCATGAGTTCATGGAAGACCTGCTTGGTGAAGACCCATCTTCTTATCTCGAGAGCGGAGGTCCACTCTATGAGCTGAATGACAACATGTACAGCATGATCTTCCAAGCAGTCGATGGATCGCTCTCACCAACTTCATATGTGCAAGATCATGACTTGGTGAAGTGGATACTCAATGAGAGGGTCCCAGCTGATGTCTCACAGTGGATAGAAGACAACTACAATGTGTACTGTAGCAGCTTGTATGCATGGACTGAAGAGAAGCTCCGTGAAGGCATCTACTCTGTGAACAAGTATGTAGATGTGAAAGTCAACAGGCTTGGTGATTACTCTCTGAATGCAATTGGCTATGACCACCACAACAACTTGTTCTACAACAAAGCTAACTCTTCTGTGAATGTGTGAGGCATTCCACCTTCTGTCGAGCTCTACACAAACAGCCTCTACTCTGGCAATGCATCGACATGGTACCGGTGGAACATGTATGGCGACTTGCTTGGCTGGATAGATGCAAGTGAAGGAGCCATGCTTGACACCTCTACTCTTGTGGGCATGGCAGAAGATGAACCAGTATATCCACGCAGGTGGAGAATCTATGACTTGTCGATAGGCAGGAAGAACATCTCATATGATGCTGTGTCATATGCAATAGACACACCAAAGAAGTATGACACATTCAACTTGGAGAACTTGACAGAAGTCTGCACAGAGATTGCAGTTGAGAGTGACAGCAGCTTGGCAGACACAAGCATGCTTGACTCAAGTGCGCAAGAGGTCATCATGCTGAGGATGCTTGATGAGAATGAAGACTCTCAAGAGCTCTACTATCCAGGTGCCAAGCTGAAGATCTATGTCTATGATGAAGAGCGGTTTAGGATGTTTGCTTCATATGGGCCATATGTCGTGCTTGACTGCTCTAAGGCTGGTGAGCTCACAGACCAGAACTACTATGATGACTCTTGGATCAAGCTGAGCACTGTAGGTGTAGAAGACAAGATAGACTCTTCTGTGATGGTTGGCATGGAGTCTGGGCAGTACAAGTGCTTTGTTGGGAATGTGACAGAGCACAATATTGTGGATGCAGTGACAGACCCATCTGGGAACACGCAGCTCTCAATCAATGTGCTGAACTCTTCTAACCCTCGCACCATGAGGTATCATGCAGGAGATGTCATCAAGGCAAAGTACTTGCAGTATGATGTAGACTACCCACAATACCAGATCAACACCAACTTGTATGTAGGAGAGACTTGCTATAGGATCCTTGATACATCAATAGTTGGTGATGACATAAGCACACTCCAGAAGTACACTCTTGATGGCTCACTCTGCAAGTCACTCATAGACAACATACACAACAACAAGAGCACCCCAGACAATGAGATGTTCTGCAAGATTAGCTACCCACAGTATGAGTATGTCAACTATGCAGTCAGGGTGAATGGTGATGCAGATGAAGAGTCTGTGACTAGGCTCTTGACAGATGCTGACGTGTCTGTGAAGGTTGACCGCCTGTTTGCATCCAAGCTCTCAGTAGAGAACTTCTACAATGACACTCTTGAGAACAGGACTACATTTGCATATGACTCTTCCAAGTGGTTTGCAAATGACTACTTAGACAACACATACAGCGGGTGATGCACCGACTATGACTTCAGAGACCTCTGGAGAGACTGGATCCAGGCAGGCAAGTGGTACTCAGAAGACACTGAGACATACCAATACCAAGACTTCCCAGTGACACTTAGCATGGGCAAGTCAGTGCTTGTAGGCTCATATGACACATCTGCGACGTTCATCTCTTATCGGCCAGAGTGGAAGTGGGAAGTAGAGTGGGCAGATACTGAGACATACCTTGAAGACAACCAGCTTGACAGGATGCTTGGGAAGCCAGTGCTCTACCGGTCAATGAACAACATGATGAGCGTGCTCACTTCTGTAGAGGGCCCGAACTGGATCACCCTTGAAGCGATAGACCCACTTGGCAACAGGCTCTTCAACACAAGGTCTGGCATCTATGTCAGCTCTGACTAGACATGATGCTCTCCAGCACAATACAAAAGACATGGACAAGCAACTTGATGAATGGATTGCAGCACTAGGCCAGATGCCAGAGCGAGAGCGGCGGCGGGAGATAGCAAAGTGCATTGCAAATGCAGATGAGTTTGATGAGAAGTCTAGAGCAGTCTGGAGAGACACAGTAGACTATGTTGAGAAGCTCATAGACCAAGACAAGCCATTTGACACTGACCTCTACAAAGCATACATTGACTTGAGAGGGCATGACAAGCTAGATGGACAGCAGATGGGAATCATCATGACATTGCTTGCCATGTGTGGATATAACATGCAAGAGATAGATCAAAAGTAGATGACAAAGCAAGAGATTAGGAAGAAGTTCAAGGAGATGAATGTTGTGTTTGTGTCAAACACAAACTGCATGATGCCTTCACTCTTGAGCTACTCATTGAGGACTTACATAGATCTCGCTGATGGGAACTTTGTGCTCTATCCCGCTAACATGGGAAATGGAAGGCTTTATGGGTTCAGTATGTTCTACAACATGATCTATGGGCTTGTGCAACACTATGACTACGCTATCTACTTTGATGATGATGCTTTCTTGGTGCCAGGTGCTGAAGAGGCATTCTTCCACATGTTTGAGAAGTTTGTAGAGAGTGGATCACTCATTGCTGGCACTCCAGATGGAGGTGTGGTTTGCCATCGTAACCACAATCCATTCATGGTGAACACTTTTGTCTCTTTCTGGAACTTCAAGGAGATGAGAGTACATGCTATCACACCAGAGTTGCTCACAGCTAAAGACTCTTGGAGCAGCATCAACAGCATGACCTTTCATGAGTATGATGGGCATGCATCATACAAGTCGATGCTTGCAATGAAAGACATGCATGAGGCTGCCATTGCTGACTCTGCAAAGAAGCGTGAAGGCATAGAAGTGCCTTATGCAGCTATAGTGAGGAATGATCCAAGCAACTTAGTTGACCCGCATCAAGAGCCATGGTCAACTAAGCTTGATGACTTTGAACCATACTACAAGCTGATAGAGTGGCTGCTCTTGAAGTGTGATGGCACTATCTGGTACTTCAATGCAAGAGATAAAGTGTCTGGGCTTGAAAGCTCTGGATTGAGCTCTGAGATCTATGTGAATGACAATGATGGCAATGCAGCTCCAGTCATCTGGCACTCATGGTTCTCTCGTCAGTGGATGAACCCAAGTTCTCCTCACCATGAGAGGATTGCAAAGCTCTTGCAAGATCTTGGACTTTCTTAGAAATCTAGTTTATGATACTAGATAAGTTATAATTGTTTCACTCTTTAAAACATCTTTTAGATGCAACTAAAATTCAAGAGCTCTGGAAGCAATGCTGAGTTTGCTGCATGAGCTAAGCAATTCAAAGAAATCTCTGAATGTCTGCTCATAGAAGCGGATGTAGATCAGAAGAAGTTTGTAGCAAAGTCTTTCACTCAGGACAAAGCATTGGTGAAGTACTCCGAGATTACTTTTGAAGATGCTGGCTACACTCTCGACAATGTGAAGCTTGACAAAGGAATTGACCTCACTGGGTCTCGTGTGAAGATTGGTGTGTTCATGATCCTCAGCAAGTTCATCGATGTCATAAAGACTTTCAGTGGTGCAGAGCACACAATGACTGTCATGTTTGACAAGAATGTTGAGAAAGACCCAGTTGAGTATCATTCACAGAGCATTGTGTTCCAGTCTAAGACACTCTCAATCAAGGTTTCTACAGCGAACATATCTGAGTTTGATGAAGTCACTGATGACATGTTCTTCAACAAAGTGTTTGTTGCTGCTGACCCATTCACTGTCAATGTGACGCCTGATGTGATGAAGAATCTCCTCTCTGTGTCTTCACTCTTGAGCACCTCACCAATGCAAGACATCATGGCTGTCTATCTCAAGGAAGAGAAAGGCAAGAAGATGTGCTATGTCAAGGATGATGCTGATGGGACTTATGACTACTGCATAGGAGAAGCCATTGGAGATGGTGACGCAAAGGACGTGCTGTTGAAGATATTCAGGTACAAGTTTGCTTCTGCGCTCAATGGAGTTTCAACTGATGCCGTGATGTCATTCTCATCGACTAACCCGAACAGGCTGCTCATCGTGAGCAATGATGGAGACACTAAGACTGTGATATCTGCTGTACGTTATTAACAAATCAAAGCTATGTTGAACCAAAGCATAAGTCCAGAGGCATTTGATTGGTCTCTGTATGAGAACTGGGATGGATGCTCTCTTCGTGAGAACAAGAGCGTGAAGAAGCATGATGATGACCTTGGCACTGTTGTGTATTGCCATGAGCCATATGCACAAGAGGCATATGAAGCATACTATGCACATGACCATGGCAAGCCGAGCCCAGTAGTAGACATCAAGGCAGACACTCTCTATGGTGTTGAGAATGTGAAGGTAGGTGCAAATGGCACTGTCATTGTGACACTCACTGGTGGAGCAGTCGATGTTGAGGTTGACCTCAACAAGGAAGGAAGGTACTTTGATCTCTTCTACCAGATGTATGGTGTGAAGTACGACAAGGAGTCATTCATGGCAATGGCTCGTGATGACTACCAGAAGCAGGAGTTCCTTGGAACAGGAGTCAATGTAGTGATGAATGCAACAAAGACGAAAGCTTCTCTCTGGGATGGCTATGTGAGAGCCTTCAGGAATGAGCTCTTTGCACAGACTAAGCTGCAGAACATGGCATATGTCGCTCATGTCAACTCAACTAACAATGGCGGATACTTCGTCACTGTGAATGGATGTGTGGATGCATTCATGCCTGGCTCTATGGCAGCATCTAACCGAGTGATGGACTTTGAGTCTCTCCTTGGGAAGGACCTCCTTGTAGTCGCTGTCAACTATGACACTAGGTATGGCTTTGTTGTGAGCCACAAGAAGTACCTCCAGACTATCATGCCAACTCGCCTTGCAGAGTTCAAGGAAGACTATGAGAAGGATCCCGACAAGTGGATAGAAGGCACCGTGACCGGCACAACCAAGTTTGGTGTGTTTGTTGAGCTTGATGAGGTGCTCACTGGCATGATCCACTACTCTCTCTACAGCAAGGAGCTGAAGAAGAAGGTTGATGCTCATGAGATCAATGCAGGTGACAAGATCCAGGTGCGAGTAGAGAGGTTCGAAGGCAACAGGATCATCCTCACTGACATGGAGCCAAAAGTCGACCTCAACAAGGTTGTTGAGAAGCTCAACACAAAGGAGGTGTAGGTGATGGATGGAATGAGTGCTGCACAGATGCAGCTCAAAGTCAATCCATTTGAGCATCCAACTCTCAAGTGTGACAAGTGTGGGAATGAGCTCTTTGTGCCACAGGTTATGTTCAGACAAGTGCCTGGTATCCTGCTTGGATCTGATGAGAAAGTCGTGAACATCCCAATGAAGGTCTATGCATGCTCTAGGTGTGGAGAGCTCTCTCCAGAAGACAAAGAGATCATAGCTAAAGAAGAGAAGCTTGCAAAGACAAAGAGCCAAAGCTCTCTTATTATTTAAGATTATTGTTTTATTTTTAAAGTGTTACAAAGATGGCAAATGAGATAAGTCCGAAAGGGAAGTTCTATGAGGTGTCGATTGAGGTCCTCAATGAAGTGCCTGGAAAGAAAGGTGAAGTGAAGATCAAGAAGGAACATGAGACACACCTTGTAGATGCATCAAGTCCAACTGAGGTAGAGACTAAGGTCAAGGAAGAGATGGCAGGAGAGATGTATGAGTGGAAGATCCTCTCGATACGTGTGTCAAAGATCCTTGTAGTCTACTAAGTACAATAACTTTAATTTCAAAGAGCTCAAGCAGTGCCATGCTTGAGCTCTTCTTGGTTTATGATGATACACGAGTGGAGAACCTTCTCCTATTCTTCTGGAAGTACCAGGTAGCATCCACCTGTAGAGGTATAATGCACTTTCACACCACCTGGAGCATGCTTGTTTGCCCAAGCCTCAGTGTAGAAGTCATAGTAGCAGTCACAGCTAGAGAGTGCTGCATGGAGCACAGATGGCAACCCAATGATGAGAAGGTAGAACGGGCCAAGCAGATGTGAGTCTCAGCAATGCCCAAGCTCATGCCTCATGCTTGTCTCTTTCTTTCCATTAGAAGGGCTCAAGAAGACAAATGACCCAAGGCTGATTGCTCCTGACATGCCTTCGGCTTGCCATGCAAATGTATAGCGATCTACCCTCTTCAAAGTCTTCTTGCCAATGAATGGCATCATGACAAGAGCGACAAGGTTCTGTGGCAGCTGCCAGATGAACAAGATGATGAACACGACTCACCACCAAAAGGACTTAGTCTCTTCCATAGACTTTAGGTTAGTTTTTGTTTCCTTCTTTCTCTACTTCTCTAGAGCTTCCTCAAACTGTTCTTTGATTGCATTGACTCTCTCTTGCAGCTTCTCTGCTTCTTCTGTCCTTATTGCAAGCTCTTTAGAGTGGGCCTCAATTGCATGATAGATGCCGGTCCATCTCCTATTGAACATGTTGATGCTGTAGTCACTGAGCTCTGGATGCTGTGCATGGAGTTCTCTATGGAGCATGTGATCAAAGTCTATGTCACTGAGAGCTCTTGCAAACTTCACCGGATCTCTTGTCACTATGTCTGCGATTGCTGCCATCACTGGCTCTCCATCTTCACTGTATCCTAAAAGATTGTTGGCTTCTTCTTCAAGCACACTGAACTCATCATTCCACCCACTGACTGCACTGCTCACTTCTCCTGCAAGGCTTTGCATACTCTTCAAGAAGCCTTGGCTCTTCACTAAGTCGATGTCACCAAGATGCTCATAGACTTCCTTTGTGAACTTTGACATGCTTGAGTTCAAGCTAGTCACAACCTTGAAGTTTATGTTGTCAAAGAAGTTTCCTTTAGCATATCTGATGATCAATGAGAGCGCTTTCCTTATAGATTGCTTAGAGTTAGAGATTCTTGCCATGCTGTAGTCATATGACTCTAGATCTCTTGTCTCTTTGCCACCTGCATTGTATGGCAAGACTTTTCCATCTCTGACAATCCACTTGTATGGCTTTGGCTGTATCTGCTCTAAGTCATCATTCATCTTTCGTGCAAACTCTTTCCCAAACTTTTGCTTGTACGCGCTGTTTGCTTGGATTGTGCCATATGCATCTTCTCTTGCCTTAGTGTCAAACTTGCCACTCTTGAGGAATGCATCTACATCTCTCTTGTTCCTTGCACCCTTGAAGAGGACTACGACATAGTCATCTGGTGCATTGCCCCAAGATATGTCAAGGTCTTTCAGCATGCTGATTGGACCAGGGCTCTTGAGGATGACATATGGGTGCTTGGCTGCCCCACAGAATGGCTTCCTGACAAGCTTCATCTTGCCTTTAGACCCATCTTCATGGATGACATCTATAGTCCTGTACACCTTGTACTTCTCTCTGTTTGCACGGCCTACCTTCACAAATGAGAAGTCTCCATCATCATACTGGCCTAAGTTGCTGTTGCAATATGAAGATACTTTCCCATGATATGACATTGCTACTACAAGATCTGGCATATCTGCTTCATTAGTGCTTCCAGCACACCACAAGATTGTGTTCCTGTCTTTCACATTCGTGAACACCTTGCCCATCTTCCTTGTCTCTTTTAGAGAGTAGACACCTACATTTGCATCGCCTGCTTCAGACATCTTGAGCCCATCAGTGAATTGGCCAAACTCTATAGAGTCTGGTGCAGATCCAAGCTTCACAAGAGCTGCATGGAATGCTTGCTGGAGCCTCTCTGCTTCTTTTTCAGCCATCTCTATCTCTTCATCAGGCACACCTTCAAGCAAGAACTTGTTGTTGCCAAGGTCTTTCACATATTCCCAAATTCGGTTGGACACATTCAAGATGAATCCTTTATTCTCTCTGTTGCTCTTGACAAACCAAGTGTTGAAGAACTCTTTCCATGAATATGTTGGGTTGCCAAATGGGTTGTGTCAAATTGTGTTCATGAACTCATTCTCTGTATATGCTTCTGTGAGGTATCTTGAAAGACTGAACTTAGTGCCCATCATTGAAATGAAATTTAAGATATTAAGATTTATTTGGTGTTGATGAAGTCATCGATTGCTATAAAAAGTTCATCTACATTTGTGTATAGTGTTCCTAATGGGTAGTCAAAGTCTTTAAACTCTTTGTTGAAAGTGAAATAAAAAATTTTAATGTCATTTGCTTTTGATGCTTCTGCTTTTTTCTTGTCAAGCTCTTGCCTATGTTGTAGATTGTGCCTATAATCATTTCACCATAGAACATCTTTAAAATGCTGAGCTCCATGGTATTCAACAGCAAACTTGTGTTGTGGACAATATCAATCATATCTAAGAGGCTTTGTTCATTCTTGAGTCTTGTCATGAATGAATTCTAAGTTTGGAAATCTTTGCACTAACAAGTCCCCGATTCTCCTCTCACAATTGAAGATTCCTTCACGTTTGCATTCTGGGCATCCTTCTCCTCTCAAATGAAGATATGGAAGCTGCCAGAAGTCTCCATGTTCAGGACAAGTTATGCAAACTTTAGTGCCTGTGTCTTTTATTTCAACCTTTGAATAATCATATCTATTGCCATGCGCTTCTTTTGCAAGTTTGGTGAATTGATTTTTGTCTGCAATCTTTGATCTGCTATGCAACTTGCTATTGACTTGTTCATTTCTACACTTTGGGCAGCCATGTGTGGAATAAAGGAAATTTTGTGGTGTCTTGATGAAGTCCCCATGTTTCTTGCAAGTCAATATTACCGGTTTTACACCTGAGACCCAATCTATTTTTTCAAATGTGAACTTATCTCCAAACTTTTTATAAGCGGCATCTAAGAACTGGTCTTTTGTCATTCGCTTGCCAGTATTTTCGGAAATATAAGCTGGATGCCCAATAGAAGACATCCTTGCACATTCTGGACACCCATATTTGTTTTTTAAGAATCTTTTAGGAGGCATTATGAACTCTCCATGTATAGGACATACAATCTTGATTTCAGTGTTTCAGTTTTTTATCTCAACAAGGTTATAATTGAACTTGTCTCCAAATTTTTTATGTGCAGCATTTAGGAACTCCTCAATGTTCTTTTTCTTTGGCATTTCTTTATTTTTTACTTTTCTTTTTATTTATGTTGGAAGTTCCTAGATTTTTGTCATATTGTCTTAACTTTATGCCAATTTGACATAAAATTTGGATTGGCATACATTTTTCAGATATGATGTTCAAAGAAAAATTAACAAACAAACTTAAGTATTATCATGAGTAAAGTAAAACATGTAGCCGGAATTGATTTAGGTAGCTCAACTCTATGTGTTGCTGGTATCGAAGGTGGCAAGCCAACCGTGCTAGTGAACAGTGAAGGCAACCGGACAACTCCATCTATGATGTCCATCAAGAATGGAGAACGCAAAGTTGGTGGCCCTGCAAAGCGCCAGGCAGTCATGGACCCTAAGAACACTGTGATGTTTGTGAAGAGGTTCATGGGTGTCCCATATGATGACCCAGATGCGTTGAAGATGACAAAGATGGCTGCATATGATGTGGTCAACGAGAATGGCAAGCCAAGGATAAAGCTTGACGGGAAGAACTACACCCCAGAAGAGATAAGTGCACATTATCTCACCTACATGGCAAAGATAGCTTCTGACTGGTATGGAGACAAGGTGACTGATGTTGTCATCACATGCCCTGCATGGTACAATGACATCCAGCGCAATGCAGTCAAGCAAGCTGGTGAGCTAGCTGGATTGAATGTGCTTAGGGTCATCAATGAGCCTACTGCTGCAATCCTTGCATCAGACATCGATGTGAAGAAGAAACCAAAGATCATTGTCGTGAACGATCTCGGTGGTAAAAAGTATACTGCCTCCGCGCTTGCAGCATAACAAGTGTAAAGTTAAAAATTGGTTAATTGCGGGCAATCCCTTAGAGCTATTAGTACCGTCATATAGTGGTGACATTATATATTGACACCAGCTTTAATGTACTGGGTATGGTAACAAGCTAATAGATTGGGTCATCAAAATAAAGGATTTAATGTCCTAACGCAGCCAAGGTTCTTAGAAATAAGAAACAGGTTCAACGACTAGAAAAAGTAATCTTAAGCATTATTGTAAGATGAAATTTCCACGAATGCCAATTAGAAGTGGCACCATAGATAAATAATTGAAAGATTATTTTATTTTATGGAAATGAAAGAGTTCTTTGAAATCTTTGAAAAAAGTATATTTGATATATTTGACCCTAAGACTAATGAGCATTTGCCATTCAAGTCAATTGCATTTAAATATGAAGCACCTAAATCTAAGATTCAGGAACTTAGTAAATCTATGCATATTTACATTGATGGTGAATATCTAAAAAATTGTAGAAGATGGAAGTTCAAATATATTTGTAGATGTGGTAAAGAGCAAGAGATTTGGTGTTCTAAACTTATTGCTAAAATTGAAAGAGGGAAGGAGTTTTGGTGCCAGAGCTGTATGCAGAAATCAAAATATGGCTCAAGATTTGTTGCAAATCCATATGGTACTTCTGGAAAGAAATTTCATCCAGATGAGTATTGCAAACAAGAAGAACCATTAAAAATAAATTTTAATGATGAATCTGAGCAGTTCAAAAAACAATATGCATTACGTCCAATTGTATTTTCATATGAAAAGTTTAATGAAACATTAGCAAATTGTTATTCATTGAATAATATTTTACAGGAAGACCTTAAAGATCATGAAATAAAATTAAATTATGCTGTTCCTTCTCACAATCAACAAAAATATACTCAGCATGTAATGATAGATGGAAAGGATGAAGGAATTCATTTTAAAATGAAGTGTTCTATGTGTGGAAATATAATAAATCCACACATTGATAATTTAGTTAGATCAAAAGACCTTTCACATTATCTATGTAGAGATTGTGCATTATCAAATAAAACATATCCTATACAAATATACGAACCGTTGAATATTAAATATCAATCTAATCTTGAATTAAAATTTATAAAAAGATGTGAAGAGCTTAAGATTGATATTTCCAGAGGTCCAAACATTCCATATATTTGAAATAATGAAGAACACATCTATCGATGTGACTTCATGCTTCCACAATATAATCTTCTTGTTGAAATTAAAGACAAGCATCAATTTTATCGTAAGCAAACTAGAATTGGTAAGGAACCAGCAAAATCAGCTGCTGCAAAAGCTTATGCTAAGTCTATAGGTTGAGAATTCAAAAAACTTTTTTCTGAAGATTTTGATACATTCTTTTATTCACTTCAAAAGAGATAGTCTGAACTTAAGCGAAAGCTTAAGATGATAGGATAAAGAGCCTATCGATAACATGATTGGGTACAGAAGACGTGACAGTGTGTGAAGTCTCTGATGTAGATGGGCAGAAGATGATTGAGGTCCTTGCATCTTATGGGGATGTCTTCCTTGGAGGACAGAACTATGACAACGCCATAGTGCAGTGGATTTGCTCTGAGTTTGAGAAAGACAATCCTGGCATTGACTTGCACAAAGACCCTATGGCATATTCTAGGGTTGTAGAAGCCGCAGAGAAAGCAAAGATTGAGCTCTCTACTTCTGCATCGACTGAGATCAACTTACCTTACATCTCTGCAAAAGATGGCAAGCCTCTCATGCTTGACATAACTCTCACACGTGCAAAGTACACAGCTCTCACACAGGACTTGACAGACAGAGTCATTGAGTGTGCTCGCACTGCAATTGAGAAGGCACACAAGACTGTAGATGAAGTTGATGAGATTCTGCTTGTCGGCGGCATGACTCGTGGTGTGAACATCCAAGAGGCACTCACAGAGGCATTCCACAAGCCACTCAACAAGAGCGTGAACCCAGATGAGGCAGTTGCGCTTGGTGCAGCAAAGCAAGCTAACATAATAGTAGGTGGCACAAGTGCAGATGATGTGCTCTTGCTTGATGTGACACCTATCTCTCTTGGCATTGAGACGATGGGAAATGTGATGACAAAGCTCATCGATGCAAACACCACAATCCCTGTCACTAAGAAGCAAGTCTTCTCTACAGCTGAAGACAACCAGCCTTCTGTGACTATTGTCGTGCTGCAAGGTGAACGGCCTATGGCGGCTGACAACAAAGAGATTGGGAGGTTCAACTTGGATGGCATTGCCCCTGCAAGGCGTGGAGTGCCTCAGATTGAAGTCAGCTTCGACATAGATGCAAATGGCATACTCTCTGTCAAGGCACAAGACAAAGGCACAGGCAAAGAGCAGCACATCACGATTGAGAGCCCGAACTCTCTGTCTCAGGAAGAGATTGACAGGATCAAGGCAGATGCAGAGAAGTTCAGAGAGCAGGATGAGAAGAAGGAGAAAGAGCTCAAAGAGCTGAACAGTGCAGAGTCATTCATCTATGGCATAGAGAATGCAATGAAAGATGAATCATTCAAGAGCTTGATCCCAGCTGACAAGGTTGATGAGCTCAGCAAAGGCATAGAAGAGGCAAAGAGCTTTGTTGAGAAGAGAGATCTTGAAGGCATGAAGCCATCACTTGAGAAGGTGCATGCAATCTGGGACCCTGTTATAGAGAGTATGTACAAGCAGAGCCAGGCTCAAGAGAATGGAAGTACCGCTCAAAGCACAAGCAATAATAGTTCCGCTAATGGGCCTGACAATGCTCCATATGAAGAAGTGTAATAACAACTAAGTGACCTTAGAAGATTGGGAAGATGTTGTCCATGAGACAGCTTCTTCCCTCTTCTTTAAAATTGAAAAGTGAAGTAGCCAAAGATGGTAGAGAGAAACTACTACAAAGAGCTCAAAGAGAGGATAGACAAGAAAGCTGAAGAAAAAGAAAGAGAAAGAAGGGCTGAAGAAGAAGCATTTGAAAGTCTGTCTCTTGTTGAGCGATTGAACACATCTAACATACTTAAGGGATATGGGCTTGAATATGACATGTTTGAGCAAAAGATCAATGAAGGGCTGATATGTTCATATGACCCAGAGACAACTGTAAGGTATTTGAAAGATAGGTTGCTGTATCGAGACAAAGACATAGATCAAATTGTACGAATCATAAGAGATGCAAATGATGAAGAAGGCAGGAACATAGAAATAGATCTTCCTATTGATGTTGATGAACATGTTCTCAAGAAAGTAGAGCATGAATCTGAGAGTGTGTTCAGAGTATGTGGATACAGCCTAGCAACTAAGAAGATAGGAAAGCCAGAAGGGGCAAAAGAAGATGTTGTGTGCTTCATCTACAAATATGAAGCAGATTGGTTGAAGCCTATTGAGAACATAGTTGAAGAGTGCCCAACATTATACCATTTGAGTGTAAGTCCCTGGCAAGAGAAAATCAAGAAGGTCGGCCTTGTCCCATCAGCAAAGAACAAAGTCTACAACTACTCTGGAAGGATCTATCTCATGAAGCAATCAAAATATCCAATTGCGGCATTCAAAGAGTTTGCATACATATGGGTTGCAAAGCTGAGAAACTTTGAAGAAGTTCCAGATGAGCTGATGATTCACCCAGTGATCTATAGGATAGAGACAAAGGACCTTCCAACATCTATCAAGATATACAAAGATCCAATGATGCACAACTCTTATTATATAAAAGAGAATATCCCACCTAGTTGTTTGCATTTTGACTTTAATATGACAAAAGATTTCATGAAGTCAAATAAAATCAAAGAGGTAGAAGAAATAAAAGAGAAGATGTGCAGAAGAACTAAAGACAATTAAAACAAGATGCAAAAAGACTATTATGCAACATTAGGTGTGAGCAGAGAAGCTACACCAGAAGAGATAAGCAAAGCCTATAAGAAGAAGGCTATGGCACTTCATCCGGATCGCCATGTGAATGATTCTGATGAAGTGAAGAAAGACTGTGAAGAGAAGTTCAAAGAGGTTGCTGAGGCATACTCAGTGCTCTCTGATCCACAGAAGAAGCAGAGATATGACCAGTTTGGCACTGCTGATGAGAATGCTTTTGACGGCGGATTTGACCCATTTGATATCTTTAGGCAGCAGTTTGGTGGATGTGACCCATTTGGCTCATTCTTCCAAGGAGGGTTTGGCAGGTCACAGAGAGAGCAGGTGCAGAGAGGCCAAGACATCCAGATGCATGTGAAATACACCATCAAGGACTTCTACTGTGGAGCAACTAAGACTTTGAAGTACAAGAGGAAGCACAGGTGCCAAGTCTGCCATGGTGAAGGTGGCACGGGGGTGCAGACATGCCCGACATGCGGAGGCACTGGCATGGAGACTACTACACAGCGCACACCATTTGGCATCATGTCTCAGTCTCGACCATGCTCTCATTGCCATGGCGCTGGTAAGATAGTGAGAGACACATGCCCACATTGCCATGGCTCTGGATTTGACGCCGAAGATGCGACAATAGATGTCACCTTGCCAGCTGGATGCCAGGATGGGCAGTCATTTGGGATTGCAGGGAAAGGACATGAGAGCAAAGACATCAGAGGAGCAAATGGAGACTTCATTGTAGTCATCTCGTTTGCAGATGAGAGTGGAAAGTGGAGAGTTGTTGGCAATGACATCGTGCAGAGAGTTGAGGTGAGCTGGCTAGACTGCATGCTCGGCACAGATGTTGAAGTCACATTGCCAGATGGAACAAAGAAGACTATATCCCTGAAAGAGTGCACACCAGATGGCAAGCTCTACAAGCTTCGTGGATGTGGTGTCAAGCAGAATGGCAATGAGCTTGGAAGCTACTTTGTGGAAGTGCATTGGAAGCTGCCAGAGAGCTTGTCAAAGAAAGAGAAAGAAGCTCTAAAGAGCTTGAAGAGATAAATCTATTACATTATGTCTAGCAACAAAATATATGAAAAGGCCATGTCAATGCCAGCATCGAAGCTCTTTGAGGGAGTTGACCTCTCACAGTGCACACCAGAGCAGATCTCTATGTCACGCAAGCTCTACAACTACATCGCAGAGAGTGCAGCGATAGCACAAGAAGAGAAGAAGCCACTTGATGATGTGCTTGATGAAGGCATACTTGGAGGGATCCTTGGAGGTGTAGTTGGTGCTACAGCCGGCCCAGCAATCATGAAGGCAATCTGCAATGCTCTTGGCATATCTGAAAGTGGCACACTCGGCAGGCTCCTGACAAGCAGGGTTGTCATCGCAGCAGTTGGTGCGCAACTTGGATATAACTGATAGATGAAAGACTATCATATAGATTTTATTTTTTGAAGCTATGAAGATATCTAAAGGAGTGTTGAAAGCTTTGGAAGATAAGCTTGGAGAGAGCCTAGCTGCTCTTTCCACAGTAGATTTTGTCTCTACAGAAGACCCATCTGTGCATGTTGGAGACTCAACTATGGAGCAAGCCTGGCAGATGTCTGCTTTGCCTAAAGACAGAAGCTTGCTCACCAAGTATGGTGACTCTGTTGTCTTGAACCTGTACATCTATCCTGATGGAGAGCTGCTTGTTGAAGTCTCTGCACACTTTGACCCACCTATAGACAGATGGGAAGTCATCTACCAGCACATTGGCACAGAAGAGAAGCTTTGGCCTGATAGGTCAACTGAAGACTTCATCTCTAGATGCAAAGAGCTTGAGAAGAGAAATCTTGAGAAGCTCTCAAAGAGAGAAGAGAAAGCTTAGCCTTTCTTTAGCCTGATAGTCTCTTGACAATTTCTTAGACTCAAAGTATAATTTTCTATAAGGTTTTTAGTTAGTTAAACAAAACATTTAAACAAATGCTTAAAAAATTTCTTATCAGTGCTGTGCTTGCAGTCTTTGCAGTCTGCAACATGCATGCACAGACGACAATTGTGGAAGGCAACAGTCTCCTTGATAACACTTCAGTCTATATAGGTGTTGGAGGCATGAGCTGGCTCAACTCTGATGTTGTGAGCCCCAATGGTGGATTCATTGACAACACAAGGCTCACAGGTGTTGTAGGCATCCAGAAGTACTTCATCCCCGCATTTGGTCTTCGTGTCAATGCAGAGGCAGGCATCAATTCATTTCCTTATGCTGACTACACTCATCGCCACACATTCTTTGACAACAGCAATGTGTCTCTTGAAGGACTTGTGAACCTCAATGAGGTGTTTGGTGAGTACAAAGGCCGTCCTGACAGGGTTGAAGTTGTAGCTTTTGCTGGACCTGGGTGGTACCATGCTTACACTACGAAGGCAGGCTCTGTCATCAGTGGCCAGGTTCAAGGCAATGCAGAGAACTACATCTCTCTTCGTGCTGGTGGGCAGATCAACTTCAACATGGGCAAGGCTCGTGCATGGCAGATCAATGTGGTCCCTGCTGTGACTTGGCTTGTTGCTGGTGAAGGCCTCAACCCACAGCTCAACAAGAATCGTGCGTATCTCAGTGTGAGCGCAGGTATCACCTACAAGTTTGGCTACCGTAACTCTAAAGGTGCTAAGGTGCACAACTTCACTAAGGTAGAGGTTCCTTACTACACTCAGGAAGACATTGACAAGCTCACTGCAAGCATTGCCGCTCTTGAGGCTCGTGAGCCTGAGAAGATTGTAGAGGAGAAGGTTGTTGAGAAGGTTGTTGAGAAGGAAGTAGTTGAAACACAGCGTGTGTTTGCTGATCCTCAGTTCACTAGGAATTCTGCTAAGCTTGAGCCGACTGCTCTCACTGTAGTTGAGGATTTTGCAAATGAGATTGCAAATGATGACAAGACTTATGTCATCACCGGCTATGCTTCTGTAGAAGGTGCTGAGAAGTACAATGAGAAGCTCTCTCTTGAGCGTGCTGAAGCTGTGAAGGATGCACTTGTCAATGCAGGTGTAGATGCTTCCAAGCTCAAAGTTGTAGCTGGTGGAGCTACTGAAGCCTTCGGTCCTGCTTATGAGATGAACCGTCGGGTCATCATTGAAGCAGAGAAGTAGGAAGAAAACCTAAGAGATTCTATTTCAGTGGGTCCTGTGAAGTGTAAGAGCTTCACAGGATTCATTGCATATAAGATAAATTTTAATAGCTTAAATTTAAGACCCTCTATAGACATGGCAATTCTCAAAGGAACACCTGCTAAAGACATATTCTCTGAGATAGACACAGCAATCAAGATAGAAGAGGTTGTTGACAAATATGTCACTATAAGTGGGCAGATTTGTAATTTGGACAAAGATTCTGAAAATGCAATAGGAATGATCAATACCTTTGTTGATCCAAGTGTATTTGCTCCCTATCCGAAAGACAACATCAAGTGGACTTATAGTGATGGGATGATCTATGCAAACACCACCCAGAAATACACTTCAATGAACTTCATAATGTTTCGTTCTTTTCGGGACTACAACATCAACATAAGGATTGGCAAAGTGGAAGATTCCTTCAACTTTAATATGTCTGAACTTACAGCATCTCGGAAGATTCCAATTGAAGACTATATAATGATGTTGCCAAAGCGTTGTTCTCGAATCATGATTGACTTTCATCCATTCAAGAATTACAAAAATAGTGAAGAGCTCTATCAATTGCTTGAAGCCGCTGTGAAGTGCTCATCACAGGCACAATGTTTCAAAGGTGTGTGAGACATTGCATCAACCGTTCCAAAGTTGAACAATGCCTTGAAGGACATCTATAAGAAGACATATCAAGGTGTGATGAAGATTCATCCTAACATGGCAAAGTGGATGAACAACCTTGGATTCTATGACTGGGGCACAATCTTGAGAAATCTTTAGATAAATTTATAGGGATTATACAGAGATGATTAAAGAGATATATTGCAGGATGCCATCTGACAAGAACTATGTTCCTGTCCTTGACACATGCAATGAAGTGGAGCAGATCTTGCAGAGGTGCAGAGTCATACTTGGCACCAGACCAGGTGAAGTGCTTGGTGACTATACATTTGGTGTGAAGCTTGAAGACTATGTCTTCTCTATGAACTTTGACAAAGATGAGCTCAGGAACATGATCATACAAGCTATCAACACCTATGCAAATCCATGGCCTAGCAAGTACAGCATTGACTGTGATGTCAACTATGGCCATGACCATGACTCTCGCTCAGACTATGCGGTGATTGACATAATCATCAACCAGAAGAAGTATATGGGCGTGATAGTCTCTTAAAAATAATTTTTTGATTAAAATGATTCTAGACAAGAATGTAGCTACTGCACAAAGCTCAGACATATACAAGAAGATTGACAATGAGATTAGAGCAGATGAAGTGAAGAATGCTTTCCGTAAAGACAGTGACACTATGCTAGTCTATGAAGATGGATTCAAAGAGTGCTTCATCTCTAATTGTGGAGATGTTGACAACATAAAGTTCAAGTGTGAAGATGATGGAAGGGTGCTAGTCTATGGCATTGATCATCTTGACTTGAGCATCACTGAAGATGCATATCAATGGCTCAAGCTGCGGTTTGGCATATTGCAAGAGTTTAGGCTGAGCCTCACCGGCAGCTCTTCTTGAGGTGGGTTTGATGGTATGAAGGAGGTTATTGAGTTGTTACCAGAAGAAGTGAAGTCTCGGATGGAGATAGACCTCAATGGGGCTGACAGAGGCCAGTTCACTGTTTGGAACCAATACCGGATATTCATAGAGGCAACAAAGTGCTGCAGGAAGGTCAGGTTTGTTGGCTTTGACAAGCTGTTCAGGAAGTTCTCCAAGGTTGTGCCATCTCTCATCAAATCATCATTCAACTATCCAGACGAGAAAGGCAACAAGAGAAGCTATCATGACACTGGGTACACAGACTGGTCTGATTATTTGGCCTCAGAAGATTTGTATTGGGAAATGCGTTAGGATTGCGCTGGATCGCCCTAGTGGGCGGCTAAACACAAGGATGATTAACTAATCAAAAGTTCAAATTTGAAGGTTTGCCATCACTAGGCGGCAAATCTCAAAAGATGAGATCTTTTACTAAAAATTTTTAGTGAAAGATTTTTTCTTTTAGAAAGTTTGTTTTATATTTGCAATGTCAATTTAGAGTTGATAAATTATAAAGGAATTAATTTTTAAAGAATTAAAGATTATGGCATCATCAAACACAATCAACTTTTGGGCAGATAGCAAGATAGCTGGGCATATGTGTGAGATACTTGTAAGGAATGTTCTTACTAGTGTTAAAGGTTGGGATCTTTCAAGAAGAACAAGCAAATATGAACATGAAGTAGGATTAGATGGAAGCAAAGAAAAGATCAAAACAGATATTATATTGCCAGAAGATGAAGCATTCTTTGAAGTAAAAGCAAGGACTAGTGATCGTCTTTATAGCAAAATGCGGAAAGAAGACCCAAGTGGAGCATTGTTGAATTCTTCTTATCATTTTTCAAATGATGAAAGGATTGCGGCAAACATGCCTAATGGATTCGCTGTCATATTTGGATATGATATAACAACAAATTCTAGCATCAATCCTAATTTAAGCAAAGACACAATAAACTATGCTTTGCAAATATCAGATGTTTACATCTATCATTCAAACAAAAATGGAAAATGCATATATCCACACGGCAAAGAAAACTATGTAAATACAAAGTGCTTGCTTGATTCTAAATATGATTCTAAGTTTGGAGGAAACATCCCAGAGGTGCTCAAATTGATACGTGAATTGAAAGGAAAGAAGCTTGACATAAGCATGTCATACATGTGGGAAGAGTGAAAAAACAAAGATTTAAATGTTCTTCTAGAGTCTGGACGCGGCCATTGCATATTTCCGGCTGAGCACAGCAAGGTAAAAGACAACAAAGATCACTTTCCAATCAATGACTTAGCTCATGCAAGGAATGCACTTGCTCAAGTTGCAAAGTATGACAGGTCTCCAGATTGGTATGATGGCACACTCACACAGCTCAAAGACACTGTGAAGAAGACAGTTGCTAGAGAGTATCCTTCTATAGTTGTGAATGAGTCTATACTCAAAGGCAGCTATGTTAAAGATGATGCATACAAGGCAATTGACACAGCTATACATGACGATGAGTTGATTAGCAAAGCTAAAGAAGCCGTGAATGCAATGAGAGGAAGTTATTGATATGATGAAGATTTTAATAGTAAGATAAGAGCTGCCCTTTATATAAAATATCCTAAAAGAGGAAGAGTAGACTTCAAGTTCACAGATGACAAGCTTTCTTATAGAATTGTTGGCGATAAAGTGTTTCTTGACATAAAAGATCCTAAGTTCAGCTTGGACACAAAAATATATATCGACCCAAGCAAGATACCATTTAGATTTGGAGAGATCGGTCAATGCTTTACAATTACATATGCTGACACTTATAAAGATGTTCAACAAATGATAGAGATGCTTCCAACTCATGCTAAGGAAATTGAAGTCATAGTTGAAACAGAAAACAAAGAGCTGTTTTATAGTCTAGTCAAAGATGAAAGAGGGTTCTATGATCTTCTTGATGCATTGAAGAAAAAAGCAAAGAAGTTCACTTTGTTTGGGGGAGCAGCACAAGCATTGAAACATCATGCTAAAAGAAATGAACAACTGATGGAATCATTGAAAAGCATTGCAACATCTAATGGATTTCCTAATGACATCGAAGAATGGTTCACAAATGATTGTGAAATAGATTCAAAGATGCTTGAGTATTAAAGACAAGCCTTTCACTATTTTTAGTGAAAGGCTTTTTAGTTTCAAGATTTTGTGTTATATTTGCATTTGAAACAAAGATAAAATAATACATGATAATCAATATATTGCTTAAAGGCAATAGTGCACAAGGTGCAACTAGAGCTAATGATCCATATCTCAGGATTGACAAAGAGATAAAGAAAGACCTCATCAAGAAGCAGTTCTTAGGAAACTATGATGAGTACACAAGAGCTCTTTATTCTGATAGATCTAATCACATCATAGGAGCATATGTTGGCTTAAATGGCAGGGATGAATTTTTCTCCAGATGGGGTGATGCACATGCATACATTCCAATGTCTAAAGAGACATGCAACCTTAGGCTTGATGATGACATAGATCATATCATCTTAGACACTATTGATGACTATCCATTTTTGCAGATTTATGCATTCAAAGAGTTTAAAGACACAACACTTAGGATTGGCTATGTACGATCATTGCTTGTGAAGCTGCCAGAAAAGCCAATATTCACTGAAGAAGAGATCATGGCATTGCTTCCAGAGCATGCAAGCATTGCACATCTCACAATAGAGTCTAAGGGTATGAACTATGCACTCTCTAGAGACAAACAAGGCATTGCTGACTATGCAAGATTTGTCAAGGAGTTTGTAAAGAGGTCTGACAAGATATCATTTGATGGGTTCGCGCCAGTGTTTGTCAATGACCCAGAGCTCAACAAAGCACGGAAGAGGATGTACAAGTCTGAAGCATCTTTCCGAGATGACAACCTCTACAAATTCTCTAATGCCATTCCTACAAGAGACTGGCACAACTACATCAAGTAGTTACAAATAGTTCCCAAGAAAGGTGGTTGGTCTTCAGCCAAGCACATGAATTGGGAACTTAAAGTTTATACTAAATTTTCAAAATCTGTCTTGCCTTGGTTCTGAACATACTTCTTGACTTAGAGCATTTCAACATAAATATTGAAATTTGAGGTCCTAGCTCTTGGCGGTCTTAAACAACTTGGCTCAGGCATTCTCAATCTATTGGATGCCAAATACTTTCTATCCAGCAACTAACACGACTTGGTTGCCGGTCTTGAAGCGCATGGGCTTGCCATACATGAACCTTGAAGACTTCATGAATGCACAGATCCAGTCATTTGACTTTGTTGGCCTTGACAACAACCCAAAGACCCAGCAGCTAGGCCTTTATGAAGTAGGCAAGCGTCGCGGATATGCTGCAGACATGCTGATGAACAAGACATTCACACTCACATACAAGCTGACAGAGAGCTACATATCATACTTCATTGCATACCAGAACTTTGCAGAGTATCTCTCTATTGCAGAACTGCATGACTTGTACTATCCACCAATCATAGTAGACTTGCTTGATGATGCTGGCTTTGCAACAATCAGCTATGAGTTTGATCAGCTCACACCAACTAGCTTGAGCAACCTCTCGCTCTCATATGCTGCACGACTTGGGACATACAACACTTTCACACAAGGATTCAGGTTCAACTACTTCTCAATATACTATAGAGATGAGTCTGGTCGAAGGATTTTGCTCTCAACAGACAACATCACAAAAGAAGAGAAGTATGAGAACTTAGGCAATGACTTGCTGAATGGCAAGCTGAAGAAGCACACTAAAAACTAAGAGAAGCCATATGGACTGTGGATACAGCACACTTGCAAGCACAATAGGAGTTGGGGATGTAGTTGCACCAGGAGAGTGTGGAGCTGGGTCTGGCGACAAGTTCCAAGCAGGAAAGGGAATTGCAAAGAAGAAGCAATCACCTAGCTTTGACTACTCACAGCCACTCCCAACTATTGTGTATTCACAAACAAAAAAGTAGAGGGGTATCCTCTACTTTTTTGTTTTTATTGCAACTTTGCAAGCTCTTTGAAGAGAGACACATCTGTGGTCTCTTTTATCTTAACTTGGATGTCTCTTATCTTCTCTGGAAGCTCTCCTTTCTTTGCAAACACATATGTGTAGCTGTCACTAGGATCATAGAACTTGTCAAACCATCCTAGCTGATCCATGAAGTTGCGAACTTTGTACTTGTCTTCTTGTGCTTGGGTGATGATGTATGTCTTTGTATCAATAGCCGCAAGCATATGGTCATTTATGCTATCTAGCAGCTTCAACAGCCCTGGAACAAACTTGTAGTCTTCTTTGCCAGATGATGTAATTGTTGAAGAGACTTCGTTCACAAGCTCTTGTAGACTTGCCATGAACTTGTCAAGCTCTTTCACAGGACCGCCGTTCTTTAATCTGTTCTCTGATAGAATCTTCTTGTATCTCTCTACATTCTTCTTAGCCATGTCCTTCTGGTGTTCTAAGAATGAAGCTCAGTCTTTCCTGAGTGTGAACTTCTCTTTGTCTGTGTTCTTCTCCACAGCATCTTTCTTGATCACCCAGATGTCCCAATAGGCGGGCACATCAGCGACTTTCACATTTGTCCTACCAGACTGTGTGTGCTCTGCTGGCTTAGCAAGCACAAAGCTTGGAATGAGGTCACTCACTTGCTCAGTGACTTTGTCAAACTCACAGATTGTCTCTGCAAGAGACTTCAGCATGACATCATCGTCTCTCTTGTCTTTCCAGAGGATGCACTTCATGTCTTTCTTTGTGAGTGTTATTGGTTTTCCATCTTTCACATACACTGGCACTTTGTAAGTGTCGCCAGCATTGAGGTCAAGGCACATCCTCAAGTATTGTGTGTTTGCCACACCTACAATCCTACCATATGGGTCAGTGAATATCTTTGGGGTGTCAGAGTTCAGCTTCAAGTCTCTGTCAGTTGCTCTTGTAATGTCATCATCTGTGATCTCTGAGAGGTTGAAGGTTGCTTCAGACTTCTCTTTAGCCCTCTCAAAGAATGCTGCCTTGAACTCTGCCTCTTCATCCGTCCTGTTAGAGACCCAATATATGTTGGCTTTCTTCTTCATGCATTCTCTAATAGCTTTCTCAGTGATCTCTCTGTTTATCTCTTGCATCTTCTTAAGGTTTTCAGAATCACTAAATCATGCAAAGAGCGGCTCTGAAATCTTGTCTCTTGCTTGCTCTGGGTCAGATGTTGCAATGGTAGAGATGTAAGACCAGTCGCTGTCATCTATGTTGTTGAATCTCATGAAGTCTCCCATGATGGCTTCCGCAAAGAGCTTGCCATATCTCTTTTTGAACTCATATTCACCTGCAAACTCATCCTTGAAGATGTATCGATGGAAGTCATTCCACCACTTGGACATCTTAGATGACTTGAATGACTCATTTAACATCTTTGCATTCTTCAACTTTATGAGGTCACTTAGAGAAAGCATTTGGCTAATAAAAATTTAAACTTAAAAGATTTATCTCTAGTTTCATGAGCTGCCACCAGGTGATAAATAAGAGAAAGTATGGAAAGCCCATGAAGAAGTTCTTCATATTGGCATGCTTGTGCATCATTGCTGCATTCTCATCATGCTCTCACAAGATATATGACAACACAAAGATATATGGAGATAAAGTCAATGTAGAGAAAGCATATACAGAGGTGCAACATGACACCCTCACAATGTACATGTTTAGGCAAGAAGTAGGTGAAGGCACATTGCCTTCTCTTGACAAGTGGGTGGCTTCTTCATATGTTGAAGGTGAGAGCAAAGTATCACACACTTCATATGCATGATACTCAAGTGAGCTTGGCAAGATCATGACGATAAAGGAAGTCATAGAAGGAAGGGACACTTTGATGATACTGCAAGTCCGTAGCATACAAGCAAGCAAATAAAGCAAAGAAAAGCTAGATAGATGGGAGACAAAGAGCAGACACAGATACTGAGCGCCATCTATGGTGTGCTTGGTGACATATACAAGGCAACTGTTGATGACAAGAAGCAAAGACAGGTGAAGAGTAAACAAGACCCAAAGGTTGCTACAATTGCTGGCAAAGACACTTTAGGAAACATATCTTCATTTGTCAGAGATGTGTCTGTGCTCTCTAAGAAGGATGCAAGGAATGCTGCATACATGCTTGACACTCTTGCAGACTCTCTTCCTAAGTTCACAGAAGCAGTGAACAAGATAGATGCAGATGCACTGCAAGGAATCTATGCAGTCAGTGTGGCAATCAACACTCTAAGCGAGATTTCAATAGGAACAGCAATCAAGCTCAAGATCACATTGCCAATGATGGCAAGTTCCTTGAAGAAGTTCATGGAAAGTCTTGATGGTGTGATGGTCAAGACTGATGAAGAAGGAGAGAATGGCCTCAAGCTTGTGGTCGGGTCTCTCAAGTCTCTTGCTGAAGTCTCTGTTTGGTCTGCTGCCAAGCTCAAGGTGTTCTTGCCTAGCATTGGGAAGAGCCTCAAAGACATCATCTCTGTTGTCAATAGTGCAACTAAAGGTGAAGACAACACACAGAGCCTTGAAGCTGTGACAATGATGATGAAGACTCTCAGCTCACTTGCACTCTGAGACCTTGTGAAGCTCTCTGTGTCACTCAACAAGCTGAAGAAAGTTGCAAGGAAGCTTGGTGAAGTCTATGTCATCATGGCTGGGTATCCAGAAGTGAGCAAAGAGAAGATCAACCAGCTCAAAGACACTTTAGGAGCGACAGGCACATCAATGCTTGAGAGCATGTCTAAGTTCATGCTTGCAGCAAGTGCTACTGCATTGAGCATCGTCGCTGTTGGGAAGGTTGCAACGAAAGAAGACCTCCAGAGAGGTGGTCTTGTCATAGGAGCAATAGCAGTTGTGGCTGTCATTGTGAGCGGCCTTGTGCTTGTGTTGAGCAAGTTCATTGGTGCAAGGAAGATGAGTGCTGCGGCTGATGCACTCAGTGGGAGTGCACAAGTCATTATGGCGGCAGGTGTTGCTGGAATGGCCGCTGCATTGATCAGCCGGATTGCAGGAGAGAATGAGATAAGAGCTGGTGTAGAGACTATAGGGGCTATATCATTTCTCATGATTGGATGTGCAGCGCTCATCAAGCTCCTTGCTGGGATGAAGCCAAGAAAGATAAAGGCAGCAACTAATGCACTCAAGGCATCTGCCCAAGTGATTGTTGTTGCAGCTGGAGTCGGGCTTGCAGCTGCATTGATTGGGACGCTCTTCAAGACTGGTGACCTTGTAGAAGGCGTATTACTGATAGGCATCATCACAGCTCTGATTCTCAAGCTCACAGACACAATACAAGTCCTTGGTAAAAAGAGTTGAGGCACATTGATCAAAGGGACACTTGTGATGAGTGCAGCTACAGCAGCAATGACATACATCACTGCCCTTGGCATCTCTATTGCAATGGCTGCTAGAGACTTCCAGACTAAAGATGTAGTGAATGGTGCACTTGCTGTTAGTGCTGTGCTTGCAGCTGTTGTTGCTATGAGCCAAGTGATGGTGAAGCTTGGCAAAGATGGCAAGAGAAGAATGAAGTGGTTTGGATATGGAGCTGCTATGATTTCTGTTGCTACTGTCATAGTGACTGCTTGCACTGCACTTGGCATCATTATGGCTGCTGCTGGTGGAGAGATGGAGATTAAAGATGTAGTGAATGGTGCACTTGCTGTTAGTGCTGTGCTTGCAGCTGTTGTTGGTGTCGCATTCTTGACTGTCGCACTTGGCAAGATGGTTGGAAAGAACTCCAATCAGATATATGAAGGTATTGCTGTGATAGGTGTTGCAACACTTGTTGTTGCTGCTTGCACTATGCTTGGAAGGTCAATGGCAGACATAGGTGCAACAACCAAGACCAAAGATATAGGCAATGGTGCTCTTGCACTAGGTGCTGTGCTTGCTGGTGTTGCAGTTGTTGCACTTGGAATCATTGGGATTGGTGCGCTTGTTGGTGGCACTAGCGCAGTCTCATTCCCAGCATTGTTGGTTGGGATTGCTGTCATTGGTGTAGCAATCTTTGCAATCCACATGGTGATGAGAATTGCTGAGAGAATGGTTGATCTCATCAAAGAAGTGAATGGCATCAACAAAGAAGACTTAGCAGATGCAAAGGGCAAGATAGCTGGTCCTGATGGCATCATGAGTGTGTTTGGTGACATCATCTCAAGCATCATCAATATGAATGTGCTCACTGGTGAAGGAGATAGCAAAGACAAGACCATTGCTGGAAAGTTTTTTGCAAACATACTTGGCAACATGGCTTTGCCAGGTGCAATCATCAGTGTGTTTGCAAAGTCTGCTATGTTCATGATGGCTCTTGTGCCAGTCTTCATGATGATCAACATTGTCAAGAAGTTCTCTGACTTGAGGTATTATAACCCAGACACTAAAGAGTGGGAGCCATACAAGACAGAAGACTTCAAGCAAGTCTCTGCTGACATTGCATCTGCATTCAGCACTTTCATCACAACGATCATCGGCTCTTTCAAAGATCTCCCAGAAGACAATGAGAACTTCAACAGGAAGACTATCAGGAAGATCAAGAAGCTGATGGGTCCAGTCGGCTCATTCATTGACATCGCTAACAAGTTTGCTGAAGGAAAATGGGTTGATGAAGAAGGTGTTGAGCACAAAGACTTCAACCAAACATTCATTGATGCATCTAAGGCAATTGCAGAAGGATTCTCAACATTTGTCAACAGTGTCACATCAGAGACATCTGGCATCAAGTTTGAAGATGTGAATGCTGATGGCATCAGGAGTGTGGCAAGGATGATGAAGTGGATCACTGCGATCTTTGGTGCATTCGGTACAGTAGATGGGGAGCCGGTGATCTATGAATATGATGGCAAGACTCATGACTTCTTAGGCATTGGTGGCATCCCAATCTTCAACAAAGATCAAGCAGTTGTCATTGCTGATGCTGTTGAAGGCATGAAGAAAGTTGTCGATGCAATTGCACAGATCAATGTGCTTGCTGCATCTATCAGCACAATTGAAGCTGTCCGAGACACATTCTTCACAAACACCCCTCTTGAGACAATCACAAAGAATGCTCTTCCACAGATTCACCACATGCTTGGTGCATTCGGGAGTGATGGGACACACCATTTCATCTATGAGTGGACTAAGGATGGATATGACAAGACAAGCCCTGTAGACCTTGAAGTTGCAAGTGAGAGTATTGGAATTCTTGCAAGCACCATTCAGAGCTTCTCTGGCATCAACACGACATATGCAGCTCTTGATGAGAAGGCATTTGCATCATGGGACAAAGCAAGTCAGACATTTGTCAAAGATGCCAAGGACACTATATCTACTGCAAACTCTGGGCTCAAGACATTACAAGCAGTAGACAAGTATCTCAAGAAGAGCCAGAAAGACAGGAAGCAGCAGCTTGAAGAGCTTGCAAAGCTCTGGAGAGATGTTGGTGAGGCAGTCAAGGAGTCCAGCAAGGCAATGAATGACATGAACATCACTGTACAGCAGTCAAGTGCAACTATCAACAATGCTGTTGGCAGTGGAAAAGAAGAGAAGCAAGGTGTTCTTGCTAAAATTGGGACCGTTCTTTCAGGAAAAGACAAGAATGAAGCCCAACACCCTCAACATCAGCCGCAGCCGCTCCAATCACAACAGCAAGTGCAGCAAGATCTCATGGCTGCAATGCAAGACAGTGAGAAGCAGATTCTCATCAAGATCGACAATGCAAATGGGGTCGCTCTCATAAAAGCTCTCATGCAGTACATTTAGCATCTAGACTTTCCTCAAGTTTCAAATATAATGATTGCTTGGAAGGTGAACTGGACAAGCGCGCCAGGACGGTCTTGAAAACCGATCGAGCGGGATCTCTCGCTTTGGGGGCGGGACCTACGCCTTCCGCTTGAGTTCTTTTGATAAATTTAATACTGCCACAACTGGGGTGCGGCGCACGAAATTACGTATGGATTCCTATAAATGCTAGCAAAGGAGTGATACACATAGGTGAAATGTGGGCTTGAGCATATGTTTAAGGCTCGGCTATCAAACATGGAGAATAGCTGCAAGGCAATGGCCATGAAAGCATATTTTTAAGCTTTAGGATAGATGCAGCATGCGGCAGACAAGGGTCGGTGGCTCCAATTGGCACAGCACCAGATTTGCATTCTGGCATTTGTGAGTTCGAATCTCATCCGATCCACCAGACATGGAGGGCTTGCAAGAAGGATTCACAAGATCATCTTGCAAGCTTTTTGGAAGATAAATCTTAAAAATCAAAACAACTTTAAGAGATGTATCGTATTTCTTGGAAAGACAATGAAAGTGGAAAGCCACATGCAGTATATTTTGTATCTAGGGAAGATGCAATCAAGATGTCTGAGAAGCTAGATGATGTTGATTTCACGATCAGCAAGCTTGATGTGGAGCAGATGATGAAGGATGTGCAAGATGGAGCTCTTCCAATAGCTGAAGAGATTGGCATAGACAAAGATGAGCTCATCAGCAGTGTTCTTGATGATGAACCTAATGATGAGAATGTTGAGGAAGTCGTAGACTATGAGATTGATGAGCTTGTGCCGGAGACAATCATAGATGACGAAGTTGAAGCAGAAGATGATGAGAGCAGAGCTTGCCCTTGTTGTGGAAAGGAAGACTGTGAGTGTGAATGTGGCGGAGATGAGTGTGAGTGTGAAGACTGCTCTTATGAAAGCTATGACTTAGATGACTTTGCTGTTGAAGAGAGCTTTGTAGGTAGTGCAGTGAATGTAGCTTCTGGTGCAATCAGAGCTCTCAAAGATGCATGTGACAAAGCAAATGAGAAGCTTGAGTTTGACAATCGTGAGATCGACTGGTTTCAAATCTACAGAAAAGATGTAGACAAGTACCTTGACAATGTCCACAAGAAGACTTTGTTTGGGCTCCATCCATGGGATGTAATAGAGTTCTACAGAGGCAAAGGCAAGGAAGATGCCTTGAAGTGGTACAATGACTGGCAAGAAAAGAAGTATGGTGATGTGCTTGAGTATCACCAGGATGAAGACTAAGATTGGGAACCTGAATGCCATTCGAGAGCATGCTTGGAAATCAAGCATGCTCTTTTTGCTGATAAATTTAAGTAGTTGACAAATCATAAGTTGTAGATGAAGCTCAAAGACCAGAGCCAAGAGCTTGCAAAGATGGTAGATCGGCTTGCTGCTCCACAAGCAACAGCTGACTTGAGTGATGCAATCCCTGAAGAGCTTGAAGAGCCAGAGCCCCTGTTCACGATCGACTACAAGAAGGAGATGCGTGAAGCGGTGAAAAAGGCTCGCCGCTCTATCAAGACGATGCTCAAGACTATCATCCCAGCTGAGTACATAGATGATCCTTACATCACTGACAAGATAGAGCAGGATGCAGAGTCACTTGGTCGACTGTACTACCAGCAGCACATCATAGAGAAAGTTGAAGAGGCAAACGTCAACGCAATTGGGAATGGAAACCTCTCTGCTAGGCTTTTTGAGACTTTCAACCAGACAGCAAAGTCGCACTCAGACCTTGCAAAGCAGATAAGTGACACACAGACTGCAATCCGCAAGTCATACATAGATGTGATACTTGATGTGAAAGCAAAGAGCAAGCTAGCTTCTAAGCCGTTGCTTGCTGGTGGAGCTGCTCCACTCCAAGTCACAGACAAGAGCACTGAGTTCTCTAGAGTGTTCGTTGGCACTAAAGACTTGGTGAAGAGCTTGCACATGAAGCGACCAGATGGAGCAACTCTACTCAAAGACAACCAAATAGAAGAGATATAAGATCAATATGGCATATAGATACAAATCAATGGCAAAGCAAGTAGAGCTTGGCAGAGACCAAAACATATTTGAGTCAGGTGATGCTTGGGACCTTGATACACAGCTCAACAACTTGAAAGAGACTTTCCAAAAGAAAGTCCTTGTGCGTGGAACTTCAGACTTAGACGGCATGTCTGACTTGTCTGATGAGACTGACTACCAATACAGGACACCAGGTGACCCAACTGTGTACCACTTGAACATCAAGAGGCTTGCACACATGATAGACAACACTCTCACAATGGCAAGGTCACTCTCTGGCATATCTTTGATGGTAGAGTATTGGAACTCTCCAATCATCTGGACATTTGAATGCGGCACAGCTTGCACTGATGGCATCAGGATTGCATTCAACCCTCTGTTTGCACAGCATTTGATTGGTGAAGATCCAACTACTGAGGCTAGAGAAGAGACCAAGGAAGAGTCTGATGACCCATTGACAAGCATGAAGAAAGTTATGCCACTTTTCTTCATCATCGTGCACGAGACATATCACCAAATCTACAGGCACCCACTTCGTGAGAAGCTGAAAGGTGTGCCAAGCTCTCTGCACATGACTGCAAATGTTGCACAAGATGCAGAGATAAACCGAGACATTGAGAGCGACTATCCAGCGTTCTTCAAGGGGATGACTGACTACATCCATGGAATCATTGGCACACCTGAGTACCCAAATCAAGAGTGGGAGTACATATATGACCAAATCTTAGAAGGCAAGTGGGATAGAGCAAATGAGTTCTTAGGCAACTTGCAAGATGAAGAGAAGCAGAGACAATCTGGGAAGAAACAGCAAGGTAAGGGACAGCAAGGACAATCCGGACAGGGGCAATCTGGTCAAGGTCAACAAGGCCAGTCTGGACAATCTGGACAAGGCGGTTCTCAAGGACAAGGACAACAAGGAGATGATGGTGTGCCAGAGCAGAGCTTTGGTGGCGGAGGAGCTAGCAGTTCACAATCACAAGATAATCAATCTAATCAGCAAGGACAAGGAGGGCCACAAAGCCAAGGTCAAGGTGAACAAAGCCAATCTGGAGAACAAGGGAGCCAGCAAGGTCAAAGCGGAAGTGCTCAACAAGGAAGCCAACAATCTCAAGGTTCTGGTGTCGGCAATAGTGAGCAATCTGATGACTATAAGAAAGGCCAGATTGATGCATACAAAGATGCAATCAATGGAAAGCCTAAGTCTAAGTCTGGCAACGATGCTTATGAGAAAGGATACCAAGATGCAAAGGAGCAGATCAACAAAGCTAAAGAGAATGCTGGCAAGAGTGTGTATGATGAACAAGATCCATCAAGCTCTACATTTGGTGGTGATCGTGTAAGCAAAGAGCAGATGGACAAGCTCGCAGATGATGCAGGACAATCATACAAGAATGACACAAGTGAGACTGATGCTGACAAGAAAGCCAAGGACTACATTAATGAGCACAGAGATGCGCTTGACAAGATAGGCAATGGTTGAGGATCTCCATCAGGCAGCAAGAGTAGAAGCAGTGGCGCTGGCTCTATGAAGGAGCGATTGCGCAAGATTGATGACATGCTCAAGCCAAAGATTAATTGGAAGTCTCGCCTTCGTCGAATCTTCAATGCAATGGTGCCAGCTGGCCAGAGATACCTTCGTTCTAAGCCACTCATCTCTCAAGATCGCATGGACCGTTACAACATGGTCAAGCCACAAGAGTACAAGAAACGCGAAGGGATTGCCCAAGTGCTCTATCTTGTAGATGGAAGTGGCTCTATGTACATGAACACTGACAAAGTCTTTGACTACATCATGTCTGAGATCATCAACCTTGAGAAGTCATGCCAAGTCAAGACATCTGCATTCACATACTTCACTTATGGTGTCCATTCAGAGAACCTCAAGCTTTGGCATGACACAACATCAAAGGCAAAGATCAAGGAGATGATTGCAAGCCAGCCAGAATCTGGTGGCACTGACATGGTCAAGAGCTTGTATGATGTGATGGCTCTTAAGAAGCCATACTTCAGCAAGCAAGAGCCAGGAACTGTCGTGATTATATTCACTGATGGTGAAGATGACTACAGCAAGATGAAAGAGTTCCCATGGTCATTCCGGAAGAAGCTTATGTTCATTGTCATAACACCAGATGGAAACCATGATGCGGCTGAGAGATTGAAAGAAGGTGGCATACAAGACACTAACATCATGTACATCTCATCAGATGAAGTCTTGAGAAATGCAAAGTAAGATGACGCCGAAGAGAGTCTTGTTGTTCCCAGGTGGATTCAAGCCATTCCATGATGGACATTGGCTGAAGCTCAAGCAAGCATTGAGCTCACGAGTTGCTGACACTATAGAGATAGTCATGTCCAAGAAGAGTCGTGAAGGTGTCACAGCTAGGTCGACAATGTGGCTCTTGCAGCAGTCTGAGATCTTCAAGCAAGAGCCGATGCTCAAAGTCTCTGTCACTGATGAAGTGTCACCAGTTAGAGAGTGTTACAAAAGAGCATCAGAGAGTGATGGAAGCATTATCTATGCTATGCTTGATGCAGACAAAGATGATGCAAAGAGTTTGCCAAGGATCATTGCATTCAACAATGCGTACCAAGAAGGTGGAAAGTACTATGATGGCATTGCAAAGACTTGGACATTAGACTTGCCAAGGAGCTCATTCGAGTCAGATGGCAGGATGCTGAGTGCAACATATGTCAGGCAAGCTGTGAGAGACTTGGACTTTGGCATGTTCATAGACAGCTACTTATCTATGCTTGACGATCGAATCATCACAATGCCACAGCTCAGATGCTATTGGTATGTGCTAGGCTGTGAGATGCAAGTGAATTGTGCAAAATAAATAGTTGAGCTGAAGATTGTTCAGCTTTAGTTTGAAACATACAATTAGACAATGATTAATAGAACAAAGCGAATTCATGAGGATGCTTCGAATCCAGAATTCATAGATGTTGTGTTGAACATAACAAAGATGTCAGAGAAGTATGATGTTGACTTCAACAAGCTCTCTAGTGACTTGAGCAGCTATGCTGACAGTGTTGATGGCACAATTCGTGAAGATGGCCTTGTCATCATGCGAATCAAGCACATTGATGAGCAAGACCTTGAAGATGTGCTTGTTGACAAGTATGGCATGTCTCCAAGGGATGTGCATAGCTACATCTACTCTGAAGATGATGAGCTTGAGGAGTGTGGAGACTTCGATATTGAAGAGTGTGGTGAGTTTGGCATAGATGAATGTGGTGATGAGTGTGAAGATGATGAGTTTAAGGTAGAGGAGTGTGGTGATGAGTTTTCTCTTGATGAAGGCATCAAGGTGCAGAACCCAAGGAAGCGTGGTGGGAACCCACGCAAGAAGCTTCATGAAGATCTTGATGAAGGAGACTTGACCCCAGTCACTGTGAAGCTCTATGCAATTGAAGATGCATATGGTCCAGATGTAAAAGATGCAGTGTATGATGTAATTGATAGGTCTACATATCCATTCAAGATCTATGCGCTCCGTAGAGGCAAAGTTGCTAGGTCATTGAAAGCTTTAGCTGATGAAGCATTCTACAATCTGCGTGATGAAGTCATTGCAGCAGGTGTTCCTGAAGAGGATGTTGACACAGTTGTGTATGATGGCTATATGAGTGAGTCTCTCAAGGCTCCAGCTCCAGTGCTCCAAGCTAAAGTTGACAAGTCTGAAGCAGCTCTCAATGACATAATTGCTAAAGTCAAAGAAGAAGATCTTGATGAAGCAACTGCTAAGGCAGCTTGCAAGAAGCTTCACAAGGAAGTTAGCAATCTCAAGAACTATGGTGTAGATCCTAAGAGAGTTGCAGGCATCAAGTCGACGATTGCTAAACTTGCAAAGACCGACCCGTCTCTCAAGCAGATTCTTGAAGGTGGAAGCTGTGAGCTCATCATTGCAAAGATGATGAAGAAGTCTAGGACTCTCCATGATGATGTCAAGCTCAATGGCAAGAAGATGTCTTCTATAAGCACAGTGTCTCTCAATGAAGCATTGAAGAAGATTGCTGAGATGATGAGAGAGCTCACTGGGAAGCTCAATGAGAGTGCTTCTCTTGCTGATGCAGAGAAAGTCGCTAAGCTCACCAAGCTTCGCAAGAGCATAATTGAAGAGATTGACTATCGCACTTATATGTTCAAGAAGCTCAATGAAGCTGAAGATGAAGCAGAAGCAAAAGATGAGGATGAGCCAAAGGAGACTAGTGCAAAGGCTATTCCAGAAGATGTAGAGAAAGATGAAGAAGTAGAGCTCTCTGAGATCGTGTTTACATTTAAGGATGACAAAGCAGCAGATGACTTCATTGAGGCTTGCAAAGATGCAGATATTCCAGAAGATGTATTTGCTAAGGAAGACCTTGAGGAAGAAAAGAGAGAAGATGACAAGAAAGAAGATGAAGCAGAAGATGAAGAGAAGAATGAATCTGCTAAGTCTTCTGGTGACAGCAAGCACCTCAATGAGGAAGGCGAAGATGAGGAATCATCTGAGGAAGATGCAGATTCTGAAGGTGATGATGCTTCTGACAATGAAGAAAATACAAAGAAAGATGATAAGCCTAAGGAAGTCAAAGTACGGCTTCTTGATGTAGACTACACTAGCAAGGTAATAGATGTGCTTGACTCTGTCTATGGAATCTCTAAAGAAGAGTTTGAGAAGATGATTGGTGGTGAGATTGTAGATGATGAGGAAGCTTCTTCTGATGAAGGCGAAGAGAAAGACAAAGAAAATGACGAGGAAGATGCAGAAGATGAAGTCTCCCCAGAAGACATCTTCAAAGACCTTTAATTGATAGCAACAGTGATGCAGAGCTGCCCAACAAACAAGACAAAGTTTGAAGTCAGGTCTAAGGAGTGCATCAACTGCAAAGTGAAATGCATGTTCCGTGAAGAGTTCATCAAGAATGCAAGTGTGGACAACATTCATGAAGATGTGAGTGATGCATATGTCAAGTATGAAGGTAAAGCTTTGTTAGGATAAGTTTCATTTGATTTTTTGATAAGTTTTCATTTTGTTTGTGGAGAGCCATGCTAGATTTTTAGCATGGCTCATTTTTTGCAAATTTCTTCAGAAATGTTTTCATGTTTCAAAAGTTTGTGTTATATTTGCATCAACAAAAAACACAAACAACATGAACAAGAAACTTAAAGCATTGATTTCAGGTGTCACAATGCAGATGGATTGCCGTGAAGCCTACATGAACACAAAGTATGGGTGTAGCTATACCCCAGAGAAGATCTTCAAGGAGTTTCTCAACAAGTGCGGCGCAATCATCAAGAACAAGATCGCCATTGGGTCTTACTGTGCAATCATTGACATTGACAAAGACATGAAGCCATACAGAGACAAAGTAGTCTCTTACTTCAAAGACACTCTCAACTACAAAGTAGCATGCATAGATGCAGACATGCTGAACAAAGTGTCTGGTGGAGGAGAAGGATTTGATCCAGACACTGAATACATCTTCATATCTTGGAAGCTTCCTACTTTAGTCTCTCTTGATGAAGAGAAGATTGAAGAGATGCTTGATGTGTCTCTTGGTGGCTCTCCTTCTAAAGTTGACAGTGCAACCACTTCATATATAGAAGGATAACAAGATAGATGCCTCAGTGGCGGAATTGACAGATGCGAAGGACTTAAAATCCTTTAGGCAGCATTGCTTGTGTGAGTTTGATCCTCACCTGAGGCACAACTATATTAAGAAATTATATGAAGATATCAGAAGCACAGATTGAGACCAACAAGCAGAGATTCATTGACATTCTCTCATCTGTAGACAGACCAGGAATCCAAGAGCTCCTTGCTTGGCTTGAAAAGACAGACTTCTATGTGGCACCAAGCTCTGCAACATATCACAACAACTGCAAAGGTGGGCTTTGTGCACATAGCCTCAATGTATATGATGTAGCTAGGAAGCTAGAGAGTGAAGTCATGCCAATGAGCAACAAGACATGCCAGCACCAATACACTGAAGATGAGCTGAAAGTGTCATGCTTGTTGCATGACTTGTGCAAGATTGCTTTCTACGTGCCTAAAGAGAAAGTCTGGAAAGATGAGAGTGCACCTTATGGGCAGCAATGGAAGAAGTACCAAGGTTATGAGATAGTTGACAAGCTGCCGCTTGGCCATGGTGAGAAGAGTGTGATGATGGCACAGCAGTTCATCAAGTTGAGCCTCAATGAAATGGTTGCTATCAGATGGCACATGGGCGCGTTCAGTCCAGCAATCACTATAGACCCATATGAAAAGCCAGCATACAACCAAGCAATCAATGAATGGCCATTAGCAGTGCTTGTTGCATATGGTGACCAACTTGCATCAATGCTTGTTGAAGAGACTTATGACTTGAAAAGAGAAGGAGATGTATAAGCATCTCCTTCTCTTTATCTTTTGGTCTCTAAGATTGCAATTCGAGCTTCAAGTTCTCGAACTTTCTCTTGAAGCTTACCAACTGCAAGTGACAGTGTTGCATTATAGTCAACATGCTTCATGTTGTCTTCTTCAGAGACAGAGACAAGTGAAGAGAGCCCTTGTGACTCAAGCTCTTGAGCGATGAAGCCATAAGACTTGAGAGAAGTGTCTTTCCACTTGAATGCAAACACTGATGGCTCTGGTGTTTGACTAGAGATTTGGTTGATCTCTGTCTTGAGTTTCTCATCAGAAGAGGCATAGAAGGAAGAAGCCGTCATACTACCTGAGATAGAAACTGTATTTGTGAGGCTAATTGTTGTACTAGAAATTGAGATATTAGACCCACCAGTATATGAAGTAGTTGTACTGTCGCCTTTTGGGCCAGTAGGGCCTTGTGGGCCTTGGTATCCCTGCCTGCCTTGTGGTCCTTGTGGGCCAGTAGGGCCTTGACGGCCTTGGTATCCCTGCCTGCCTTGTGGTCCTTGTGGGCCAGTAGGGCCTTGACGGCCTTGGTATCCCTGCCTGCCTTGTGGTCCTTGTGGGCCAGTAGGGCCTTGTG